AGGTAACTATAATTGAAACAGGCACTTACATAATTGCAAGTGCCTGTTTCATGGCTGAGCCGGCGGGATTCGAACCCACGGGTGACGGAGTCAAAGTCCGTTGCCTTACCGCTTGGCGACGGCTCAGTATATATTCTACTTTTATTGATTATTAAAAAAACAAGCCGCCAAAGAATTTCTTCAGCGGCTGTTGGTGACCCATCGGAGATTCGAACTCCGGACACCTTGATTAAAAGTCAAGTGCTCTGCCAACTGAGCTAATGAGTCAAATGGGGTGGAATGCCGGATTCGAACCGGCGGTCTCCAGTGCCACAAACTGGCGCGTTAACCAACTACGCTAATCCCACCATAAGTGGCGCGCCAAAAGGGACTCGAACCCCTGACCTACTGCTTAGAAGGCAGTTAGTCGGAGTGCCTACTTTTGGCTTAAACACTACATTTTTTGAATTCAAAATTTGAATTTGACAACAGTTTGACAACAGTTGTGACTTTAAAAATGTTGTCTGTTCTCAACTCAACAGTGACTATTATAACGGATGGAGTGAATAAAGTCAAGAGTTTTTGAAAAAATTTATGGTAAAATTTTTTGTAATTTCAAATTTTGCTTTCAAGTAAAATAAATTCTCGACCTTCGTTCGTTTCAATCCATTTCTCAAGGGAACTTTCTCTAACAACATACCTATTCCCCACCTTAATCGAAGGAAAGCCTTTTTGTCTAACCATTTTATACGCAGTGTTTTTGCTGACACCAAAAATTTCCATAATATCCTTTGGAGTAAGCATTGGTTTCATATGAACACCTACCTAACTAATATTAAATTGTTATTATTTCTATTTACTTTTCAATCAATTTCAATACGCTTTTTAGCGTTGCTTTCTTGCCGTTCAACTTAAATTCATACCCATTTTTGTTCATGCTTTTAAGCTGGGTTTCTGTTGGTAAACAGCTTATATCGCTACACATAAATTTGCCTTGTCCGTCTTTATAAACCTCAAATAACATTCAATCCATTCCTTGCTCTATCCTCTTTAATAGCATCCATTTTATCCTCTCGGTCAATGTAATCCACAATTAGTTGTACAGCTTTATCGTACCCCTTTTGGTTGCCTTTAATAATTTCATATGGGATATTCTTTTCAATTAGCATTGATTCAATTCGTGTACCTATATTATTTGCTTCAATTTCGGTTTGTAATCTGCCATTTGGATTATATTTTTTAACACGCTTAACAAAGAAATTTAAGTTTTCAAAGAGAGAACTAAATACTTCGGCGGTATCGTTTACACACTTTTCAATGGATTTTGAGGGGCAAAAACCACACTTTTCAAATGAGTTATAAATTTCGGTCAACAGGAGTGGTGAGTCAGTTACAATTACTCTAACCTGATTCCTCAGTCTCCAAAATCTTTGTGAGTGTAAGCCCAATATGTATAGCTGATTTGTCAAAGCGTCATCGTTATGTTCCCATACCATATCCTTAACGGTTTCGGTTACAAGTTCCGTGTCAATACCCCTCATTTTCAACTGACTAAATATATAAGCAGCCCCTGTGGATTTACCACAGGAAGGCTGACCATAAAGATTAACTACAATCGTTTGTTTACTCATTTGACGCACTCTCCTTATAGAACGGATCATATTCTTCTGGCTTTTTGTTGTGGGCTAAATTAACTTTTTCCATCTCTTCTGCATAAAAATGACTCGCCGAAGGGATTGCGTTAAATTTATCCACAAAGGCATTCCAATTATTCTGAATCTCCCATTCGACAACTTTCCATAAGTTAGCAATTTCAGCGATATTCACTTCTTTATTGTTAATTTCTACAATTGTATTTCTTTGACCACAATCTGTCTCCCAAACCCAATACGATATCCAAGTCTCACCGTATTCATCAGGCTTAAGGTTTAAACCTTTTTCGAGACAGTCGATCAACTCATCTTCCATAGTTACACCATGGTATGCAAATGGCGATACATATTCTAAAACCAAATCACTATACTCATCACCAAGATTCAAAATCTTATCTTCAAGTTCATGGATTCTTTGAATTTTAGTCAGATATCTTTCAAAATCATTATATGTAATCACAGTTATTCCTCCTTACTGCTTGCCTGTTGAGCCAAAGCCTCCACGACTTTTTGTATCAAGACATTCTACTTCTGTAAACTCAAAATCAGGCTGCTTCTGTGTGATGCGAAACTGACAAATTCTATCGTTTTTATGTATGGTTGTATCTCTCATTGCAATTACGGGCATACCCCATTGGTCGTTATCACCCGAATAAGAGTTATCAATTACTCCCATGTGATTTGTCTGAATAATGCCATAATTCTTATAAGTGCTACTTCTTGGTACAATGTGAGCTTCATAGCCAAACGGCAACTTCATTCCTACTCCGAGTGGAATAATAGTAAACTCACCCTTTTTGAGTGTGACATCTTTGGCTGCCCTTAAATCAACCCAATCTCCGTTTGGAATTTGCTTAATCTTTTCGATGTCTGTAAAGTATTTAATTTTAATTTCCATATTTAACTCTCCTTAATTATTTTTTATCACTAAACGCTTTGACAATTGCAGATATTATACTGAGTAGCGAACTAAAAATTGTGAAACCCCATACTGCAATAAAACATCCGTTAGGCACTACAACCCCATTTGCGTTGAGTAAATAAAGCGATATAAGAAAAAATATCATTCCCATATATTTGTCGTCCTTTCTATATTAATCAATCATATCTACATAGTTATACAAAATATGCTTTTGCTTTTCTGAATCCGAACCAAATGTAACATCAATGTGATAATGTCCCATATACCAATGCTCATAATCCAACTTGTCATCAATGTGCTGTAGGTATTCGGTTAAAGTGTCCGGACTGTATCTCATATTAATACAACTGGTGATAAATTCGGTTGGAGCACAGTGCGTAATTACACAATCTACCTTCCAGTTATACTTATCAAGATTTGCTAACCCTTCCTGCATTTCAGCTTCATTGGGTAGTTCTTCTTCCCACCAGTCAACATTCTTTGTGCGATACTGTATATCGTGGCTCGATGCACCGCCCATTGTAAAAAATGTTTTGCCGTTAATTTCAAACACTTGTCCACGCATTAGATGATAGATGTTATCTTCAATCTGATGCACCTTTCCACCCCACTTTTTAGTTATAGGGTAATAATTCAGCAAGGGGAATTTTTCGTGGTTTCCATCTACAAACAAGGTTGTCCACGGTTTGTTATTAAGCCAATCTCGCCAATACATTTCAGAATTTCCATTATTCCACACTAAGCCAAAGTCACCACAAATAATTAGGTAATCATCTCGTGTTAGATTGTTGCCCATTGGAAATCGTTTAGAACTCAGTTTGTGTATGTCATATTCACCATGTAAATCACCAGTAATGTAAAACATCGAACACTCCTTTAGTTATCAATACTCATTGAATATCCAGTCATAGGAGCTGACAAAAAGTATGATACAAACTGTCTCATAACTGTTTCTAATTCATCAACCAACACCCCATCATAATGTCTGCCTCTGCACTTACCACATAAGATATCGCCTACTGAAATTGGGGTGGGAATTTCGATTTTGTGGTTATTCGCAATTTCTTGTACATATTTCTTTAGTACATCGTTATGTACAAGAATTGGCTGGTTTGTTTCAGCACTTTTTAAAATCAACTGATATGTCTTTCCTGTTCCTCTTGGCATAATAAATCTTTCCATTTGCTTGTTCTCCTTTTAAATCCTAATTTTATTCTTTCCAAAGTTTTGGCTTACCGTTTTCATCAACGAGTAAAGTCATAGATCTGTTACTAAGAACAGCGTACATAACTTTAGTTTCTGTATCATAGACAATTTCAGAGTTGGCTTCTGAACTATACCCTATGTATTCAAACATATCACTGGTTTTAGTTGATGCTTTGATAGATGTACAACCACTAAATAATACCGAAATCATAACAATAATCACAACACAAGCAAGTATTCTTTTCTTCATTCTTCCACCTTCATATATCTTTTCTCAAAAATGTTCTGTCTACAAGGAAAAATCTCACCTCTTACACCCTGAACTATGTAGCTGTTAAAACTGCATTTCATTTCCCCGTCAAGCGTATGGATATATAAATCTCCTTCATCTTTATAATAAAGCAAGCCATCTTCATACGCTTTCATCGCCCATTCAGGAATACAATATTCCCCATTTTCAATAAAATCGCCTTTGTACTGAAAGGCTTCAATCGGTATTGATTTTTTAATGTATTTCATATTATATTTGCTCCTTTAAATCAATATATTTACTAATATTACACCTATAATAAAAGCTATTCCCAACTCTGTGTAACGATAAATAGCTTTATGTAATTTTTTATTTACATAATACTGGTTTCGCTCTCTAATACGAGTTGTTAAATTAAGCGATAAACAAAACCATAATACACATACAGATATGAGATATATTGTGTCCTTCATAACATTCCTCCTCAATTAATCCATTTAACAATTGTGTTTCCTTTATATCCCTTTTGCCACACATACCAAGCATAAGCTACGGCACTTGATGCTGTGCTTTCAAAATCTCCATTTTTAGCACATAAAAGTCTTGAACTTGATACATAGATTGTCTGTGGCGGGGTGTTATCAAACAACTTTCTTCGTTTCTTACCCTCAAGAAATTGCAGTTTAAGAAACATTGCCACTTTGTTGCCTTCTGTAACTGTATCTAACGCTTTTTCTACAAATTCATAAGCATATTTATAAGGTGGGTTTGTAATAATACTGCCGTTCCACGAATTAGGTTTTGATTCTGCTAAAAAAATCGAATGTTTCAGACATTCCTCCGTCACGGTAAATCAAATCTGTTGACTTAACATTGTAACCGTGAGCCTCAAATACTTTAGACAAATGGCATTCTCCACAAGCACACTCCCAAATGTTAGGAGCGAAATCTTCTACTTCAAGTAGAAGTTCAGCAGCTTTAGGTTCTGTGGCATAATAATCATTTGTCTCCCTCTCTTTAAGAGAGTGGTTAGAAGCTCCTAAAACGGAATGAACACTTTGACTATTTCCTGTCCAGTCTTTCAAATAATTCCTCCTGTATTAATGTATTGGGGAACAAATTACTATTAAGTAGGATATATTTGCTCCCCACAATTTATCACTTCTTCTGTGGTTTTCTTCCACAACTGTATTTCTCAGGGCAATATCCAAGCACATCACATTTTGGTTTCATAACCAACGGAATAAGTGTTGCCCATTCTTCGGAATAGAGTTTTAACTGCTTTATATACTCATTAAAGAGTTCTCTATACTCCCAATACGCTCTCGAACACATTCTCTGTTCTGCCATACTAATAACACTTCTAACATTTCGCTTATCTACAATTTTAGTCGTCATACCCAACGGAAGTAACATTGCAACATCCTCTCTCTTGACACCACTTTCTTCAAGATTTGTCAGTGTTTGACTGATAGTGTCAATAGCGTTGTTATACCAAGTTTTCTGTTCTTCGGTCTGTACTGTTTTGGGGATTATGTATTCAAAGTTATCATAGTTGACATATCTTGTGCTACTTTGAAGTCGTGTAGGGCTGCCACCAATATGTGTATACCATTCCCTAATTACTCTTGCTGAGTAATCTTCAATAATTGCTTCAATATTTACAAATTCAAACACTCTACCGTGATTAGATTTAATACAATCAAGACCTCGTTTGTAGTTTTTTTCGCTGTCTGTAATATCTTTTCCCCAACATATACCTGCTCGTCTGCCCATTAACGAAATTGGATCAATGGTTGTTTCTGGTAAGATTGTGATTTTACCCATTTAGTTTTCCTTTCTATGTATTTTTTATCAAAACAAATTGCATCCTTGTTCTATAAATTCAATATTTTTTTGTCTATACTCTTCGATAGTTATACCAAATTGTTTGCAAAAACATTTAGCACATAAAACTTCTCTATTGTCTGGTTTATTTTCAAAGCGACCACATAACTTATAAAACATGGCAATTTCGTTTTCCTTCATTGCACAACCACAATTTCCACAAACTCTATTAAAATATTTTTTAGCCATATTTTCTGAGAGTCCTTTAAGTTCGGCATACCATCTCACATTTTCTTTGGTTGGCTGCCTTTTTAGAAAATCATTATTTTTACATACAGGTCTTTTCCAAGCTCCATCTATCCACTCTTGTTTGGTATACCCTAATCTTTTAGCTGTGGTTATATCATACTGTTGCTGTGCAGCCTTAACAAACCATTCATATTGATGTGGCTGATGTATTTTTATTAATTCATCTTCATAGTTTGAAGAATAAGGACAAATTACACATCCAACTCTACTTGAACCACTTAAGTATCTCTGGTTAATTGGTAGATTTTTTATCATTAGCAGAAGCCACACATCTACATTTTGTAAATCTATAATCGGAGCTAATTTAATCCATTTTTTTGGAAAACACGAAGATCCAAATAAAGATTTATCAAAATTATAATCCATAAAAAATTCATATTTTGCTCGTTTAGTGCTTTCAAACTTTCTAACACCTAATACCTGTGCAATTTCTGCTTCTTTGTCAAATATCTTTTGTACCTGTCCTTCTTTGTACACGGAACAACAGGAGCGTCTGAATACTGAAGGCAGTATGTAATTCTTATTTTGTATTATCCATTGTCTCCATCCCATTTTAGGATTTATAATTCTAATATTGGGAATTTGTTTAATCCTTTTATATACATCTGCCGTTTCATTTGAAGAATTAAGAAATACAAATTCATAATCAGGTGTAAAACCAATAATATCTAACATATCATTCCAAATAGCCATTGTGAGTTCACTATCTTTACCACCTGAATGATTTATCTTATATGTCTTTTGGGGATTGTTTTTTACATAATCAGATAGTCTGTCTACGCATTTATTATATAAATGATTTACTCGTTCTTTTTCACGCTCTAATGTATTTTCCAATGATACAGGGGTGTAGTTTTTAAATAAAGACCTGTTATCTTTTAATACAGAAAATTCTCCTCCATTTTCAACTTTAAATTTCAGTAAATATTGTGAAGAATATAAATCCACCCAAACAGTTTTTGTATTGCCACCATATATCCAACACGCATCTGGAAGAGGTGCAATTTGAGGTAATCGTGTTTCGATAAACTTTTTTTCTTCGGCAAAAATTGGCTTTGCTTTATATCTGTTAGTTGCTATCTCTGTTGATTGTTTTATTTTACTCATTACACCATCCTATCTGTATCTGATAAGTTTGAAATAATAATCGTGTTCGTGTCTTTATTATGTATAACTTTGGCATCGGTGTCTAAATGCAAGATTAGAGATTTGCTTTTTGCTCTATAAGGATGAAGAATAATCTGTGTAACAGTGTTAGCAAATAACTTAAAACGAGAACTTTTGTGTTCGAGAACCGATAAATCAATCGCCTTAGTTTCAATATAGATTTCATTGCACCAAATTAACCCATTATCAATGTCAATATTATTTGCCATAAAGGTGCTGAGTTGCGACAACTCAAAATCTACCGTTAAGCCGTTTTCCCCAATAACCGTTATGTATGGTTTAAATTTAAACATTTTCAACCTCCTTAAAGGATATTTTGTCTGTCAGCATTCTACTTTCAAGAAGCATCTTGTAAGTATACATTGCTTTAAGTGTTTTTGAATAGTTTGCCCTTGGGAGCCTTGGAATAAACGAAAGTTGTCCGTTGTCCCATTTATTAAGAAATACCCTCAGTTTATTGCTTTTATCTACGACTTCTTTGTACTCGGATAAAAGTCTGGTTTTATAGTCGTTCATACGAGTTTACACTTCCAATCTGCTGTGAATTTATGCCAAAAATCTAACGGTTTATTGTACTTAGGAAACTTAATAACACTATTAGATGATAGATACTGAAATGGAGTGCCTGATGTCTCCCACAACAAAGCTCTTTTTCCTCTGAACACACCATCTGATTCATTAGTCAATTCAAATAGTTTTTCTCTCCTTTTAATGGATTCTTCTGCCATTTGGATATTCATAGAACCGCCACTTTCAAAATAAAGTTTCATATAGGATGAACCGTAATTAATCCATACAACAGGATCATGTCCTTCTTCTTCTAAGAACAGTAACAATAAAGCTATATAACTTTGTGCTTGGTTAAATTGCTTTGGTCGCAAAGAGACATGTTCTCCTTCTGTTGCTTTAATAAAGGCATTATCAATTTGTGTTTTATAATTTTTGTTACTCATTAAATTTCTCCTTGTTGATTTTACATATTATTTTTTAAATATGTGTTCTTTATTTTATCATCCCTCAATTGTGTTTATTTCAAGCGTTGCTTCGTTGACAAATTCAATGTAGATATGATGAGTTCTATATTCCAAATAACTAACTAATTGTGTTGGTGGTGTTTCGTTGGTAATCAATGCCGATATAATAGTCTTAATTGCTTGGTCAAATTCATTCTCTGATATTGTCAGTGATATGCCGGCGTTAGGGTTGTCCTGCACAAAACTAAGCAAGGACTCATAATCAATGTTCTTATGCAAAACTAAGCTCCTCCTTTGACTTATACTTTTCTTTATATGAACCGTGACTGTTTGTATGCTTGGCAAGGATTTTCCATTTACTATCTTCTACCAATTCGTCAACGAGTATTTCGTCATAAATGCCCCTAAAATCGTTTGTAATCAACGAATCCTTGCAGAGAGTAATCGTGCCTGTTCTAAAAGAAATACGGTCATAGGTTAAATATGACGAAGTATTTAAGTATGTGTCGTTCATAATCGCCTGTTCGAGAATTGAAACAGAAATTTCGTCAAAATCTTTGTTATCTTTAAGGACAATAAGGTAGTTGTAATTTTTGTTACTGCAACGCTCAATTGCTCTTTCAAGAGTTCTATCAGTTAAATAGTAAATCATATATATCTCCTATCTTTTATTATCATACGAGCCACTCTTTTGTGACAATGCGGACAATCTGTTATATATGCTAAGTCACCTGAAGTTGCTATCAGTTTGTAGTTATCCTTATCTGCGTCAAAAACACACTTACATCTAAGACAATTAAATCTAATTACGGGTTCTTTTAAATTACCTTCTCTAATAATTTGAATCATTTCATTCGCTCCAGCTTTTAGAATTTTATAAACTTATTCCTTTCATTTTCACCCATTTCACTGCGCAGTTTAAAAAAACAATATCGCTTATAAACATTTTCATTTTCTACATATCGCCTCCTTAAAAATCAAAGCTTAATCTTCTCCAGCCTTTTCAAGCTCTACCGACATACCTCTTAATCTCATAGCAAGCACTTTAAGTGCATTGCCTACTTTATCTGCACTCTTAGCGATATTTGCGCCATAGCGGTCATAATAAGCCACCTCAATGGCTTTGATTTGTGCATCGTTTAATGTACTTAACTCACCCCATGAGATGCCGTAACACTCAAGAAGTTTTTCAAGCTTATCTTTTTGACTCATTACTACCCCTGAAATAACCTTCTCTAATAATTTGAATCATTTAATTCACTCCTGTTTGCAAGTTTAGCTATCACGCTCAACAGTTTACGGATACAATAGCGATTGTAAACACCTTCATTTGCTGTATAAAAATAATCTTCTCTGTATTTGCGAAATAACATCTTCTACATTGTTTCTTTGTACACCTTTTGCCTGTAGAAGTTTTCTAAGTCTCTTGTGTGTCATTATGATCCGCCCTTCCGTTGCATTTGCAACATATTAAAATCTTTCTTTTAAAAATATTCTTTAATTTCATGTCCACACCACGGACACCGAACATACATGCAGTCATCATATATAAGATCTCCATGATGTGTTTCATTAATATTAAAACGAAATTGACAATGACATCTCAAACATTCTTTTGTGTACATTGTTTCAACTACTTGCAATTCAGGTTTGCCTTGTCTAATAATTTCCATAGTTACACTCCTTTATTACATTGTGTTTTATATCATTCTCTATCCAATCATATTCTTGAATGTCGTAATACGCCTCAGCACACTCACGAGAACAGAAGATATTGTCGTATTTATCTCGAAAATATGTATAGTCATATCTTAATTTGTTACTACACTGATGACAGACTGCCATAACTGGTGGATCGAGAGCATGAGGACAAGTGGGTTTGCAAGGCAAGTTTTTGCATACATTACACATCTAATTCTCCTCAAAATTAAAAATTCCATAAATTTCTGTGTTACACCAAGGACAAACAATCCATTCATCCCAGTCCTCGTCCTCCCAGTCGTAACTTATGTTTGTGGCATAATGTGTGTCATAATCATCATATTGAAATACACATCCACATTCTGAACAGGATATTGTATTTGGTTTTGATGGTTTGATTTGCAACTCAGGTTTGCCTTGTTTGATGATTTTCATTGTTACACTCCCTTTATTACATTATTCTCCTGTATTACCTAATGGAGATTAAATCTAAGAATCCTGAAATTTTATTTCTGGTATGTAAAAATTATTGGCATTTTCGTTTTCATATAACATATCTAATGCTGTTTCAAAAGCTCCAATGCCAGAAAAATAACTACCTACTTTTAGGTCATTAAACAAATACGGCATTACTTTATATAATTCCACATAAATGTAATAAAGAACATGCGTAACAATACTGTTTCCTGCCTGCTTATAAAGTTGAGTGTTGCTAATACCTGCATTTTTTGCTTTTTCAAAAGCATCATCTGAAAAACCCATAAGTCTCCAACATTCTTTTGGCGTTAATTTTCTGATGCGGTACTGAGTTTTGTCTACCACGGTACTGTCAATGATGTGGTTTTCTTTGTTAGTTATCTTATCTATTTTTCTCACTCCTGTTTCTGTTGCTGTAATAGTGGGGCAAATAGTGCCACACTCTTGAACTCTTCCTCTGCGTGTTTTGCTACTTGGGTAACTTAAATCAGCTACCCCCCCATTTTCACATTCAATATATCCTTTCTTTGTTGCTTGTTTGATTAAAATATTATCCGACTTATCATAAATTTCGATAACTCTTTTACCCCCCCCCACATTCAATTGTTCGTATTGTTCCACACACATTATCTTTAAATAGACGATAACCCTCATCTGTTCTATATTCACACGGAATCTTTTTCATTTATCTTCCTTTCAATAATAAGTGGTTGTCGATTACCCCCCTGACAGGTATTTAATGTAGGTGCAATGCCTTCTGCCGAATATATTCTACCTGTTTGTGGGTTTGTGAAGTTTTTAGTGTCTTTTCTTAAATTACCAAGTTGAATAATCTTATTCATCCTTTTTCTCCGTTTCATACCCAATCAAAATTTTAGGTGGATCTTTATAATGTACTGCTTTTAGGGTACATATTGACCTCCCCCCCCCCCCAAGGTGTTATATACCTCTTGATTTTGATGTATCTTTCCTGAACTGGGAATAAGCCTTCCGAGAACTTCAACTTTGTTTTCCTTGATTCCTTGCATTCAATCACTCCGTTCATAGCTTGATTTCCAAATCCTTTATAATCTCTTGCGAGTAAAGTATTAGCGACATCAATTTCTTTGTCAAATTTGACTACATTGCTTTGAGAATAGTCCGGTTTTTATACCTGAACCATATCCCATTGATGTCGGTCTATGCTTCCTCTCCCCCCAGTCCTTATAGTGTTGGAAACATCTTTATCTAACTTTCCGCTGCTGATTAAATCATCAATCAACTCTTGGGCTTTTGGAGTGTTGATATAATATTTATCGTCAACCTCATCTTCAAGAACATCCTTGATGCGTTTGCCATTATCAAATGGTTTAGGGAATTTAAACCGACCATTGTCTAACTCTTTTTTTATAATAATTAAGTACACACGCTCTCTATTTTGTGGTATTCCGTAATTTTTGGCATTTAAAACTTGCCAATATGTATTGTAGCCGTATTCGTGAAGTTCGTTAATAAACATATCGAAGGTCTCTTTGAATTTTTTACCCACAATGTTTTTTACATTTTCATAAATACCCCATTTAGGTTTATTCGCCTTAATAATTCTCAACCATTCGACAAGTAAGGAACTCCTTGTCTTATCGAGATTGTAACTAGCACAATTTGGACATTTATCTCTTGTGGAAAAATGTACTGTAAGCGGATTGTATTCATGCTGGCAATCTTTGCATTTCCACATGCTACCTGTCTGTTTACCCGATATTGAGAAATCTTGGCAAGGACTGCCTCCGCATATCATAGTAAATGGTTTTAAATTATTTTCATCAACCTTTGTTATATCTCCTAAATTTAAACTTTCGTCCACACCATGAATTGCACAATAACTTTTTGTTGCGTATTTATCAAACTCACAAAAGTTTACAAGTTCCCAATTTTTACCTTTTAAAACTCGTGTTTTATCTGCCATTTTTACACCTCTGGATTTGTTGCTGTATGATATTTTGCTATTGCTTGTGTGTATTCACTTGCGGTATTTTTCAAATCTATTTCGGATTCAGTTTTAAACTTACAAAATTTATATATTCCAACAACTTCACTCAGCACTTCAGCACCGCACATAATCATATCAATGGCATTAGCCGAAAGGTTTTCACTATCTGTAACACAAACTGCAACGCTTTCTTTGCCATTAACATTTCGTGTTAGAACCATATCTCCTTTATTAAGAGATTCGTCATCTGGGACTTTGTATGTATATCTTTTTGCGTTTTTATCTTGTAAATGTCTTACTTGTACAATGTTCATTTATCATTCTCCTTCTTAACTCCATTTTTTGTAAGATAGCTCTAACGGAGCAAAAATGCTTTTAATACGCTCTGAATCAATACCATTTTCTACAACCACACTATTATACCTTTTACCTCTGCCTTCGTATTTGTCTGTAACAATATCCAACACACTGCCATTGTTAAATACAAACGAAGCATATTCTTTCGTTATATAAGTACGAGTCAAGTTACCACAGTGTGTTGCAATATAGTCACACAAAACAGTAAAAAATTTTCCTTCCTCTTGTACCACGCAAAGTACCGCTAATTTCTCTAACGCTTGACATTCTTTAATGGCGTTATCAATCTGTTTTTTACTCACAAAATAAATCATTTATCATTCTCCTTCTTAATTCCATTTTTTTGTAAGATAGGTTGAACGGAGCAAAGATGGTTTTAATAAGCTCCGAATCAATGTTTTTGTCTATAATCATACTATTGTATTTCTTACCTTTACCTTTGTATTTGTCTGTAACCACCTCAATCTTACTATTGTTGCTAAATACAAACAAAGCATATCCTTTTGTTATGCGTGTGCAAATCAAATCATCACAATGCGATACAATATGATCACACACAACAGTAAAACCGCTTTCATCTTCTTGCATTGCGACAAGTACCATTAGGTTATCTAACTTTTGACACTCTTTAATGATGGCGTCAATCTGTTTTTTTACTCACAAAACGGATTATTTATTCTTCTCCTTTCCATTTAAACAAACATTCGGTTTTATGTTCTTTATTTTGAGCGTTAATACTTCGTAATACAGGCTTTGACCATACTGTTTCAAAGTCATTTGGAGCATATTGTTCACTTATATATACATAATTATTTTTTGACAATCTTCTTGCAAAATTCCAAAAATCAACATGATCAAAGTTTGTTGCAATTCCAAATTCTTACGTATGAAAGTATGGCGGATCAAGATAAAAGCATACACCTGAATAGTCTGTTTTAAGATAACACTCATAAGATATGCAATCCAATGATACTGTCGATAAATCGCCTGCTTGTTTTTCAAGATTGCGCTTGCTTTCTTGATAATAGTCACGGATTTTGTTACCGTTAGGTGTTTTTATACTGGTAGGCTTTGCATACCCGCCATCAAACCATCTGCCATTATACGAAGCAAGAAAGCCTATATTTCCAACATGCCACTGTTCGTATTTGTCTTTATCTGTCCCGTTTTTCCAAGCATCTCTCACAAGGCTGTATGTATCTCTCGACACTTCATCAAGTAAAGGTTTTCCTTCTTGTACTCTTTTGAGCAATGCTATTAGATACGGATTTATGTCAGAGCCTATACGCTCTTGACAACGAATCTTATCAATTACATTACCCCCTCCAACAAAGGGTTCTATATATGTAGTCACATTATTGCTGTCAATACATTCCTGTAATATTGGGACAATATATTTAGCAATACGAGACTTGCTACCCATATACTTCATTGACTTCTCCTTAATCTGTATAAATCGTAATTAAGTTGCCCAATTTACGATAACCAAAACAAAGATTGCCATCATCGCAAATCAGAGCCTGTTCATCTTCTGTGAAATTGAACGGATTACTTAACACCTTGTATGTAATGCTACTGTAACCATATTCCTTCTGCGTGTAACACATATAATTCTGTAAATCATCTTGTGTAACATCGTACTTCTTTGTGTAAAAGTTTAGCCAAATCAATTTTGCTTTCGGTGCAAGTTTCTTATGTATTGCAAGATTTTCTTCACACAGTTCATTCCCATTAGGCTTAAATGCCCACCCTGTATTTATCAATGAATTACCTCCTCAACAATCTTCGTTCTTGGGACATACATTCTTCTATGCTGTTTGTCCTCAATTTTTCTGGTTTCTCCAAGAATTTTTTGCAATGATTTTAATACATCAGAATGTGACTGAATCCAGTCTGCTAATGGAGCATTAAGTTCTACACTATCTTTTGCTTTTCTGCGATTCTCTCTAACTTTCATTAAGGCTTTTCCAAGTTTGGCAGTGTCGTGATACGACACATCTTCAAGTTCAAGCTTATGTAAGATATCTTGTGTTTCGTAGTCGTGTAATGATTCGTTTTCGGTATTGTTTTGATAATCTTCTGTTGTTTGTGTAAAAAAGTTGATTGTATCTTCTAACTCTTTAGCTGTTTTGATTTTTCGTCATCTCCCTTAATAATTTGTGATTAAAACTTCCGTTGAACTGTTGCCTGTTTTTACCTTAGTTTGATAGTTACAATTATTGTAATCTTTGATTAGATAATGTGTGTTGTAGTTCTTACTCCACTCTTTAAGAATTGTATTTTCTTTTCCTTTGTGTTCTGTAACATTCGACAAAGCAAATTTGCCACCTTTTGAGTTAATAATGTCAAGTAAATTAAGAAGCTCTCTCTCATAATCTTCTGACCATTTACAAAAATAATCTCGTTCATATCCACCAACAGTAATAAGATAAGGAGGATCACAATAATAGAAAGTGTCATTAAATTCTGGCGAATCTAAATTCAAATTATGGAAATCGCTGCTGTAAAAACTAATATTTTTCTTGTCGATAGCTTCTATGTATTTTACAAGTTTATCCTCTAACGACTTAGAGAAGTAAGACCTGCTTGCACCAGACGGCATATTAAACTCTTTATTCTTATTAAAGGCTATTTGATAGTTGAATGCATGAGTAATTAAGCAATATAAAACTACTGCATTTTCTCTATCAAGATTGTCTTTCAGATTTGTATTATAGTAACTTCTTAAATTAAGAAATTCTTGCTTACTAAACTTGTTTAATTTGTATGTATCAATCATTTCTTTAACTTCGTCTACAAATTTGCTATCAAGATTTCTGAAGATATTAACGAGTGGTTTACATTTGTCGTTATACACAACCTGTTTTGCATTCACATTTAGCGAAACTTCTCCACCTCCTCCGAACAAATCTACAAATTTATCAATTTTCTTCGGAAAGAGAGGTAGAATCTGAGGCAGCAATTTGTATTTACCGCCAATATAATTAAAAGGATTTTTCAAATAATCTATATTTACCATCTCCTTAGTGTTACTACTTGTCCTAATTTTAAACTTTCTTGAACTTTAATTACCCTTTGGTTTCTTGAGCCACACCAAGCAAGAGAAATATCTCTTTGCAACTCATCATATTTACCGTCAACAAGGATGTCTATATAAGGCAAGATTTCGTTCACAATAAACTTAGATTTCAATATCTGTTCGTATGTATAACCTGTATATAGCCATATTGTTTTACTTGGTAGTTTGGTCTTGACCGTTTTTACAATATTAGATATTTGTTGTTGATTTGCTTGCTCTAATGGATGCCCACCTGAGAGCGTTAGCCCCGATATATAATCAGGACTTAACGCTTCAAGTAATTCTGTCATAGTGGTATTAGTAAATGGTTGCCCGGCTGTAAAATCCCAAGTCGAAGGATTGTGACAGTTGTAACAATGAACGGTACAACCGCTTACCCATAGTACAACTCTGACTCCAACTCCATTGGCAATATCGTGTTTAGTGATTTTGATGTAATTCACTCGTTGCCACCCAAATGTACATATCTTTCTTTGATTTCTTGTGTTCTTCCTTGATTCCAGAAGTTAGTTCCTATATCCTTTTATACCCTCGGTTTCCCGATATTTATTAAGGGAGTAGACTATACAATATCATTGTTTGCATAAGAAACAATTCCCCGAAATTATAGTCGTTGAGCGTCCTCCATCAGCATTGCCTGTTAAGGAGTTTCGTTGCGTAAGAGTGACTTGCACACTCGGTAATCCCTTGCTTAATGTTTTTATGGTTTCTATCCTATCGGACTGACAGATTTAATCCTATACCGCATTCACACTTGCCGTTTCCAGCTATGTTGTAGCCATTAAGGTTATGGGGACTTCCCCGCAGTTTATTCGGTTTAAAGTGGGCTTATAGCAAACCCACAAGTTCTCCGACAGATGTTCAATTTGCTTTCATCTGTGTTGCCGCAGTTTGGACACTTCCAAATAAGTTTACCGTTTTCATTTTCTATTACATCAATCTCTCCGTCATATCCGCATGCTTGACAGTAATCACTTTTAGTGTTAAGTTCAGCGTACATGATATTGTCGTAGATGAATTGCATAACAGACAGGACAGCTTCTGTGTTGTTTTGCAAATTAGAAGTTTCAATATAACTAATTGCACCACCCAAACTTAATGCCTGAAATTGTGATTCAAGTTTCAGTTTTGCAAAGGCATTAATAGGCTCTCTGACATTTACATGATAACTATTTGTGATGTAGTTCTTATCTGTAATACCTTCGATAATACCAAATCTTCGCTGTAAACATTTTGCAAACTTGTAAGTTGTACTTTCGATTGGAGAACCATACAACGAAAAACCTAAATCAAGTTGCTCATTCCATTCATCACACTTTTTGTTCATATATCTCATAATATCAAGTGCGAACGGTGTTACTTCCGGATCTGTATGAGATTTGCCTGTCATATACTTTACACACTCATACAATCCTGCATAACCAAGTGATATTGACGAATAACCACCAACAAGTAACTTATCAATGGTTTCACCTTTCTGAAGTCTTGCTAATGCACCGTGTTGCCAAATAATCGGAGCTACATCCGACACTGTTCCTTTCAGCCTCTCATATCTGCACAAGAGGGCTTTATGACACAACTCCAATCTCTCATCGAAAATCTTCCAAAACTTCTCTTTATCTTTACCTGACGATAAGGCTACATCAACAAGATTGATTGTAACTACGCCTTTGTTGAATCTGCCATAAAATTTGTATTCACCATTTTCTTTGTACGGTGACAAAAAGCTTCTACACTGACTGTTCGGTATCAACAGTCTGGACTATATCTTTGGGAGTTATTATGCTAACTCGCTCACTCCGCACTTCCATCTGTATCATTATTCAGATGTACTCTACTCACTTCATCACACAAAGCTATTTGTGCTATGCTTTCGATAGTCTCTTGACCTTACGCATACACAAACTTATACTTGTAACAATTGTTTGATTCCCCTTTCAATATTCTTGCTACTTTATGTCTATCCAATTGTAAATCCATTGATAATTGTCGAATAGACGGGTATGTATTAATAAGTTTGTCATTCAAATATACAGATACTTTTGTTCTATTTTTATGTGTTCGATTACCACTATGCCAACCGTGATAAACATTTTGTGAATTTGTACACCATTCTAAATTTTCAGGGTTGTTATTTAGTTTGTTGCTGTCAATATGATTCACATATTTAAAACCATTAGGATTCGGCACAAACACATTGGCGATTATTGTATGAACTCTGTATCTGTATTTTTTATTGTTCTCACTTCTTGTGATGTGGACATATCCATCTACGCCTATATACGGCGACAACTGATGTCCTTTTGCATTATATATATTGTATTGTTCATCCACATAAAATCCTTTGTATTCTTTTAACATTCGTCATATTACAAAGCTTGTATATGCGTCTTGGCACAGGATAGTTCAAGTCTAAGTTTCACCCCGAAAGTCCCCTGTTAGCACATTACTTAACTGTCATTTCCTACAGTTCCTGTTCGTGTAATGTACACCATTTTGATTTATGTTCACGGAGTTTTAGATGAGCCGTTTAACCCATCGAAGGGAAACAATTTCCTTCTTTTAGCTTTTTCATCACTTTTTCAGATATATAATCCGGCACTAATCTTTTAGCTGAACACTTTGCAGCTAATTTTGTTAAATACCAATACTTGCCGTCCTTTGTAATGTTGTCCTCTTCAAGTACATAAATAAGCTTTGGAAACGCAGGCGTAATCCATACACCCTTTTCATTTTTTACACCTTCATACCTTTGATTAAGTGTTTCTTCAATGATCATGGCGAGGTCGTGCTTTTCCTGCTCGTTTTTAGCCTCGTTAAGATACATAAACACTGTGATGAAAGGAGCTTGTCCATTAGTTGTTAAAAGTGTTTCTACTTGATATTGGATTGTCTGAACACCTTTGTTGATTTCCTTCCGAAGTCTTTCTTCGGCTATCTCGGCAATCTTATTTTCGTCAGCCTCAAATCCACACTGAGTCCATTCTCTTCTCAACTCATCTTTAATGTGCTGTCGGCTAATATCCACAAACGGTGCGAGAGCAGTAAGACTAATACTCTGTCCACCATATTGACTGCTGGCAACCTGAGCAATAATCTGCGTTGCAATTGTACAAGCCGTTGAAAAACTATGTGGTTTCTCAATCATAGTGCCACTGATAACCGTTCCGTTCTGGAGCATATCATCAAGATTACATAAGCAACAATTATAAGTATGTTGTGCAAAATAATCCTTGTCGTGGAAGTGAATAATTCCTTCTCTGTCAGCCTCAACAATATCTTGAGGAAGTAAAACTCTATCAGTCAAATCTTTGCTGACCTCACCTGCCATATAGTCACGCTGTGTAGGAATAATAGTGGGGTTTTTATTTGAGTTTTCCTGTTTGATGTTTTCATTGCTTAAATCAATCAATGAGAGAATTGTATCATCAGTGGTATTCTTCTTACGGATTAAACTCTGCTTGTATCGGTAAAGTGTGTATCTTTTTGCCAAAGAAAAACAGCCGCATTTATCTATGTATTCTTCAATTAAATCCTGTATATCTTCAACTGAGTAAATTCTCTTACTTCGTCTGAGCTTATCATAAATTCTTGTAGCAATGTTTTTAACTTCATTATCAGACAATGTTTTTTCGTGGTTTGCACGGGATTCACTATTTGCTTTTCCAATCGCAGAAATAATCTTATTGCGGTCAAAATCAACTTCTCGACCATCTCGTTTAATTACTTTCATACCTATCACCCATTCTTCCTGAGAATATCACCATATGTAAGATGACTAAAGTCAAGCAGGTTATGACAATTGTTACAAGGTGTGCTTACTGGACTTTTATCCTTAAGTGTGATTTTATTTACGGATTTGCAGAAAGGACATTTGGTGAGAATCTGCACACCACATATATTCATAAAACTCCTTACAAGAGGATCAACATTATGAGCTATATATGTACGAATAATATTGTCCTCATTTATGTATGCACTTTTAATGTTCTCGCATGTATTGTCATATTTATGTATAACTGGTGCTGTTGGTACAGGTGTCTTATCGCTACTAACTTTGTTCGCCTTTATTCCATCAATCAAACCTTTAACATAATCATAACCTTCAACTTTGTGCGGATGATCTTCTGCATTTTTTACGAATAAAACATCAATTTTATGTGCGTTTGCGTACTCAATTTCCTTAATAACACCTGTTGAATCGTACCATTTTTCACCTGTCACCCATATTTCATCACACTCTGCAAGCTGATACAAACAAAGTTCAAACCCATCTTCATAAGACATATCGTTGTACAGAAAGCTAAACATATGTAACGGCGAAATAAACATATAATTCGGATGTTTCTTTTGCTGTGTTTTAATTATTTCTTCAACCTCTTTGAGATTATTTTTGTCGCCACCGTATTTGTGGCTGACATACACTGTTTTTTCATATTTCTTCATTCAATTCCTCCTAACTTTATTTATCAGCGTTGTTGTTTACAAGCATATACATCACCACCTTTCAAAATGAAATCTCTTTATTATTATTATCTATTTCGATTTCATCGTCAGTGCCAACAGTAAAAGCTTCACAAGTGACCTGATAATCGCCTTTCCCATCAGCCACCAAATATTGTAACAAATGATACAATTCAGAAACCGTCATTCATCTTCCCCCATTCCTTTCGTTTACTTCTTATCCATTTTTTTTTTTTTTTGCACCGCCACTCTGACAGGACTTGATTTTTAGTTCAGGTGTTTTCATCATACGCCTCATCTTCGTATTCTTGTTTGGTGCAGTTTACAGCGTGATGTGTACTAATTTCAAGTACATCACAAAGGTTTTCAGGAATTATATACACAGGACTTTTTATATAACACTCTATTTCATTTGTCTCATTATTTATCAGTTTATAATAATATTTCATTAAACATCACCCATTATAAATACAATCTTTTAAATCGCCAACGGGACAATAAAATGTTCGTCCGTCAGCGGTTGCAATAAAGGCAGTTAAACCATAACAACCACTTTTTACGGCTATCAAAATACCGTTAATATCGTGAATTGTTGCTACAAAATCTCCTATTGTAACTTCTCTCATTCTATATCACTCCTTTATAAACGCCCTATTTCGCTGTATTTAACTTCTTAAACATTGCACATGATTACTTTGTTAGGCTTAATTTTTAATTCAGACATTGTTTTTATGTTCCCTTTTTTCAGCAATAAGATGTAAGCCTTTGTAACAATCATTACATAGCTGTATTTTAATTTTTCTCTTACTTTTGACAAGAGTTTTAATCCGAGTAAAGTATTCAGTGTCAATACCTACATAAAACTCCTTCATTTTAACTGTGTACGGATCTGCGATAACTTTGTTACAACAATCACACTGATAGATTCTCATTCACTTTCACCGTCCTCAATCTCAAGAGGCTGATTCCAACATTCAATGCAGGTTTTTCTACAATCATGCTTATTCATCAGCCCTAAGTCATACGGACAAACTGAATTAGGGATTCCATCACCATTGACTGCTGCACGGGGATAATTCTTCAAGAACTCCGTAACAAATGCCTTTTGCGAATGCTCATCGCTCCATCGCTGTATTGCTGAAATTGCCTTTTCAGGGTAAAGCGTTTCAAGGTCGGAACACAGAACATTTATGCCATTATTCGTAGTACCTAAAGGGCAGTCCACACATTTAATGTGACATACCCCGTCTCCTGCTCTTTTCGTCATTCTCACTTTTTCAATGAAATAGTTTTTAGTAATATTGCAATCAATCATTTAATTCACCTCTATTAACTTCATTGTATTTTCTCTTTGGTATATTCTGTCTGTCCTTCTACAAACTTGTTTACCCATTCTGTGTTATAAAACATGGTGTTATAGCTTCTGACATTGCTTTGAGAAAGAACATACATTTTTGAGCATCTTCCTCAGTGCGATTTGAGATTACATAGACAACTTTTTCTTCAATATCTTTAAACTCTTTACGGTCATTTATAATACGCTCCATAGCTTTTACAGTTCCTGTTTTGCTGTCTTTATACCTTTTCTTCATTCTCAAGAATCTTTCAACAGCAGGACAATCTATTAGTACAGAGTCAATTAGTTTTTCACCTTTGTAATTATTCTTGAAATCTGCAAGTCCTCTCGGATCAATTATGTAAAAATCAGCGTCATCAATTTGCTGCTGAGTTGCACAATATCTGTAACCGTTAAACTCGGTATAAGTCACGATATTGGTTAGTTTATCAAACTCCTCATCTGTCACAAAAATATGTGAGTTTGGAGATTCGTTATCTCTTCTTGGTCGTGTCGTATAAGACACAACCTTTTTGCGATTATATTCCTTACAAACTTTGTCTACTAAGTAATCCTTACCAGAGCCTGAAGCTCCGAGAACTAATACAATTGATTTAACAGCCATTGTTGCCTCCTTTTAGTAACTGCTGAAATAAACATTATCTACCACCGCATACGGTGTTCCAAATGAATGATAATAACTCATTCTGAACGCTGTGACATTATAATCTCTATCACCACTCAATATCCTTTGAGCAACCGAATAAGACAACTCACTCGGATCTCTCGTGTAAAGAATACCTGCCACATTGAATGTATTATAATCAAAAGCTACTGCTCTTAATCCACCGTTGCTATCAGCTAAATTTATTGCCGTTGAACCTACCAACCACTGACAATACTCGCTACAATTACCCGCTTCGCAATAAATTACTCTTGCCAACAAATCTACCTCATCTGACGATGTGTTATATGTATTATTTGATTTTGTAATAGTTTTTGTTTCTGCTTGAACTTCAGCTTTTTCTGTTGGCGGTTCTGTAGAGGGAGAGGTTATTTTAACCTTCTTCTTGTCTTTTTTAGTTTCCTCAACTGGGTTTACTGTTGTTGGTTTTGTTGTGACATGCACGGTTGTAGGTTGCGTTGTTGATTTGACTGCCGTATCTTTAGTGGCTGTATCTCGTGTTGCAGTGTCAGGGGTGGAGATGTTTGGTTCTCCGCAAGCCGAAAAGCCAAACATCATACCTAACATTACCCATAAACTTGCTATCTTTTTGCCAAATCGGATATAATCACCCTTTCTTAATTTCCCATTTTCTAAATTTATCCACATAATCATCAGTGAAAAAACCTCTGATAATAAGTGTTTGTGGCTTATTTGTGTCTATAAGCATTAATCCAAGTAGACTTTTACCCGACAACACTTCCTTACCTTGTGCTACTTCAATAATGTCACTCATTAATTCATCTGCTATGTGAAGAAAATCGTCAAAATCATCTCGCTGAAGCTGAATGTGTAACATTACTGTTCTATGTATTTTGTTTTCCATAGCTTACTCCATAACTGAGCCTACTGCCCACTTGCTAATTACTGAGTAAATATCCTTGTCGCACACACAAGTAATAGTATTCCAATCGACATTATGTGCTGCTTTGGTTTTTGCTCTTTCAACACCGTTTGCAAGAACAAGACTTGCAAGAAATGATTTACCACTGATAGACCAATCTTTGCCGTTTTCGTCTTTACCGATAAGAGTTACTTCTTCGTCAATCTGACTTACAGCCTCTGTAAAATCAGACACATCCTTAAGTGTAACAAGTTCAATTTTTTGCCTCATTCAATCACCTTTCTTAATTTAGCAATTTATATTTTGTTAAATTCCAATACCCCTTTTTATCTTTGTAAATACCGTCTAAAGGCACATAAATTACATCATATTGTTTCAATGGCAATAATGCAAAAAGATAGTGTTTTAATGTTAAACTTCCTTCTTTTCCAGTACCAACCGAACGATACGAAATTCTTTTTGCAAATTCCTCGTTAGTTTGTTTGTTTTTAAGAGGGTAGACATTCTTTACGAGCAGTTTCTGCCTATCTTCAGCTTTGTGTGTGGTTAAATCAATATACCCCAAATATTCTTCCTGTGTTTGAATAATGCGTTTATAATTCCAAGACTTGAAATTCATTTGATTTGCAATAGTTTCGATGCCATTTAGTATATTATCTATGTTTTGAATAGTGAACGATTCTTTAATAGTGTTATCTTTCTTTAAGTCTGTACTATTATTTTTTACTATGTCGTACAATTCAAAATGCTCTGTTTGTAATACGGACTTCTTAATATTCTTGCGAAATCCCTTGCCGGTGGATGCTCTAAAGAATTGATAAGTTGCAAGTATGTATAATAGTTTCGATTGAATTCCGTAGTGGTCGAAGAAACCTATTTTAATTAAAATTTCTATTTTAGATAGTCCCACAGAAGTCTCTTGGTCAGAGAGACGAATTACATCTATAAAACTGGTCGGTTGTTGGTTGTAAACTTTAAAAAGTTCTGTGGCAACCTCTTCAGATAAAAACTTAACTGAACCAATACCTTTTGCAATTGCATGAAGGTCTTTGTTAAAATAATAGTTTCCTAACGAAATTCCGAATTTAGGTAATGTAATTTCAATATCTTTTGCTTTAGCAGCTTTTTCTCCCGTCTGTATTTGTTCATCATTCTTTGCACAGTTTAAATACGCTGTGCAAAACTCATACGGATAATAGTAGTAATAATAAGCACACAAATAACTAATCATACAGTATCCAATGGCGTGATTCATACCAAATTGATAACTGGCACTGTCTTGAATAATCTGAAGAAACTCTTTAGCTTCCAGTTCTGCAACATTTCTTGGAGAATTTGATTTATGACAATAACCTTCAAGTATTGACGGCAATGCTTTAGCCAATCTCTTTTCATCTTTATGTCCGATTGCTCTACGCACATTGTCAGCTTCGCTGCCCGACAGTCCGCATATTTCTTGAAGAAACTTAATTGTGTCCTCTTGAAATATTAAATATCCATTGTTTTTATTAAGCAGTTTATCTATAACCTCTGACGGATTTTTATGAGGTATATGCTTAAATAGCTCCTCTCTGTAAGAAGAACCTGATGGTCTAATAGCAGCCGTGACTATTGCCATATCCAAAATACTTTTAGGCTTATATTTTTTTAAACAATCTATAGCAAATGGAGACTCAAACTGAAAAATAGAACCTGTAGTTTCTAACATACTTTCCCATACATTTTGATCATCCCAATCAATCTCGTGAGATTTTGGATAAGGTAAATGAGCGAATTTGCAAGTTTCACTAATAACTTGCACTGTCTTTAATACAAGCAAATCATACTTGGTCAACCCTACATCATGAATTTCATCCATATCAATCTGAAGAGTACAGTAGCCATCTTTCTCGAACACACCGTAATTGTCAGCTAAAGTAATTGGACTAATAACAATTCCTGCTGGATGTACCGACTGTGCATGCTTAATACCTAACAAGCCATCATAGTAATAAAACAATTTCGGATACTTTTGTCTTGCTAAATCAGGATCGGCGTTAAAACATTGCTTAATTTCTTTGACTTTTTGAATAGAATATTCACACTCACTAAAATCGGTTTTTGGGTGGCTTAATTCCCAATTAAGTCGAAATGCTTGTCCTATCAGATCAATAGCAGCCAAATCTTTCAGTGTCGAATATGTAGGAACTCTGGCTGTTTTTGTTTTACCGAATTTATCTATAATATACTCAAACATTTCTGGTCTATCCGATTCTACAACATCAACATCAATATCTCCTACTTCTACTCTGTCTCCATTACAGAATCGAGAAAATACTGTACCCCATTTTTCAGGGTTTAAGTCAATAATATCGGTAACATACGCTGTTCTTGAACCACCAACTGAACCTCTTGAAAAGCCTATTGGTTTCCCTTGATTTCTAAAATGTGAGAGAATTTCACTCATTGAAAGCATAAAACCCGACATACCTACTTTCTTAAAGACTCTCAGTTCTTCAGGTATTGCTTTATCAAATCTATCCTTTTCTTCTGATGAAATAACACCATTATCAAGCTTCTCTTGATATTTTTGATATACCAATGAAGTAAATTTTTGTTCGTCTTTTTCAGCACTGCCATACAAAATAGGATACTTAATCGATGTATCAAGCGTAAACTCTTCGACACTATCTGCCATAACATTGGTGTTGTTAATAGCCTCTATGTATAAAGAACTCGGTATTGCGTCCTGTGCTGCGAAAGCTTTCACTAATTCATCGTAAGACTTATACACTAAGTCCATCTTATCTTCGCCTTCGTAATGTTGTTTTTTAGCATCTAAGATTACTTGCCTACACTCTGCTTTGTAAGAATTAACTGAGTGAGCGTCTGTTGCAGCTATTAGCGGAATATGATATTTCTCAGACAGATATGCTAAATGTCTATTGTATTCAATTTGTTCTTTGCAATTGTGTGGTTGAATTTCGAGATAATCATACCCTTTAACTAATTGTTCATACCATAGATCTTCTACAGGTAATTTATTTAAAGGAGAAGCAAGACAGGCACTTGTTTTGATAATGTTGTCAGACAATGAAAGAAACTCTTCAAACGAGATTCTGCCAACATAATAAAAATGATTTTTGTCAGTTCTTGACAAACTTATAAGCCGGTTGAGCTCCTTAACACCTTCATAGTTTTTCGCAATAAGAACTGTATGATAATTGTCTCGGATTTTGTCTGTATGATTTTTCGTTAAGTAGCACTCGACTGCATGTATATACTTAATACCTTTTAAGTCACAATACATTTTCTTCTTAACCCAGCCTTGTATATTGCCATGTTCTGAAAATGCAATTGCGTGCTGCCCCAACTCTACTGCTTTATCAACATAATCTTTGTAATTGGTAGCACTGTCTTTAAGAGAATAGTCTGTATGTATATGGTAAGCAACATAATTGTCGATAATATTAATCTTCCTTTCCGAACACTTCACTTGTCTCGTTTGGATGCGGGAAAGGAATAGACTCTGTGTACTTATTCTTATCCCATGCGTATTGTTTTCCAAACTCCATTTCGTTGGTGTAAAATCTACGAGATGGCGGATCGTACCACATTGGAATTGATAAATTCTCCTGTCCTCTCATCCTGTCTTTCAAAACATCCAATATAACATCATAATTTTTAACTAATTCGTCACCAGTTTGCTTTTCATTGGGCTTCACTCTATATAACGAGAAACTTCGATGAGCGAGATCTAACATACCTCCAGAACCACCAATATCATATTTACAAAGGCGAGTAACCTGCTGTCCTTTTCGTGGATGAATAACCAAAATAATAACAACTTGAAATGTGGCTGCAAATTTGGTCAACCAAGACATGAATGCGTTTTGTGTTTCGTTTTTATTGTTGTCGGTAGCTCCAAGATTGATAACCGTAAGATTGTCCAATATGAGCATTTTACAACCATACTTCCTAACACAATCCTCCATTGATTTTTTGATACTATCTACTGAGTTGTCATAATCATCTTTATAAATATAAAGACGGTTTTTATAATATCCATCAATTTTAGTACGAGCACTTTTACTAACTTTGTAATATACACTTCCTTTACTGTCATGAAACTGATCAATATTATGTCTACCTGCAAATATAAAATCAATCCAGTTTTTCATCATCGAATTAGGAAGCTCTTTAGAATACAACCAAACAGACTTTTGTTGGTCAAGTGATTGACATATAAACTGTGACAGTAAAGATGATTTACCACTGCCATTAGTACCCGTCAGAATTGTAACTGTGCCATAAAACATTTTCATTAGCTTATTGTCTAACTCTGTAATGCCAGTATAAATACCATCAATTTGAGAAAGATCAACATCTTCAATGTCTGAAAAGTCGATAACGCTATCAACAGGCGAATCTTTTGCATCCAGTATAAGTTTTAGCACATATTCTTTTCCAAACCAATACAATGTCTCATTGAGGTCGCTAATAAAAGCTTGACTACCATCTGATTTTGTGACCTTTGTGGGCAACTGTACAATCTTTGTTCGCCAGTTTCCGAGTCTACTTGAAACCTCTTTAATCATTTTTTGTCCCGCTTCATCATTATCTGCACATACAATAATATCGGTGAATTGTTCTAACCAGTCCCAATTATGTTCAATCCAATGAAAGTTTCCAGCCCCAAGCGGGACACTAACTGCATTAGTGAATCCCGCTTCTATAGCTGAAGCACAATCAATTTCTCCTTCACATATAAGTAAAGGACTGTCAACATTAACACGGTTCATATTGAACAATATTGGACTTGTATCTGCATCTTTTTGACACCATGTTTTTACTTCGCCTTTGCTCTTATCTATCTTATGGCTTGGTCGGTATTTAACCAAAGTAAGCACATCGTTCGTGTCGTAATAGTTAAACACTATATTTTCATGAGAGTCTTGTCTAATATCGCAATAGTCAATTGTGCTTGGTGATATTTTTCGTAAACCTAAGTATTCTTCGATTTTGTTCTTTGAGTGACATTCTACAGGTTTTGGGTATCGGTACTGGGTTTTGGTCTTTACGCCCATCTCTCCAAACGCATATTTAATGCCTGCTTTTTCAAATAAATACTGAACTGCTTCCAAATATGTATGTCCTTTAATCATATAAGCATCAATAATGTCAGTCGATATACCACATCCGAAACAATGAAAATTATATGTTTTTGGATTGTAAATCCAACTTGGAGTATCTTCCTCGTGGAAAGGGCAACATGCTCTCAAACGACTCTCATCAAAATTTTCAACTTCCAAAATTTGAGCTATTTCAAAAGCATTCTTCTCTCCTAATTTCTCTTTTGCTTTATGAATTTTGTCCTTTTCAATAAGCAAACATAATCACTCCTCAAGAAAATCAAAATCGTCCTCTTCAGTATAGCTTTTAGAACGCTCACAAAACGCCCGTACCGAACAAAGGTTGTTACAAAAGAAATCATCGCACTTGTAATTATTGATATTTTTGTCTTTAGCGGCATACTGCACGAACACTTTATCTAACCAGCACTCCTCTTCAAGAATTTCATTTATGGAAGCCTCAGCCCAAGATAAAGCTTTCTCGTATTCACTCTTGCTAAAATCTACGATTTTCATTTCTCCGAGCTTAAACATATTAAAAATCAATTTTGTAGGATATGTGTGATATGTTTCGTATATGTATTTGGAATACAGGTACAACTGAAAAAGATACTTCCGTAACTCTTGTTCGTTCTTGAAAGCCCCTTTGCTTTTGTGGTCGCAGATAATATACTCGCCATTCTTCTCAAGTATTAAGTCGATAACACCAACAAAGTTATACTCACCAATTTTGGTTTTAATCTTCTGTTCAACACCGACTACTTGATATTCAGAAAAAGCATCCTCAAAACCTCGAAAATATTCAAGACCTATTTGGTAATACTTCTTATTCATATCAACATAGCGGTTTTTAGGAAAATCAGATAAAACCGTTCTTTTATAAGCATTTTTGTACTGCTCTTCAAGATCGAAAATGCTGCTTTGACCTTTGTAATAACTTTCTAACAATTTGTGACATAAAGAACCCCATTGACTAAAAGCGTTTTCCTCTTGGGGTTTCCTATCAATATATGATAAGAAGAACATACGAGGACAAGTCTGATAAGAATTTATACTGGAAAACGACCAGTATCGGTTTTTTAATTGTTTTAAGTTAATCAAAATGGTAAGTCGTCCTCTGTTTCAGATGTAGTAGGTTCTGCCTTGAACGGCGTAGTTATATTTGCATCATCACCACTTTCGTCACGCTTGTCGTCACAAAACTCTGCATTCTGTATCATAATTTCTACAACCTGACGCTTCTCTTTTTTTTCTGTTTCGTATGTACGAGAAGTCAGTTCACCATCAATTCCAATCTTTCTTCCTTTTGAAAAATGCTTACAAATAAATTCTGCAACACTTCCCCATGCCACACAGTGAAAAAAGTAATCATCGTTGTCTTTGCCATAAGACCTTACTGCAATTCTAAAATTAACAACCGACTTTCCATTAGTTGTTGTTTTAAGTTCGAGTTCGTTTACAATTCTTCCAATTTCACATACTGTATTCATATTAAACCTCCCATTGTTCAAGTCGCTCAAGCACAATTTTTAGTGTCTCTATATCTGTAATTTTGGTCGGATTTTGATGCCCTGACATATCTGCAATAGAAGCATATAATTTTTTGCTATCAACGCCTTTGGACACCAGTTCTTTACAAATAGACACTACTTTGCCTTTAAGCACATCTAAATCAGACGCTTTCTTAGCTTTGGTACGCTTTGCTTCATCACTCAATTCTTCGCCATACCAAAGATTCAAACCAAGACCAAATAATGCTGCGTTTTTTGTTAGACATCTCTTGATAGCTTTGTTTACCATCGTAGATTCTACTTGATCGGCTGATACAGACTTATTACGGTTATCCATAATAGCCAACTGTTCTTCTTGAGTTTCTCCGTTAATGGATAACACTGTTTCAACCCAACAAGTTTTTCCGTCAGTATGGTAAAGATTACCGTTATCGTCTCTAACTACGGTATATGACGAACTTGGAAAATACTCTTTTATGTATGCCCATGCTGATGCCCATGGTAAATAATTCATACCATTTTTTGGCTTGACCTTGCCAGACACATCAATTGATGATAATGTTTGATAAATTGACTTGTTGTCAGAAATAATAATTCCCCCTATATATTAATTTTTTGTTAATTTAGCACAATCATAAGCACCACCTCCTTACAGTTTTATACTTTCTAATATGCAAAACTGACTTAATGATTATTTTTTAAAGGCGAGCTGTACCGCCTTTAAAAATCTTTATTAAACTTTACATAAGTGAATAATACTTATCCTTCCATGCAGTGTATTCCGCCTGTATAGTTTTTAGTTTATCTTGAAAATAAACATCTGTTTCCCCATCGTGTTCGGTATAACTCCGAGAACGCATTAGTTCAGCAAATGTAGGTATGAACCCCTGTTGTTCCAATATGTACTGTCTGTAAAACACTCCACTTTTATATAACGAACCATAAGATAATAATTTCGACAAACGATATGGTTTTGATTTGCGGGTTACACGAGTTCTTAAATATTCTACTGTTATATTGTTAAGACGAGTTGTACCTCTTAACAATTCACAACCTTGAACCCTGTCGAATTTACGAACAATACCATTCCTTGTTGTAGTGGTTAAACATTTCAAAGAACACAATTTGTTGATCGTTATATAAGCTTCAGTTGGAATCTCGTAGAGCGTGCTATTGTATGCAATAATTTTCTTTTCGTTATTGTTATCTATAGATACATGATTGCTTGTAATCTTTATCGTGTCTTCTTTTGGGATGCCCATATAAGCCATCCAGACAAATCCTCTCGACAACAAATCAACATTATCTTCTATTTCCGGTGGAAATACAGCATTGAGTTGAAATTGTAAGTGTTGTGGAGACGAAACCAATACTGTATTAGCATTAATATCCATAGCCTGCAACACATATGAGGATATGTTTGTATCACAAATATGATTCTTATACGCCCAATCTAAGTAACTCCTTAACATCGTGGCATCTCGTTTCCGTGAACCATATGTTTTACTACCTGCTATTTTAACCTGAACTTTCTGAAGATTTTCTTCTGTGAACCGTGAAATGTCTTTTTCAGATTCTTGTTCAAAAATTTCTATACTATTAAACAATGCCGTCGCTAACAGTATATTTTGTTTCGACGATAATGTCGATACAAAAGCCATTTTCGTAGTCTCATTATACATATCATCAGCACCTCGAATAAAATTATATATGTATAATGTATCACATTTGGCATTATTTGTAAACAGAAACAATCGCTGAAAAGTTACATATTAACGCATTTCTCTTTGCACTTCACGATTCCATTCGCAAAAATCATAATACTCCCATCCTTCGATAATGGCAATCTTTTTTATTATATCGTAATCATCATAATAAGTAACACCTGCATCATCTAATATCTGCTGATATTCCTCTCTTTTGCGTCCTCGTTCCGATGTATAATACCCAAACAAAGCGTCTTCAATTTCGGACTGTCTTTCTTTATTGTATCTATGTCTGGAATTCACTCGATCTTTAGCCCACTCGGATTTTGAATGATGCAAAGTGGTCTTCAAACCTTCCGTCACTGTTGCCAAACCAACCAATAATAATTCTCCTATCATATATAACACCTCTTCTTATTTAAGTTTTATCCATATATATCCTACTACCAAAACAACTAAGCAGAGGATTAATTGACCAAAAGTCACGCCATCACCAACCTTTTGTCTGCAAAATCTTGACTTTTCTCCCAAACATGCAGTAGTTCATCAAATGACAAATACGCAATTGCAGAAGAAGCAAGTAAATTTGCTTCTGTGATGCGAGTCATATGATATGAACTGAGTTTTGTAAGTTTTTTGGAGATTCGATCTTTAGAAATAGATATTGGGTTTTCACACAATACTATGCTGTCATACCTAAGACCAGAATTCTTGCTACTAATATACACATGCGTAGGCTGAGATGTCTTTTTTATCGAAGTAGTCAAAGGAAGAACAACAACATTAGGACTGTATTTATTACCAACATCATTTTGAAAAATTACACCCGGTCTTATTCCGCCCTGTGTGTGTCCATCTTGTGGAAAATCTATGAGATATACTTCGCCAATCTTTGGCTTGATTCCTAACATTCAAGCCCTCCTTTCTGGATTTCTTGGCTTTATTATATCACACAGTTCGTAAATGTCAAGTTCGTTTTGCATATTTGTATGCTAAATATTTATCGCCATTGTTAAGCACAATTAGTAATTTTGCACAATTAATATCTATGTATCTTACTCCTGCAAACACTACACTGCTGCTTACAGGTTCTTTTTGATTACTGAATTGTATTACTCTATCATTCAATATCGACCATTTTACCGTATCATAATTTTTGTCGTTGAACACAAAATAATAGTTTTTCAGTACACTCTCCCAATCTTTTAATGCAACTATCATATATATATCACCCTTGTATGTAGAACATCTGTTCGATTATTTATTATACCAAGAGAATAAGCTATTGTCAATAGAGTTTGTTATATTGTGCAATTACATCACCTACTAAGTAAATATACTTATCCACCTCTTCAATCGTAGTTCAAATTATTCATATGTGTTCATTCGCCTTTCATTATTATTGTAAATTTTTTCTTTATTATAATCAACCCACAAAATATGGAAATAACATTGACAAAATTTTCCCAATAGTGTATCATCATGTTAGGCTTTGAAAATGGGTAGGCTAACGCTGACCATCTTTCGATAGCTTACTTGGTATAGACATCACCAGATTTTCGCAGGTCGGAGTGATGTCTATTTTTTTCTGTATAAAACCTTTGTTTTATATTTCTTCCGGTACATAATGTTCGTACCGCAGTCTATTTAACAATTCTTCCAGTGTAATTGACAGAGCATATTCTTTGTCTGTCATACCGCCTATAATAGATTTTTTTAAACTAAATCTACTTACTATCTGTATGTCAGGCGAATTTGCAACAGAGCGAGACGAAATAACAACATAACATTTCAAATCTTTACCATAGAGCCGAATGTCATTTTCTACCCTTTCTATCATCTCAGTATGATTAACTTCGATTGGTTTATTGTTATTGTCAAACCACGGCATTTAACACCCTCCTTATTACTGTCTGAGCATAAGCGTCAGTTTTAGCTTTCTCGTCAACATATTCCACCTCGGAATTAGAGAGATTGATTTTCGCAATCACTTTACCTTCTTCGTTGGAGTTTGTTGTTCTCCAAGCGTCAATATACATTATATTTTTATCATAATCAATAAAGTTGCTTCTAATTTCTCTATATTTACTTTGCATAAAGCTACATTCCTCCTTATAAAGAATCTGTTCTCAAACAAGAATTTTATTCACTATGTTTGTCATACCAAGCGGATTTGTTGGTTAGATAAAGCACAAAATCTTCATCTTTATATAAGTCCAATAAAGTATCTTCATACTCTTTGTCGTTACACCAATAAATTCTCCAGTACACACATTCTGGAAAATCCTCAGAAAATTTATTTGGACAATCTTCATATGACCAATAAAAATTACAGGAATTTAATTCGTAGGCTAAGGCAAAATATCCAGAACCATCTTGCAATGTATAAGTTCCTTCATCACAACAATAGTCGTTATTATATAACTCATATGTAGGTCGCTCATAAGAAACCTGAACACTGCTCATAACATACAGCATAGTCTTATAGTCTGACACTACTTCAATGATGTTTGATGCTATACATTTGTCAGTACACAACTGATACGGATTATGTGTTTGAACAATAACATCATTAGCTCTAAACCTAACATACAAATGTTCGCTATCTTGATTCATTTCTTCAAACGCTTCATTGAAAAATTTATTCCGCCACACTTTGTCAGTTGCCGCTTTATAGTAGTTGATGATGTAATAATCAACAAACTGCATTGAAGCAATATCTTTAACGGCAATGATTTCAGAGTTTGGCAATACATCAAGATTAGGATTACAAATTAATCCACTATCATCAAGTTGCAGCCGTATTGCCTCATAGTTTTTGTCATATTCAATCGTCATTTTAAATACCACCTTTTTAAGTTGTGCGTCTGTCGGGGATTGTGACCGTCTAACCGTCTGCATTACCCGACACGAAGGTCGGTCACTCTGCGATTTCTTAACATTCGATTCCATTAACTTTTGCGAAAGATTCACCAAACTTTTCATAATGCTTTTTTTCATATTCAGTGAAAAATTCTTGATCTTCGCATAGTGCAGGCTGTGCATCCAGTTCTTCTCTGATTTCGTCATCCATATAAGTTTCAGCAAGTTCAAAATCAACCGCTTTCCCATTCTCGCTGACAACATAGCCGTCAAGCATTGCGACATAGCTATCAATTATTTCCATTCCGTCTGGTTCAAGTTCTTCACCTTTATCATCAAAGTTGATTTCTCTGATTCTTAATTCATCCGTTTCAATTTTTCTGCCACGCTGTTTTGATGCGCATTTTTCCTTGTTCGCATTGAAGATTTCCCTTGCCTCTTCAAGTGTTTCAACTCTTGCAATTTCTTCAAAAAATTCACCATATTTCTGCAATGCGATTTGTTCTTCGATTTCACTTTGCGAGAGATAACCGCCGTGTGTTCTGATTTCAATTCCTTTTTCAATTTCGATGATGTAATTTGTTTTCATAGTGTTTGCTCCTTTTTTGAAAAATCAGCAATTGAGCCATATTCTTCTTCGCAAAAATCAGATATCAACCGTTTTGCATCCTCAATTGTATATTTTCTCATTTTGTATTCTCCATTATTATATCATAATATCAACAATATTTCAAGTGAAACTCGCTAATATTTTATTATTTTCCACAATGTTAAGCCAATCTATCGGTTCTTTTGTTTTCCTGTCTGTGAGTAAACCTTTTCTCAGTAAGGGCAACAGAGTATTAAGATGAGTTTTGGCTTCGATATATGTTCCAAACAATCCGTAGGGTACATATGTGTCAGCATCTTTATTATAACCTTCAACACTAAACATGCTTTCTTTCTCATTCACTTTACGCACTCCTTTTCAATTCTTTAATCACTCTCTCCAACATTCACGGGCTTGTCTTGCGGCGGTTTCGTTGATTTCATAGTATTTCATTTTATTACATTCCCTCTTTATCTACAATTTGATTGATAACATTTTTGCACTCTGCAACAATTTCTTCTGTTGTCCATCGTTTTTCACATTCTCTGTAAATACCAAACATATTTATATAAGGATTCGATGTATAATCACCGTAGTGATCATAATCCCATCCAATATACCATTTACCATTAGCTCTTTCTGTGTCTACAGCAGATAAGTAATCTCTACCGTAAGTTAATCCTCCATGACAGTCAATATCATTTTCATGATAATCTTTGTTTGCCAATGAAGTGTTTGATACATCTACATAAGCACACGGATGTGTCCCATAACTAACAACATAAAAACAAAAACCTTTATAATCTCCTGCTGCTAAAATTTCTCCTTTGTTGTTTCTGTTATGTGTGTATATCATCTGTTTCATTTTATTACCTCCGTTGAAAATTTTCGTCTATAAAGGCTTTTAACTCATTAAAATATCGGTTTTATATCCAGTAATTATCATAATCGCACGGTTGTGTTGCTTTACCTTCGTTATCTATCCATTCTTCAAAACAAGGATAAATCACACCATCTTCAAAACCATAATGTTCAAACAAATCAAAAGCGCTCCGAAGATTTATATGATAGAAATTGTCCTGTAAATACCAATCTACTTCTTTTAGCACATCTCTTAAACCATAACCATGCTCTATCAGCCATTTTAACTTAAATGTCTCATATCTCTTTCTGTCTCGCTCTTCCTTGGTTATAATTGTACCGTTTTTCAAATAAAACACTATAATTTCTTCGTTGTTTTTGATAACCTTAAATCTATTTGTGCCCATCCATATAACCTTTGAAGTCGAAATTTCATAAAAATCTGCAATCTTTTGGCAACACTTGGAAACTTTGTCGATTAGTGCTTGTGTTTTCTCATCCTTAGTCATTCTACATACATCCTTTCCTTCTTTATACACACTTCAACCAGTGAAAATAAATGTAATCATAGTCTACTCCTCTGTTATGGTTGTTGTGTGACGAAATTTCTATATTATCTTGCCAGCCAGATGTTACAGTCTTTGAACATGTAGATGCAATCGTCATGCTCATTGTTCATATCATCTAAGATATTGGCAACGAAAGCGTTCAGACCGGAACCTTCGTAGTCAAAGTTCAGTTTGTCTGCAAAATCCATATTGATGAAACCCACTGCTGTGGACTCATGGAACTTTGATTCGATTTCGATTGGCAAAAACTCATGTTCACCGAGCATATCAATCAGGTCGATAGCTTCTGTTCGAGTCATACCCTCGCAAGTTGATTTTTCATGTAATACCAATGCAAATTCCATATCATTTATTCCTTTCTTGTTATGTGATTTACTCTTCATGCATAAATCAAACACAATAATTGATCTACAGAACAATTAAACAAGTCAGCAAAAGCTTCCAAAATAATATTTTCCGCTTTTTCGTCATCACGATGCCTATTCAATAAATCGTTGCACACTCCAATAGCGTCATCTACATCAAGACTTATTTTCTCTTTAAATTCACCATAGTCCATTACTTTCTCTCCTTAATTTCTTAATGTAATGTTATATAAACAAGTTCAAATTATAAAAGTGTTTTAATCTCTGTTTGTCGTAATCAAATCATTATTATATAATTAATGCCATCTGAATTCATCTGAACCTTACAGTCTTGTTTCTTAAACCAATTTGCAACTGATTTCATAAAAGTTGCGGCTACGCCAATCTGTTTCAATTCATGCCAAATCACTAAAAGTGCATTATATTCGGCTAATGTTAATTTTTGTTTCCTTAAATCTTTTATAGAAACAATACCATTAATTACATTATCCAATTTATACAATTTATTGTTATTATTAATTTCCACCTTTGTTCTTGTTGTCATAATTAACCTCCTGTGCTGCAATTTTAAGTCCATAAACAATTTCAAGCTATAAAAGTGCCGTTTTAATCTTCTCTGAATATATATTCAAGTTCTTCATATCCAACCGGAATATCATCTTCAACGGATATTGTGCACCAAGCCCAACCGCCAACTTGATCTTTATTGATGCCATAATAATCTCCACCACCCAAACCGTTGCCTACGGCTGTCAATAACGGCAATGGATGTAAAATCCAACCATTATTATTACATCTTGCTTTATACTTGTCACAATCGAGATATGCTCCTATTGTATGATTAACAAGATACTTACCGTCAAGATACATTTCATCCTGATGTATGCTATGTTTTTCAACCTCATCTTCCCAAGCAAATTCAAAGAGTGTCTGGTTGATTTCTTTAGAATAATCACCTATCCACGCCACTTTACAGGGATTTTTATATAACAATTTTGCAATTGAAGAAACAAATGGATTATACCACCACGAATGTTCTGTCAATTTTGGCATTGTGTACTTGCCATCAACTTTTTTGTTGTATGTGATTATTGTATTCTTATTCTTAATTACAACATTATAATACTGTCCCATAATCAAACCTCCTGTACATCTACAATTGTTTCAAGCACTTTGTACAATACTCTGTATCCTTCTGGATTATATGGATTTTGAGCTAATGCCAATAATCCAAGCAAACCGTCTTTACAGCCATTTATAACTTCTGTTGTAGGATTATCATATGCTAAATTACATAGTGCTTCAGCTATTTCTTCAGGATAGAATTCTGTTAAATCCATAATTAAACCTCCCTACACATTTTCTTTGCGGTTGGTACACCATACTCTTGAACAAGATTCCAAAGCACATCCAACCCTTGTATATCTATATGCAAAATTTCAACCAAATCTACAACACCTTGTAACCAAGCTTGTGCTGTTTCGTCTGCAATATTCATAAACTTTCCATATATCTTTTTGCCAGTATCGGATTCTAAAAGAACAGGCAAGCCTTTGGAATAAATTTCTTTCCTTATATATGGTTGTTTCTTTATGATACTTTTTGATCTCCCCATCTTATTACATAACCTTCTTCCGTTTTTTCTTTATACATGAGGTTCTGCAACATATTACTATCCACTCCAAAATGTTCATATAATTCATCGTCTGTCAAATCCTGATCCTTCATAAACAGATTCAATTTGTCTTTTACAAGAATCATTTTTAACAGATTACTTTCAATACTATTCTCATATGTTACAAAATACACTTGCTTGAATTCCGTTGAAGTATAACGAATAAAGCGGAAATAATACTGGCTCATACTGGAGTTGTTCCAGTGCAATTCTGGAATAATACACTTATTCACAAAATCAATATTCATACTTGCAGATAAGCTCTGCTGTGTGCTTATCAGAATTCCGTTTGTTGTTTCTTTTAACTCTTTGACAATTTTCTTTCTCTGTTGCAATGTAGTTTCATTTCCAGTAATCACAAATACAGGTCTGCCCGGAAATGCTTTTCTGATTTCCTTTGCATATGCATTTACTACTGAAATATGACGCACACCAATAGCAACTCTTTCATCAGAAAATTCGTCTAAAAGTGATAATACAGTTTTGAATTTTTCCGGCATTATCGACTGATTGTACTCTCTCAACATCTGAGGCGCAGCGCAAATCTTCAAAAGTGCAAGCAACTGATTCAAAATTTTCAACATTGCATCTTTCCGGCTGTTCCCAGTTTTCGCAAACAGATATTCCATTTTATAGAACTCATCCAATGCAACCTTATACAGACGTTTCTCTTCTTCTCCCATTTCACAAGCAATCTGTATAATCTCATAAAGCTGTTTGCCAGTAATTTCTTCAAATGTACGTGTGATAATCGTCTTATCAATCATCTGTTTCAAAATGTCTGCATTAAGAATATCTTGTGTGAACTGAGATACGCCAAATACAGTGATTTTCTCTGGAATATGACTCGCTGCAAATAACTTACTACCCTTACGATATGCTGGATATGGCTGTAAAAAATATTCATTTATCCGGTTTTCCAGTTCTCCATCTTTGTTGCGTTCCATAATATACTCACATTCAGACAGCATATTGATAGAATTGTTGTACAATAATTCAAACTGAGGATAAATTTCAGTGATATTATTCCTTGTGCTTGTACCCGTCATCAGTGTTTTATACTTCAGCCGGCGAAAAGCATTTAATACGGCTTTTGTCCGTTTACTATCCTGATTACTCATATTATCCGATTCGTCAAAAATCAAAACGGCTTTCTGGCAGATTGATTTTACATATCGCTTGATGAATTTATGATATTTACACATCATATTTAAAGTGATAATTACAAATTGACCTTCTTTGATATTTTGAATATCTGCAAGGTTTCCAATCATAACAAAATCAATACCGTACTGATCCAATACATCCTGCCAATTGTTCTTGATTGAGATTGCCGTACTCACAATAAATACATTTTTCACATGATCGTGCTGCAAACGATATTTACCTATTGCAATTCCGGCGAATGTTTTACCGCTTCCCTGTTCCCACTGTATGAAACTATATGGTTTCTGAATAAACAGATTCAGATCCGCTTTCTGAGCATTATTCAGCTTTATAGTTCTTTCATCATCCGTCAATGCGAACTCATCAAGCCACTTTGCTATTTTTTTGTTTGGTTGCATTTCAGAAAATGGCATATTCTGGATATCATACATCTTTCGCTTTTTATTCACGATCTTATCAATCCATTTTGACTGAAAATGCCCCATTGAAAAGCCTTGCAACACAACATCATTTATAGATGTAAAATCGCCATTATACTCAAATGTATAATTGTTTTTAATAATTCTACCAGTTCTATCAAGTTTTGGATTCTGTGAACATAATGCCATTTTTAAATGCTTAATAACATCTTTCGGCTTGATTTTAAGCTGTTCCCATTCGTCCCATTTGATATGATCCGGTTTTTTCTGTGTCTTATATCTATTGACATATTCACAACATTCTGCATACTGGCTGCATGTTTTTGGATTTCGTTTAATATCATATAGAAGTTTCTCTACCTTAAAGTTCCACGATTCATCGTCTTTGCTATTTCTTACGGTTTCCAGAAAAATCTTGTTTTTAATCTGTTCTCTTTCTTCTGTAATAGGCTTTAAATACTGCTCCCATACTTCATCGGAAGTAATGCCGGAAAGTATCTCTGTACTATATGGAACTTCTTTCGTATATTCAGATTTTTTCTGAAAGAACACTATTTTGGTCTTGTAGTTCTCAACGCCCAAATGCTTAAAAGTATTCTTGTCAAGTTCTACTTGGCAGATAAAATTAAAATGCTCATTCATTCCGTTAATCATGCCACCATCAGAGAAACTATCAGCACAAAACGACATAGGTACGATAATAGCCATAACTCCGGCTGGCTTTAACAGTTCCGCAGCTTTCAGACAATAATAATATTCTGACAAATAGCTACTGTCATCTTTTCTCCATCTCAGATTATACGGTGGATTTCCCAGAACATAATCAAAAGTAATTTTCGGCTCATAAAAACGAATATCTGTATTTTCCAGCTTTGCATCTGGATAAAGGTATTTTGCCACTCTGTACGGCTTCCCGTCTAATTCGCAACCGTAAAAATTCGATTCAACCGGCGCACAACTAATAAATGAACCATGTCCACAAGTAAGATCTGCTATCAAATCAGTATTTGAAATATGTAAACAATTATAAATCCATTCAACCAGCTTATAAGGTGTAAAGAACTGTCCTTGCTCAATATCTGCTTTCGCTCTCTGATAATCATAGTAACTATCATAGTTGTTGAACTCTAAACCATGAAGCCCACCTAATCCAGTATATGCATTGAAAATATCATCTTTTGAAATACCTGTTTCTACTTCTGGCAAATCGTTATTCACAATATATTCAATTTTTGTATTGATGTCTTCCCTCATTTTCTGTGGGATTACTTCATTTGTACATTTATACTTCATGACTTGTATATCTCCATTCAATTACATTTATTATCGTGTATATGATTCCTCCTAAATAAGTGTATAACCACACCATTCTCTTGCGAATTTACGGCAAAATTCTGCATCTGTAAAAGTAACATCAACCCTTCCATTCTTGAAGAGTTTGATATGCTTGACTCCGACCTCTGGTGCTGAAAATCCATTCTGAAAATCATCCTCTTCAAGTCTTATAGAATAAGAGTCATATAGATGATTCAGTGAATAAACTTGTGTTTTTTCTCCATATGTATTAAATGCCAACGCATCAATAAAAGCACATAACCATTCTGTACCACCGAAATTGTAATAATCAAAATATTTTTCTTTACTACAATAACCACCTGTATATGTGAATTTATTACCTTTTACTTTAATTTCCCATGTATCACGATAGCCGTTGTAACATTTTTCTTTCAATTTATCTTTTATTTCTTTGATAGCCTTTTCTTCAAAACTCATACCGCCTAACTGGTCAAAAATCTTGTCAAGCACTGCATGGTAGTCAATGAAGTCAACAACAAGCTCTTTGATAGGTTCTGAGTCAGTGTATCTGTAATATTCTCTATCCAGATCATATCTATCAAAATTGTTTTCAAGTTGCACATTATACTTATTTGAAAAGTAACTGAAAATACCACTTATATAACTATTTTGAACATCAGAAAGCGATTTTGGGACACCAAAATTCCCGACCAAAAAAGGAGAATACTTGTAATTTTTACGGTCTTCTTCTGAATATGATTCATTTTCTGTCTTATAGATATCATAAACAGACTTGTAAACTGCAATCGCTCGTTTATATAATTCCTCTCTGTGAGTCAACCATACTTGATCTTCCTTGCTGATTCTATCAGATTTCTTAATTTGAAAGTTTCCGAATTTATCTGTAATTCCCATTTTGTGACTCTCCTTTATGCTTTTAATTTTTAACCTGTACGATGCATTGTTTTCTCTTTAAAATACAGGCTTATATGTATTGATAATAGGTTTCAATCCTTGTTCCGCAAAGTATTCAAGTATAGCATCATACTGCTTTCTATCAAATGATGCCCATTTAGATTTTTGTGTAATACAATGTTCTTTGTATGATATATCAAACAGAACTGTATCAGGAAGGTCATACCATCCATTGTAGATGATAACATCTCCATAAAACCACTTATAATAAAGACCTTTCTTTCTATGCGGCTTGAATGTCATTTTCACAGAATTATCATACTGTGCGTATTGCCCGATTTCGTAACTATGAAATGTTACTTTTGATACCGACATCATACCAAAGTCGCTATACTTTACGATTGTGATTCTCTGTCCTGCCTCAAGGTTTGTATTTTTGAATTGTTCCGCTATGCTGTCAACTTCTGTAAGAACCTTATACATAACCGTTTTAAGTTCGGGAATTGTAATTGCTCTGACAATGCCGGCATTCAACTTGAATTTATTTGCATAAATCCATTCTTTCATACAAGCCTTATATAAATCAAAATCTTCATCCTGCCATGTCTTTTTGATTTCATTTTGGCTGATAATCTCGGTGCTGACATCTTCAATAGTTTCTGCAAGTTCAATATTATGCTGATGTTCTTCTTCACTAATACCATAATCTGAATGGTAAGTGTCAACCTTTTGGCTCTGCTCATCGTAAACATATACATATCTTGCATAATTGTAACCCTGTGGATCAACGATAAGTTTCAGTTCACCATCACAATATATAGCAACGCAATCAATATTGTACCACTCGACAGTTTCCCTTTCTTCTTCGGTCATCATATCGTAGTCTATTGATGATTGGATTCTACGGTCATCTGTACGGCTTCCGCCCATTCCATCAAAGAATGAATAATCGCTCATCAACTGTTTTTCAAAAAGTGCATAGACCTCTGTGGTAAAATGTACTTCTCTGGAAACCTGACAAGTTTCTCTACACTGTTTTTCATCATAAATTTCAGTGTGGTCAAGGTTGTCATCTTTGTTAGCCTTTAGAATGGCATTCACGATAGTATAATTAACCGTTTTAATTTCTGCGTTCTTTTCAATTCTGTGAATTTTCTTCTGTCGTTCTGCTTCTGCTTTTTCATACTCCGCCTGCCTGATTATATATTCTTCAACACCTTTTTTAATTCGTTCTTCTTCCTGCTTCTTCTGTTCGGCATCAAACTCTGATTTTTTTGCGAGAAAATCTGTTTCAATCTCTGTTTCGTTCGGCTTACATTCACGCTGATTATAATTGTAACTTACTTTATAAGCGCCGTAAAAATTGACATCAAAATAATCTGTCATTAAATCGCTGTTGTTGTAATTCCAGCTCTGTGCATATGTATAAGCATAATTAATAATAGCCTTCAAAGCCTCTGAATTCCGTGAAAATGGGGTTTCAAGCAATTCAACACGAATACTGTTATAATCACTCGTAACTGACCATTTGCACATTGAAAACCTGTTCCGTAAATGTTTACGAATATTGGCAGCAATTTCTTTTGTATTCGTTATACGGTTTTTACCGTAATTATCTTCAATTCCTTCTGTGCGTGTTAAAGACCATAAGTCAATGTTAGTTTCTGTTTTTGGCTTATACTCAAAACTGCCTTCCGATTCTGAAATTTGATTAGCAAGAGCAACCGTTTCATCGTTTTGTTTTGCGTACCACATCCGCTGTTTTCCACTCCAACGAAATCCCGCTTCTTTAATGGCAGTAATAACATCTGTATTCGGTTTAGTGTCAAAGCGTAATTCAATGCCGTTCTTCTCTGTATTTAATGTAATGTTTAACATAATGTTACCTCCTTAACATTCTGTTTTATTCCTGAGAATGCTACACAATTTTTAATTATTCAAATTTAGCACCACTGAAATACCATCCGGGATGACGCTTCAAAAGGTTTTTTAATTCATTGTCACTATAACCAACGCACCATGCTACAATACGACCGTTTTCGTCTCTGATACATTGTTCTATACCATTTTTGGTGGCATAATCTGCCCATGTCATAATATTTTTCTCCTTAATATCAATGAAATATTAGTTTTATTTACTGCTTTACAAAGTAAAAAGGAATACCAGACTGGTATGGATATAAAGTAAATGAATTATCACCCCATAGCCTCAAAGCGTGACCTCCACCTTGTTTTTTGATAACTGCACGATATTTTCTATTTTTTATATTTTGCTGTTCCTCATAACCCATATGGTCAAAATCTGTTTTGAATAGCATATCAATTTGTGCCGGTGAATATCTAAATTTATAATCAATGATTTTCAAAATCAAAGACTTTTCTGTTTCTTTAATATCAACGGTTAATTCATAGCCATCCCATCCGTCTTTATCCGCTTTATATATTCCATGTTGTAACATTTTACATTTCATTGCTCCTTATAATATTACTTTATTTACTGTAAATCAGTTTGTCGGCTGCTGCGATAAATTCTACTACGACTTCTCCGCCAATGAGATAATTTCCGCTTTTATTGTAAATATATTCTCTGAATGCTTCCGTGCAAGCATTCACCCTCTGCCACTGATTTTCATTGCCCAAAAGCCATTTGATAATAGCTGTTTTCAATTCCTTTGACATTTTATTTTTCCTCCAATACATAGCCTTGATGGCAATATCCTGTTACTTCCAATAGATAGTCTGATATTTCGTCCTCGTCTGTCATTCCTTTAGGTATATCAATTTCTGTCGGCAATTCTCCGTCATCGTCATAATCGGTATCCCATAATATGTTTGTTGCTTTTAACATTGTTTTTCCTGCAATATTTGAACCTTTCTGACCGTTTCGCCGGTATCACAGCGTACTTTAATTATTTATAAAATTCTTCTTTTATATGTACCTTCTGCGTGTCTAAACTGACAGTAATATCAGGTTTGATTGTATTAAATATAAGTCCTTGCTCTTTGCAAAATTCATAACATTTGTTATAAATATAAACTTCATCAAGTTCGATTTCGTCATTGGTTTCTGATTCATCGTAGTAGTCATTTAAAATCCTATCTGCCAACTTAGAAATCTGATTTATTGTAATAGAATCATCAAACGCAAAACTCATCTGGTTAAGCGTGCCACAATCATAATCCCATTTTTCAAAACAAATAATTTTACTCATTTACAACACCTCATTCTTTTGTTTGCACCAAAAGCAATAATCACCACAGTCATACACAAAACGAACAACATTACCTCTTTTGTGAGACACAATGCCGTTGATGTCACATGGATATTCCCAAGTGTTGTAATTATGGAATCTCTCTTGCATAATACAAGCAATTAGAGCTTGTTTTGCCGATAGTGCAAATGTGTGTTTGTTTACTGTACCATCGTTCAATATCTTGTAAACATCTGTCATATTCATTCCTCCGTATCTAATGAATCTTCATACTCATCAAGAACCTCAGATACTGCTCTTTCTACAACATAACATCTTACTATGCCATCTGCATATGCCGGTTGTCCTGTTAATGTCTGTTCAAAATCTAAACCAAACACATTCACTGCCTTGAATAGCAAATCAAAATTGTGACACAAATGTTCTTCGGCTGTCCAATTTTCAATGTCTGCGAACTTTTTATTTGCTTGCACTAACAAAGGATTCATATATTCAGTTAGTACCCCATTACTAATTATCTCTTCTTTCTCGTCTCTGCTTATATATTCCAGAATTTTTATATTATCTCTAATATAACTTCTGACATTTTCTTTAACTGCTTCGACATAATTGTATTTCTCCATAGATGTCTCCTTACAACAAAAACAGCGAAGATTTTTGTCTTCGCTGTTTTATTTTTTATTCATTTGTAAATGCTTCATTATACTGACGCATAAATTCAAGCTCCATCTGTTGAGTTTTGCTTGTTGCTCCTAATTGTGTATAATCTTTCGCAATAATATTGTTCTTGTACACACCGAAAAAATTCATATTACAATAATCAGAATTTATATCAGTGTGATCGTAATTATAGCTATCTACATAATAATACGCATAATCAGCAATCGCATGAACAATTTTACTATTTTTCTCCCAAGGTGAAGATTTAAGACTCACATTAATATAAATATCATTGTTTGTGACTTCCCAATGACAATCAGGAAATCTCTGAACCAGATGACTTCGTATTCTATTAGATATTAGTAAATTATTATGCATATGATATTTTTGATAATTGTCTGGTATACTATCAGTTTTAGTTAAAGCAAACATATTTACTTAAATTCCTCCTTAGTCTTTGGCATTTCTAAATATAATTATTTTTCGGTTGGGAAAAATAATTATATTTCCAGTCATGATTTTTAACCTTTCTAATACTTTACTTTAAGTAAAGCAGTCTTTCGACAATGCAAATGCCAAAGGGAGAGCGTACTCTCCCTTGTTTCAAATTCTTATATGTATTTACGATTTACAATCCAGCCTGTTCGGCTTTATATTTAGCAATCATATCTTGTGCTTTTTTAATGGCGTGTTTTTCGTCTGGAGCGTAAACATATACACTACAAATTTTACCTTCTCTATTTTTCATAATTTCCTTTTCGTTGTATTCACTTATTGTTGCTGTATTGCTAACAGGATCATACGCCCAACAATAGTTGTCTTTACCATTTTCTCCATCTTCATATACTTCAATACAAGCTTCCCCCCAATTTTCAGAGTAAGCTTTTTTGTATCGTTTTGCTTTTTCATAATCGGTTGTTACATTACAGATATGATAATCTGAATAATCTCCTTTTGTAATAATATAAATTTTCACACTTTCACCTCTTTGACTAAATACGCAATATCTGTTTTTATCTGCTTATTTTACTGCTATAAATGCAATTATTAAAGGATAAAAACAGAAATCACGGTTTTAGCTGTAAAACTATACTTTTATCCATTCATCATTCTTTAAAATCTTCCCTGTCTGTTCCTCATATGTATATGTATCACCTTTCCACATTCTTAAATCGTTATGGGCAGCATCAACTGTTGCCGCAAAATAATTCCAACTTTCATCCTTTTCATATATACCGTTGAACCTATTGCAGAATCCGAAAATTCTTTTTGCAAATCTTCCAGAACTACAAAATAAACCGTACTTATTAGAATGATGCTTCATAAAATTCAAAATATCACCTTCAGATACGGACTTGTCGAATTGTATCCAGAACATTGACTGATTGGTTTTATTATGTCCTTGACAAGACATTACTGTAGATAACCCGTTCTTATTAAAAACTCCACGAGTGGGATTACTGCTTTGTCCAATCCTTTACTCAGCCACTCTTTTTCACTCATGCTGTATTACTCTCCAATATAAATCAAATTATCAATATATGCTCTATCAGTTCCTTTGAGTATAGGCATATGTTCATCAATATACCATTGAGAATGACCGTCATTTGTCGCCCGTTTAATACAACTGCTTCCTCTTTGCTTATATACACATAATTTATCCCAATCATGTCCTATACTTAGCGTCATACTCTTGATATCTGTAGTAGATTTCTTATACAATTCCCTATCGGTAAAATATGCTCTACCGTATGCTTGTATTGAATTTCTCATTGCATCAAGTTGCCGCCAAAAAATATTGTTACACACTTCTTCTTTTGGAATGTTAAATACACGAGCATCAAATGTAGCTCCTTTTTGCATAGCTTTGTAATACACCCGTTCATAATCCGTTGTTGGATCTGTATATGTCCATACATCAGTTATATGTCCTTCGCAAAATCCACTTAAAAATTGGTTAAAGTATAATGTCGCCATGCTTGCTGCAACACTACACATTTTTTGAACATTATATTCAAACCATGCACCTGTTTCCAATGTTTGGTAATCTACAAGCACTATGGTAATTTCATCAGATTGCGTATACCCAAACACACACCCTTGAATATTTTCACAGAGACATTGCATAGTAGTCTGCATAGCTCTAATCATAAAATTATCAAATGGCTTCTGAAATCCTTTAGTAAATGTATGAAAAGCTTTGCCGTCAACTCTGATTATTACAGGAGTTCTTCTTGTGAGATATGTTCTGTTTACATTCTCATATCTTTTCATTCTGTCACCAAGCCTATCTTGCATCTATATCGCTCCTTAATATTTAGTTCTTTGTATTTTCCATAACACTTCCACAGTGTGGACAATAGTTGCTATACATTGGCTTATGAAAGGCGTCCTTTCCAGTAAACCACTTACAAGCCGAACAGTACACTTCTCCTTTACAATATGATTCACGACTTACTAACCACCTTGCAGTGGTGCGTCTTGATTTTTTAGTATCAATAAATTCTTCGGGCGAATAAACTACACACTTGTTACCCGCACTTCCCGTCAGAGACGGCGAACAAAGTTCGTTCTTTGCTTTGCATATCGTCTCTTCTTGGTTGTAATATTCACAAGTTAAACAACTATGATTTTTCTTTCGCCATTCGTCTGGTGTGACTTGCGCCATTGCGTTTTTTCTTGTCCATTTCTTTAAAAGCTTAAACATTTCGTTTTTAAAACTCCTCTTTTATTTGCTTTTCTTTTCGTCTGAATGAACGATTCAAGTATCTTTTACACCAATGTATGTCGTGTCGTGCATATCGTTTATTACGGATAGCTTCTTGACACCGCTCACCCTTATCGTTCACTCTCTTGTAGAGACTCTTCTTCATTGTTGTTATCACCATTCCTATCATACAAATCGGTATGAGCAAAAAGTAGTGCTATAACTGTCGCTGTCAAGCAACCACCAAATATCGCTCCAATGACAAAACATACAATCTATAACATTATTCCACTCCTTCCTTAACAATTCATTACCTTTGACGCCTCTGTAAAGATTTTTGAAAAACCGGCGGTACAGGTAACTGCGGCTCTTTCAAGCTGACGGTCAATAAGCTTGTCGTAATCTGTAACAACACCGCCTGCCTGAACCATTTCAAGCGCACAGTTTTTGTCAAGACCGATAATCTTACCGCCCTCAAGCTCAGGAGTGTGAAGAAGGCTTGCACCGAGAGGTGTAATCATTCTGCCCGTAGCCTGAAAATCAAGACCTGCGTTTGAATCCTGAAGCTGAGAAAGCGAAAGAATCTTCTGCATTTCGGGGGTTGACGCAAGAATTGTATTGAGTTCATACGGGGCAAGCTCTGTCCAGAGCTTTAAAAGGTCCTCATATGTAACCTTGCCGCCTGTTGCAACATTAAGTGTGCCGGCGGGATTTTCATTGCCGTCACCGTTCACAAGCACATCAATCGCATCTTTAAGCTGTGCTCTTGCAATATATGCGCCAATCTGATTGAGTGTTACGGTAAAGAGGTCAAGACGCTGAAAGCGAAGCGCCTCATATGATGCAACAAGCATTCTGCCACGCTTGTGAAGCTTAACAAGGTTTTCTCTTGTCTTAACCTCAGTCTGCGGAATCTTTGCACCCTCGCCGACGAGTTTAAGACTCTTGTCATCCTCACTCGGAACAGATGCAATACTGCGGTAATCCATGCCCTCAATGTCTGTCACGGTTGCCACAAGATTTGGGAGAATATCCGCTCTCTCCATGCCCTGCATAACGGCTCTGCTCACATATTCGGGGAAAAGTGCCGCAGAGTTTGAACTCTGAAAAAACTTTTCAACACAGTCGCTGTTTCTGCCCTTAACCTTAATGTCAAAGCGTTTGAGCTGACGGGAAAATGCGTCAAGTCCCTCAAGTGCAGTACCTCTGTAATTTTCTGACGGATCAAGCTTTTCAAGTGCGCCCGAAATTCCGCCCTTTGTCTGATACATACCCTTTTCAATTGTAATATTTTCAAAATTTGCCATAATATCTTCCTCCTTTTGCTAAGGTAACATTATTCCGCTCTTTTGCTAAGTATTTGTAACATTATTCTTAGCCTTGATGTAGTCCATAACATCGTCAATGTCGGCATAAAGCCAAAATGATACATCGTCATCGTTAAAGTGAGGACATTTGTATGTTGACTTGCACCATTCGGTAGAGACATTAATGTCCTTACCATAGTTATATCGACATATTTGTTTATGCAGACATAACATACACTTACTCAATTCTTATCTAATCCTCCTTATTAACCACGAAAAATACTTCTAAACTCTTCAGGAGTGATTTTGCCTAATTTCATATCAATATATGCGGGTAAAGTTCTGCTATTAATAGTAGTCATATCATAGAGTCCCGCACCAATACGGAGAACAGCTTCATCGGAACACATATGTTTTTTAGACACCTCACTACAAATAGCTCTAATCGACTCTTGATTATGAAGTAACAGTTCAATAATATAAATTAGTTGCTCATTTGATAAACCTTTCATTACTTGTCTTTCGCAATCTAACATTACACTGCCTCCCTCTCAATTTTCTTAATCATCTCTCTGTAATCCTGCTCAAGAGCATTCATATACACTTTTGTAGTTTTTATGTAGATGTCAAGACTTTTGATCTTTCTCTCAGCCTTCTTTAATTTTTTGTGATTTACAGCAATACAAATATCGCAAGCGATTGCAATTATTACCGCAATTGCCGAAACCACAATTGATATAATTGTCGTTATATCCATTTCTTGCACCTCCTTAAAATATGTATTTTATTATCCAATCGCACCAAGTTTCTTGGTAGCTGACAAGCATTGTGGACAAACCGATTCTCTATATACAGGATTACTAAAAGCTCTAATCGAGTAAATATCGGTTTTAAAAATGCAACCACACATTCTGCACTCAAAACTGACTATACTGCCATCCTGATGGAACAACTTCGTCACACAATCTGTGCCGTTTTTAATAATTTTTACCATTACGCTCCTCCACCACTTTCATTCTCATCTGCTTTGGATGCAACAAAGCCCCATTCGTATGCGTCATACGGGTTCACAAGTTCACCGCAACAAAGCTTTGAGCCATAAACCTCGCCCTTTTTGTGAGTACACATCGCAATGTCCTCACCGCACACATTACACACAACCCTGTCAACGGCACAGCCAACGCTTACTTCCTTGATAATTCCGCTGTCAATCGCAAGGATAATATCCCTGTTGCTCTCACAAACGGGAAGATATGCCCTTGCCTTGAGCCTGTAGTAATCGTCACCCAAAGCCGTTTTCTGACCGTCAATTTTCTCAACCTTACAACTGAAAATTCTTGCCGCCTGATTTTTGGCACTCGGATTGTGGTCAATGATTCCTGTCTTTCCAACAAAGAGCTCTGCCAGTTCATAAAGCGAAACTGTTGTAAAGCGTTCGCCGTCACGGTCAACATCGTTGTCACACAGCACAATTGAGAATAAGTACACATCATTTTCATCTACCGCAATTCTTGTGTAGGTGTTAATAAGTTGTAAATCGTCATCGGTCGGTTTGATATTCTTTTCAATCAATAATTGTTTCATATAGTAATCACCTTTCTAAAACACATTCTTTGGTATTAAACCCAGCAGCACCTTTATGACCGCCACCGCCATACAACATAGCAATCTTTGAACAATCAATCTTCGTTGAACGCAGAGAATATCTCCATTCGTGACCATTAAAAACAAAGCCGATCAGCATATCATAATCATCAATGTTATTAATCACAAAATCGTCACTACTCATCATTCCCATATTGACAGCAAAGCATTTGTACCCGTTAAGCATAACCTCAAAACCGCAAGTGTCACAATAATGTGTCATTGCTTCTTTGCGATACTGAATCCTTGAAATACCTTCTTTAATTAAGAAGTCTGTAGCACCATAACCATATACAGGATCATTTAATTTCAGCCACCAATTACTGGTTGGCTCTGTGTTCGGTAGTGCTTTAAATCCCGCATGAAATTCATTAGTTGAATGCCCATATTTGAAAGTCCACACATCATAATCAGCAATCAGTTTCGTAAACATCGGAGCATCTTCCGTCATACTCTCCTCGAATGGTTTAATATCACCAATGCCATTATTCGTCATGTGCTTCAAATAACAATATGTGAGCATACAACCTGCTGCTCCATCATATCTGACACCACGAATTTCTTTGTCATAGTTTTCATACTTTTTAATTGCTGAAATATGGTGGTCAATCCAAGTAACATTTGGTGTGATTTCGAGAAGCTTATCCATTTCGCTTGGTTCGATTGAGTAATCGACAATATACACTGTTTCATTTTTCTTAATCTTATCAAATGGAAATTCTCTACCGTAATCCATTTCTATGTAACCAATATATTCCTCGACATAGGCAAGTTCCTTAACCCAGAAACCTGCACATTTACCGTCAGCATCATTGTGATAAACTACTTTCATTCTTCTTCCTCCTACTCAATTGCTTCTAACATTTTAAGTGTATCAAGAATTTCTTCTTCATCATTTATAAAGACTATATGCCAAGCTGATTACATGCACGATAAAATCCTTCTGCCCATAAATAAACACGAGGATGTATTCGTTTGCCACAATCATAAAGCCACTCAAAGTAATCAGTATCAAGTTCAGAACAAAAATCTACAATCAGTTCTGATGGTATAAACTTGTCGCCGTAAATGCAGTTTGAAACTTCATCTTCAAGATCTTTCCAGACATCATCTTCCGATTCCATATAACGGGAACTATGGTCGCTATACGAAGATATTATGTCATCGGAATCAAAATTCTCAAGATTGTATTTAATACTCTCTACAACATCTTTTTCATCATAATAAAACAAATCTGATGCTGTTTGAATCTTGCTTATGTAATACCCAATATCATTTTTTACATATTTTTTAAGATCTGACGGCTTAATCTTATTATACCAAGTAGCAATGCTATCACCCAAATCACCGCTAACTATGAAGCTACCTCTTTTCTTATCTACTATGTAATTCACATAATAATCTCCGCTTCCATCAGCCTTTCGCCAATCAATAATTAGGTAACGGTCTGTGTCCTGAATAAGCGTTGCTTTATGTGTGTTAAATTTCTCGCAGAATGTTGTATTATCAATTTGTGTATTATATGAAACCATTATTTAATCCTCCTTAACTTTCATTAAAGCTGATAAACTTATATATTTTACAAAATCTGCCTTTAGTTCTTTTCGTTGATTGCTCTTTAACATCACAAATACCACTATAACCATTTTTATACTTAGGAACAAAATATTTACAGGTAGCACAACGAGGATACTTTTTTCTGTATTCATCAGGTGTCATTACTGTCATTTTCTTCATCTCCTACAAGTTCGGGATTATCGTAGATGTTACCGATAACTTCTATCTCACAGCAATCCTCGTCCCAAATATCATCTGCAAAACCGATAGCAGTAAAATCATAATCCTGCCCGTAAATGTCAACACATAATGTATGACAAGAATAATAAACTTGAGTTATATATTCATAGTCGTAATCATAGCTTTTAATTTTAATGATATCTCCTTCAAACATTTCTGTATCATTTACATCAGTCATATCGGTACAGCTTCCTAAAGTATCCAAATCAATAAATTTAGGTATAATACATCCAGATTCTGTTCCGCTAAGTATGCAAGGATGTAATCCACAACATTTAGGATATAAAGTATAATAACCATACACCCATTCGCCTGTATTTTCCTCTTTAGCTCTACATAATTTAATCATTTACTTTCACTCTCCTTTTTGACCTCCTTCAAAATTAACAACCTTTCTATCATTTTGTAATAACGATAGTTGATAGTTTAAAATTGAATTGCATATTCTTCCCCTCTTCACTATCAATTTGAGCTTCATATGATGTCCCCATTTATATCACCCCTATCTCAACATACTTCGGCAATGAAAGTATATGTGCTTTTTATAAATTTTTGCCCCGCAAGGTTTGCCGATAACTCTGAGAGGTCTTGGTAAAACTTCCTCTTCACAACAATATTCATCAATGGCGTAAAAATCATAATATTGGACTATTGCATTCATTTTTCGTGACCCTTTCTTGCTCGTCCCACAATTTCAAAATCTCGTGATATTCTTCATCGTTTAAGTTAAGTCCTGTTTTTACATATATGCAATCAACGCAATAACTTGAGTATTGCAATCCGCATTTTTTACAAGGCATTGTTGCTCACTCCTTATCCATCTTTGCACCGCAATAGGGACAATAATCATACAATAGGAAGAACAAATAATTGTCGCATTCTGAACAATGATATTCAATCTCCCCTAAAGCATTTTCAGTCGATATCCACTTTCCGTGTTTAATCTCCTGTACATCTTCTGCTATCTGATTATCAAGGTCTTGTAATGTAACAATTGCATATATATATTCATTTCGTTCTTCTTTGGTGTTCGCGAAGCCTAAATATTCGATAAATTTATCTGCATCAATATATCTTTTCATCACTCTTTACCGTCCTCAATAATCCGATTCCAGCATTCAACGCATTCGTTATTGCATTTTTCAGTCATCGTCACCCCTAATTCAAAAGGACAAAGCGACTTGGGTGTTCCATCATCACTGAGCGGAATGTTTGGAAAGATTTTCAAAAGCTCACTCAAATAAGTCTTCTGCGGATGTGCATTGCTCCATTTCTGAACGATTGCAATTGCTTTTTCGGAATAAAGCACTTCAAAATCTGTGCAGCATATTCCTTTATTGTTATTACCAGCACTTAAGGGGCATTTGGCACATCCCACTCTGCATACTGTTGATTCTGTTGCTTTCAACATTCTCTTTTTTTCAATAAAATAATTTTCAGTTTTTGAACAATCAATCATTTTTTTACACCTCTATACTATCTTGTTTAAATGTTGAATTTATTCTTGGTTTTTATCAGTTAAATTCCAATAAAACATCACTTTTATTTAATATATTCCCAAATATCTGGCAAATTATCATCAGGTATAAATTCCAACTCTTTCCTCCAACAATACCAGCCAGAATTCTGCTTAGCTGCTCCGTTACACTCGTGTAAGTAACTGTGAGGACACGAAAACTCAACACCTATCGAATGATTATTGTCGTCAATAGCACACACTCTGCCTACTACTCCTACATACGGGAAATCAGGATATTCTGATAGTATTGTTGGAAGTATTTTAACCTTATCTCCAACTTTAAAAAGTTGGTTTTTCTCTACGGACATTATCAATCACATCCTTTGTATTATTCTTTCCAAAGTTTTGGTTTGCCATTTTCATCAACGAGTAAAGTCATTGTTCCTTTATTATATGGTATGTCTGATATTGTGTACATTACTTTAGTTTCAGTATCATACACTATCCATGCATCTAACCAACTATTCCGTCCTACACGCACGAACATATTATCTATTCTGTCTGATGTTTCGTCTGTACCGTTTACGGATGTACAACCAATCATTAACATTGAGATTGTTGCAATAACTACAACACAAGCAAGTATTCTTTTCCTCATTTTGCCACCTCTACAGACTAAACCTTTATTAAAGGTTTTATGACCTTTCATTATGTATTCTCCTTTATGCTCTTAATATTTTTAACCACAATTGTGGGTTTTGGGACTTTCTTTCTTTTGAGAATCATTGTCATTCTGCGATGCTCAATTATTGTATCTTTGATGTTTATGTATATCATATTTGCAATGAATGGAATGAACAAAATCAATAATTCGCCACCGAGCATTTCTGATTTTCGTTCATTCACTGCTCCCAAACGAGCAATTATAAACAATGGAATCGTAATGGAAATTGATATTGCACTTATCCAGAATCTCATTCTATGTAGTTCAGCTTTTAACTTCTTCATTGGGCTCTTTCCTTTCTTTTTTTGGACGGACTCAGTTCATTTTGATGAACAACCACAGACCGTTATGGTGACGCTTATCCGTCATGCGTCAAGGAGGTTACAAAATGAGTTTGTGCCGATTGCACTCACTTGTAAATGGTGGACTGTCAGGGAGTCGAACCCTGTACCCTCAAATTATGAGTTTGACGCTCTAACCAGTTGAGCTAACAGTCCATATGGTGACACAGAAGAGATTTGAACTCTCACTGTACAGATTTTAAGTCTGCTGTCTCTGCCGTTGGACTACTGTGTCATATCCGGTATTGTGTAGATTGAAGGCTGACGGAACAACAATCAAGGGACACCGCCATTCCATTCAACGCCAAACTGAGTAACTGATCAGTATAAAGTCTTTCTACAATAACAGTAGATTTTTATTTTAAACCGCAAGGTTATAAAGCTACACAATACCGTTTGGCTGAGCAGGTGGGAATTGAACCCACGATACTGGAGTCAAAGTCCAGTGCCTTAACCGCTTGGCGACTGCTCAATATATTTGCAAGCAAAATGGTTTCCGAAAAACTTGCAATGAATTTTCATTAAGAATTTAATAAAATCCCACCAGATGTTATTAGCATCTACGCAAGTCTGCTTTGATACATCTCATAACATCCTGTTTAAATTTACGAGAATATTCCTTCATTACATTTTCAAAATACTCTTTTTCAATCATTGAGTAATATGCAAATTTACCCATCATTTGTTGGAGTTGTGACAACTCCCAAACTTTACCGTTTAGCCTATCGCACATATAATTAAATAATGTAGCTTTGAACTCTTTTTTATTCTTATGTCCGACTGTAATGTCGCAATTTTGATTATACATAACACCTAATACGAATTGATTTCCACTTTTAAACTTTGTTTTTTCTTTCTCAATTGTAAACGGAGCGTGAATTTGAGTTAGTGTTTCGTGGATAAATCTAAGAACTTCGTCTGGATTAAACTTCCTACGGTGTGAAACTTGTATATCATCGCTATATCGGGTATATATATAGTCTTTTTCACGACACTTTTTTGTCATTATATAATCAAACGGTATCATCATAATATTAGTAAGCATTGGGCTGATTGGAGTTCCTTGCGGCAAGCCCCCATTAAGAAAACATAAATCTAATGCCCTGCTTAAACACTCTTTTCCAAAATCTCGTTCAATAACTGCACTAAATGGAAATATTTGTGCCATCATAGACATAAGAAAATCTTTGGTAGTATTACCAAAAAAGTTTTGAAAATCAGTTGTTATCCACCAGCGACTATGGTTATACTGATGCTTGGAAACTGCATCCGAGGCTGTTCTATGTCGAACATAAGCGTATGCGTTGGTGTGATGTAATGAAACACCCGCAGTCTCGAAAATCTCTTTTAAGCCCTTCAATGCTTCAGATAATTCATCATCCGGAGCACAGATTTCTCTCCATTTAACTCTGCCATATTCATCTAATTTCTTTTTTGGAATATAGAAATGAGAATAATGCTTTTCAATTTCTTGTCCAAGATAACTCCATTTTTTATTAAAGGCATCCAATGTGCCAACAATAAAATTGACATTGTATTTGTCTTTTGCACTCACAGGTATAAAATCAACTCTGCGAGTTACTGTGGCTGCCGCAGATTTAGTACCCCATAACCACTGCGGAGAGTGTATATCTCCTTCAAGCCAACTCCAAATGTTAGGCTTCGATTCGGTTTTTGGCAAACACACATAGTAGCACATACTTGTCCCTCCTTTACATTACTACCGTGTCAAATTTATATGGAGAAGATATAATCAAAGGACTTAATTTTCTTTCGGTAATCCATTTAAACAGATTCGTTGTACCTTTAAGTACAACATCTCTTACAACAATAGATTCACCAATCTCTACTCCACATGCTGACACTGGAGTTTCGGCTTTTGCTTCTTCATGTGTGAAATTCATTGTTTTAATCAAATTATCCACACTCGGCTTATCTCTCCACTCTACTGCATAGTGCTGTGCATCATATCTTGCAGTACGGTAATTCAACATTACTTTTATGTATGGATTAAGTCTATTCTGTTTGCAAATATTTCTGCACAAATCAATGTTGTCAGCACAAAGAATTACGATTCCGTTAAGTCGCTGATCAATATAGCCTTTATCAAACACCTGAACTTCGATATCAGGATTAACGGAAAGCAAGATGTTTTTTAATGACTCTGCTTTGTTGTGGTTTAAATCAGAATTAAAAAACATCTGATTACAAAGATTTTTACTTTCAACGAAATCAAAATCATATAATTTAAACTTGCAAAAGCCATATCTTGCAAGAAGCTCTGCCTGCGTACTACCTACACTCCCGCATCCGACTATATGTATAGTGGTTGACAGCTCCTTCTGATATGGGTTAATATCTCCTAATTTACTTAAATCCATTCCGTAAGACCTCCTTAATATATATACCGACTTCCCTGTTCAATCAATGAATCCCTATCGTTAGTTATCGCTCCTTTATGTACAAGATTACTCAACTCATCATGTATATCTTTGGCGTCCAAATAAGCAACACCAAATATATCTTGAATCTCTCCAATAGATAGTTTAATAGAACTCTGGCTTTTTACACCCGTATTACCGTAGTTGTAAGGATATTCATAATGCGAATACGATACTCGTTTTGGTTCTGCAACCATATCGTTTAATTCTTCCTTGAAAGACATCAATGTATCGTAAACTTCAGGTGAAACACAAAGTATTTTTCCAAACGACTGAATATTATTTGTGTTTAATGTTATCTCAGGCTGAGTATCCTTACCTGTAGACTTATATGCTAAATTAAGCACACCATCATAAAGATATATATTAAAATCACCTTTTTTATTTATAATCATAAAGATATAAAAATCAGTATTATCAATCATTTTCACGATGTCTTGCTGAAATTTTGTATCAACAGATGATGCCGATGTTCCCATATTTACATGAGAATGCCCGTGAAATCTAAGACTGTTATGTATATCATCTGGCAACTCAGTCTGCCATTCGTTATACTCTTCCTGAGAAGGCTCAACGGTTGTTGGAGTAACTACTTGAGGATATACAAAGATATCAGTAATAACAAAGTTGTTGTTTTGCCTTTCGACTGTACCATGCCACCCCACCTCTTTGTCATTTACCTCAACAAGCATCATCATTTTGGCAAAAGCTAATGGAGTGAAAGATATTGTAGGTGTTTCCATACCTGTCGGTATCTTTAAAAGTTGCATTTTATTTTCTCCTTTCGTTCCATTCGTCTACTGTCATAACTTCTCCAGACTCCTTATCCCTAATACACGAGTAGTCTGCCTCATTGAGCAGAGTTCCCAATTGGTGCATCACCGTAGAATCCATAAAATTCAAATTTTGTGACGCAGTAAGAATAAGCTGTATTGCATAGTAGATATTGCCTTCTGCTAATGCAGTTGCAATATCTATTCTAAAACCCCCAAAACAATTAAATAAAGCCAAATGAGGATGAGGCATATAACCGTATAGATTTGTCTCATAAGCATCAAAAGAATTGTTATCAAGATTTATACAGATTCTACATTCGGTTAGTAAATCAATTCTGCCATCAACCATCCAACATAAAACATCCTTACCTACGCTTGGCATATTATTAATAGTGGAATTTTCTGATTTTAATATTTCGGCAAAAGCATCCTCATCATACTGAGTAATCGGGTTACATACTACAAACTTAAGGACGCCTCCATCAATTTTCACATCAGAAATCACACTGTTGTTTGTAAGCATATCTATCAATGCAGCATTATCATTATCGTTGTCGTTATATAATGATAATTGTTTTTTACAATCCAACAAGTTTTCGTAAACCTTTGTCGCATTTGCTACATAATGTCTATAATCCGATTCATAATTCTTAATCCTATCGTGTAGTCGATCAAGAGTGCGTTTCTTTTTATACTGCGTAAAATCGGCAATTTGAGCATTTAACACAACTTTCGATAATCCTTTTTCTTCTGAAATTTTGTCGGCTAACTCGAACAATTTATCATACGAACCTTGGCTTATTCCATCAACAATTGGTTTGAATTTGTTTTTGATCTCTTTTGCTGTGCAAACAAAATCAAACAGCGGAATAAGAAAAACAGCTATCGTTTCTTCTACACATTTTGCATTAAACGAATCTGTCCAAAAAATATACTGATTGCCGCCAACCCATCCTTTTGATTTATTGTGGGTTAATTCGCAATATTTATCATAATTCTCATACGATTCCACACTACAGTTAAATTTCTTATTAATTCCCTCTATAGTGGGTTCTGTGTTGTTATACCATATATAAACAGCTTTGTCTGTTGCGGCTATCTGTGGTGGCTGTGTGCCGGAAACACAACCAAAAAATATAGATGGCAAATCACTGTTCTTAGTGTAATAAGGTTCGTAAACACATTTGACAAATGTTTCGATTATCTTGGGGCAATCATCTCCAAATGTAAGACGGCTATCAAAACAACTCCGAGTGTATAAATTTGTAATTAAATCCATTTTCTATTCCTCCTTAGATTTTGGCATTTCTAAATATAATTATGGCAGTGATACGACGCCTGCGGGAAGCTTGGTCATTGGGATTCCTGATGTAATCATAGCTTTGATGTGGCTATTTCAGTTGCAAACCGTGGATACGAATGTTCATTTCAGTTGTAACCCTTGGGTTTGAGAGATATTCGCCGCTACTCGTTTTCACCACAGTGCCTTTCATTCACCTCGCATCCATCAGGAGACCCTGCTGGATGACTCTTCTGCTCCTAACCTTTCTGATACTTTACTTTAAGTAAAGCAGTCTTTCGACAATGCAAATGCCAAAGGGAGAGCGTACTCTCCCTTGTTTCAAATCAAATTATGCACAATCAGCTTTGACAACCGATGCAAGAATGTATGTATCTCTTGCGCCAACAATGTCAGACAGTGTTCTGTTGACATCCTGTGCAGATACCACAACGCCGTTAAGATTGAGAATACCATTACCCATTTCGAGCTGGGCTTCATTGAAAGCCTGCTGAACTGTCATTTCATCCGGGTTGCCAATGATTGTTTTTGACTTAAGATTATTCTGAACTTTAATGCTTTTCATTATTATTTCCTCCTTGTTTACGCTGTTACAATCGAGCCGACAATTTTTGCAATGTTTGCATCAATATCAATACAAGCTTCCGATACACTTCTTTCAATCTGTTCAAGGTTTGTCAGAATTGAACCAAAGTTTTCTGCAATCCACACCTTTGTGTTGTCGGCAGATTCTGATGGGAGAGGAATTGTAATTGATGCCTTTGGTGCTGTGTAAGAATTACTTACAAAAGAAATTCCGCAATCGCTAAAACTCTCTCTGTGTTCACTTGGCTTTACAGCGAAAAGCATATTGCCATCGTCATCCTTTAAGGACAATACATCTGGCTTGTGTTTGTAAACTTTAAAAAGTTCCTCCATTGAAAAGTTGGCTTCAATAACCATCACATTGTTTAATGTTTTTACAGTCATTTTGTGACTCCTTTCTGCCTCGTATGGCACTTTAATTTATTTCTACTTTAGCATTACCCAGTTACACCACGAGGAGGTAGTAGTTTTGTAACCGCTCACCCCTATCTAAAGGGGTGCTGTAACATTTCTTAAATAAAGATGGAGCTTGAGGAGAGTCTGTAAGTTGAACTTTTTGTTGGATAAGCAACTTGGTCTTATGCCGTTTTCGACTATCAAAGTAATATTTCTTCTGTGCTTTTTGCGTTTTAGTTTGTCTTCGTAAAATGCCTTGGCTTAGTAAGAACTTTGGTTTCCTGACGACACCCTGTGCCAGTTGCTGTCCATTTCCGATTCGCCTTCAGGCTGTATCCCTTTCTTCTCTCTAACCTTTCTAACACCTTACTTTAAGTAAGGCGGCTTTATTTAATAAAGCAAGCAAATGTTACATTATTCAAATCCTATTTCTTCATACGCTTCAACAGCTTCTGTTTCGGTGTCACCCGAACACAACACATTGCCATGCTCATCAATAACTTCAAAGTGACCATTCTTTGCAATTACCGTCATATCACCCCTCACCTCCTACTCTTAATGCCGCCTCTTTTAAAACTGCAACATAATTATCAATCTTCTCTCTATCGGATTCTTTTGCTTGTGGTAAACAAAAACGAATTGTTTTTGCAATATTGTCAAGTTCTCTTGACAACTTTTGATCTTCTGTCATAATGTTTGCTCCACAATGTGAGCAATAATACGAACCCACTTCGTGTTTATCTTTACCACACTTGGGACATGCCTTTTTAATGCCTACAAGACTAACAGATGAATTAACCGACGCTCTGACTAATTTAGAAACAGTGGGATATGATACCCCATACAATTTAGCTATATCTTTCATCTTCTCGCCTTGTCTATAAGCCGACACAATCTGGGCTTTTAGTTCCTTACTAATAGTTCTGCCTGCCATTTTTGTAATCTCCTTCTACTGTGATATTGTGTTTTGCTATCAACATAATTTACTTTATAACCTCCCTAAAATTGTTCATATGTTAGATATACTCCCAAATATCCGGCAAATTATCATCCAAATTATCATCAGGTATAAATTCCAACTCTTTCCTACAACAATACCAGCCAGCATACCGCCCAGATTTCCCGTCACAGTCGTGTAAGTAACTATGAGGATGTGAAAACTCAACAGCTATCGAATCATTATTGTTGTCAATATCGCACACTCTGCCTACTATTCCTACATACGGAAAACCGGGATAGTCTGATAGTATTGTTGGAAGTATTTTCACCTTATCCCCAACCTTCAACATAAAACTACCTCCTTACAAAATGTATCACCAGACATAACTTTCTGGCACGAGCGATAAGTAATCTCCGTCGCACCACCAACCATCTGAGTGCGGTGTAAACCCTGTACAACCATGTAACCGATCATCATCAAAATCAAAACTTACAGCATACCAATTTACACCTCTATCGTCTTGACTCTCGAACTGTATGATGCCTATTTTGTTAATCAAGAACTGACTATCACAACCGTCCTGTTGTGTTATGCTTGGTAATACTTTTACTCTGTCTCCGATTTTAAACATTAAATTACCTTCTCTCAAATATAATTCCAAATACTGATATCATCTGTTTCGGACGGTTGAATTTTCTTGAGATGTTTAGGAAAACAACGCCAAGTATTGTTGTCTTCATCGTTAATCTTGATTTGTACTGAATTGCTTATCAAATTATTAGAATATACTGCATTAATAACCGCTGTATGTCCAATAAATATCTCAGGTATTCCAACTATAACAGCAGAAGGCAATATTTGAACTTGATCTCCAACCTTTAGCATAAGAAGCTATTCCTCCTGTTCTAATCGTTTAATTATTAAAATACGACAGTAATTTTCAATCGCAATTTCGGTTGTCTTGGTTTCGATTGTTCGCACAATCTGAGATGTAACCTTTACACCAAAATCCCTCAATACATCAATATGTCCATCACGAATATCTTGTATTGTTTTGACACTCTCGTACACTCTAACCACCTCTTTTTAGGCAAAAGAAAAGTGTATGCAAAAATCTATCGCATACACTTAATTGGTTTATATTTACTTTTTTGTCACTCTTATAAAAGAGTGATTTTATGGCAGCGGTTTTGTTTTGACTCGCAACCGCTAAACGAGTGTTCTTAATCTTTTGGCTTATAAGCAGCAAAATTCAAGCACAACTCTAAATTTCCACTATCATTTACTGAAAATGAGATTAGCGTACTGTTCAACGCAATTTTACAGAACGCCTCAATATCACTCATGCGGAATTCAATCGGCATACCGTCTTTAGAACGAATTATTACAGAGTTGGAATAGTTAGGTGTCAAGTCTAACGAAGCAAGTGAGATATCCTCGTCTTTGCTTGCAAATTTACTTAAGAAAACTATTGCATCTGTGTACGCATCCATCCCTCGTACATCTTCTACAAACTCGTCTGCCGACTTATTTAGATTTTGAGATATTTGTTTACGCAGAACTTCACCCAAACCGTGCATAGACTCTTGTGATGTATTCTGGTTGCTGCTATCAACCGTGTTGTTACTCAAGAACATTCCCTCTCTTTTTATTAATTGACAAACATCGTTTATCTTGCCGTGATATAATCACGCTTCAGGAATATTCTACCATTTTTTACACGAGTGTTCAAGCGAACATACTTTCTATTCGAGTTTTGCGTACTGTCTTGACTTATGGCAAATCTTAGTCATAAGCAACTCAGACATTTTCTGAGACAGTTTCGGAAATTCAAGCCTTACTCTGCTTGAACCCCTATCGGGACGAGTGGCTTCAAAAGTCACTTCTTTGTCATGAAGAAATTTAGCAGCATATTCATACGCATAATTTTCCACCCATACAACTCCCATCTTTTCACCTTCTTAAAAATCAAAACTTATAGCGATATTTTCGCCATAGCGGTCATAATAAGCCACCTCAATGGCTTTGATTTGTGCATCGTTTAATGTACTCAACTCGTCCCATGAGATGCCGTAGCACTCAAGGAGTTTTTCAAGCTTGTCCTTGTAACTCATCAGTATTCCTCCTATGGTGCAATTAAGACTAACAGCTTGCAAAACCAGTACAAGCCAATCAAACTTAGAGCTCCTGCTAAACAATAGCTTACTGTCATTATAGCAAGCTCAAGGTTAGTCAATTTATTATGTTTTTGTGGACGCATTACTAAACCTCCTTAAAAATAAGCATACGCTTTGGCAGCGGTTTTGTTTTGACTCGCAACCGCTAAACGAGTGTGCTTAGATATTACTTCTGCTCATCTGTAGTTTCTGTTACTGTGCTTACATCTTTAGATTTATCAGAATCCTGCGTGTTGGTAGCCTTCTGCTTATCTGTAGTTTCTGTATCTTCATCATCAGAATTTTTTGCACCTTCGTATTCAAGTGCAAACCCTCTGCCTTCGATTACACATCTCATCATTGAATAAAAATTTTCTCTAAACTCTCTACCTTGAGCCGCAGAGAGAGAGCCCCACTTTTTACCACGCTTAGTAAACAGGTTCATAAACTGTTTTACCTGATGACCTGTAACCTTTAACATATTTTTACCTTTTTTATCAGGCATAAACAGAGTTTCGTCAACAATAGACTGTAACAGCTTAGTCATAGATGTCATAGATGTAGGAACAGCAACACCCTCAATATCTTTATCGCCGGCATTTTTCAAAAATTCCACAGTACGAGCCGCCTCGTCAATATAGTAACAATCTCTCAGCTTTTTTAACTGAGCAGACTGCTCCGCACCGCTCGTTTCTTCAAGTGTCCATTTTAGCGCACAGATGAGCGATAATTTTTCAAGACTTAAAGCCCAGTGGTCACTCAGTTTACCTTCTTCTGATTTTGCTTTACAAAAATCCAATAAATCAAATTTTTTCTTAGCCTTCTCGTCAAGTTTGCATCTGGTAATAATGTGGGTTTCCTTTGAACGCTCAGTTTTATGACCAAGCACAGTGTACTGCTCTTTAAGAATAAGCTCCTTTACAGGAAAATCACAAGCTACAAACTTGTCGTATTCCTGAAGTTTCTTAGTGTGAGCATAATCCTTCTCAAGCTCGTCGAGCTCATAAAAGAGCTTGTCACGCTTCATAGCGTCCTTGTCCTTGATTGCAGTGTTAATATCTGCAATTTTCGATACGATAGAATCGTATAACTCAGTTAATGTTTTCATAATGCAATCTCCTTATTTTCAAAATTTGCTCCGTAGAGCATATATTAAAGGGCACTCAGTGGTTATTCTGAGTGCCCTCGATATATACACTCATATTGAGTAATAATCAAGTTAATTTTCACATTTCCTCAAGCCAAGTTTAGGTTTGTGTAAACCTGCGAACGCTCTAACAGTGACGCCGCCGCCGAGAATTACTCAATCGAGTTTAGGGTATTCTACACCTACTATTTCTTATGCAAATAGTTACAGAATAATTTATTTGGTATTACTCACACCCTTGTATGTTTTTTGCTTTGTCATACCAAAGGTTCGCTCGCTCATAGCTACACTTATCTTTGCGATGTTTTAAACTCTCGTGGAGAACCTAAAACGCTCAAAGGCACAAAATAAGCGTACCCCTCGTAAAGAAGTACGCTTTGCTATGTGCTATTAAGTTTGCTCAAATAAGTAAATTCTTTGATAGAGCTAATGGAATAGAACTGTTTACGGTACAATCCTTTAGAAACCGCCGAGGGTGTCCGTTCCTCTCTGACTGTTCTGTCGCCGAGGGTGTCCGTTCCTCTCTGACTGTTCTGTCGCCGAGGGTGTCCGTTCCTCTCTGACTGTTCTGTCGCCGAGGGTGTCCGTTCCTCTCGAAGATAAAAAAAGCGCCCACCAAAAAGTGGACGCAGTAAACTAAACTAATTTTCACATTGTAATGACTTGATAAATTGTAACATTCTGAAATCATTGTCAGAATATGTATATGACTTATTGATTATTATAAAGTCGTCAAAGGTCAAACTGTTTTCATTCAAGAAACATTGAAACGCCTTGCGAACGGCTCTTATATGTTTTTGTGCCGTCTTGTTCCGTCTTGCATATCCTTGCTTATCGTTTATGTTGTCGGCGGTATAATTCAGACACATCAATTTTAAAACCTTGTTTTGTGTCGGTGTGAGAGTAGGTAACACGGCGGTCAACATCTGATTAATTAATGGTACATTGTAACATACCCCTGTCAAAGTGTCTACGGCTTGCAGTTTTTCTCCGTGCTTTATGGTGCGGTTAAGTTCGCCCGATACATTGATAATATCCCCGTTACGGGTAATATCTTCAATGTAGACAGTTTTGTGTGTCGTGTCGATACGGCTATTAATGCCCCTAATTGATTGACAATAATTATTCAATGCCTTGTAACCGGCATGTATAACATCTTTTTTGTATGCCGTATAATCGGAGGTGCAAGCGCCTATATATGAATGGTTCTTCATATAGTCCCACATACCGACGACCGTTTCTTGTATCAGATCATCAAAGTTTTGTGCCTCTCCCGAAAACCGATATATAACAATATCGTATAATCGGGGCTGATTGATTGAGTGCCTGTAACAATGATTGACACACATACGACTTGCAGTCTTGTACAAGTCATGAAGAGCAATGCTATAAGTTGCGAACGGTTGCGGGTTTACAACCTTATAACCGTGTAGAGTCTTACAAGCATGCACATGTGTGTTGTGTTTGTGTGTAGGTGCATAGGTGAATTTTTTAATGGTCATAATGAAACCTCCCTAATTTTTTGTTGCATATGCAACATATTTGTGTACTGTAGGTTGCCTACCCCTATACTATACCACACCCGATCCGTAATTGTCAAGTCATTTTTATTTCTTGCCGACTACAATGATTGCAAAACATATATATACTATGCAATGAATATTTATACAAAATAATGTATAAATTTCACTTCACAAAATAGCAGTAGGTTAAATGGGGCATATATTCCATATTTTTAGTATGTATAATTATGCTTTATGTTTGCAGTTACTTCTTCTCACAGTCAGGCTTAAAATCTCGTATTTTTATTTTCTCTTTTTCTCATTCCCTCTACAAATCCTGAAATTTATTTCCTATACAAATGGTGAATTTGTTCCGATAAAAATATCCTTTACAAAAAATAATGAATATACTTGCATTTCCACAACTTGGAATTTTTTCAAAAAACTTTGATTTTTAAGTCATTTTTACTTGACATTTTTAGGATATATGGTACAATTAGCTCAGAAAGTAATTCAGAAAGGATGTTCGATACATATGAAAACTGAGAATAACAACCTAATCTATGTAGACTTCTCACAGCCTATACAACCTGAGAAATTAGTTAGACAAAACAATAAGCTCCGAGCGTCAGCTCAACTCACAGTACCCTCAGAAATTCAAAATATAGAATCTTACGAAAGACACGATGTAGATCCTATCAAAGATACCCATACATTAAAAAGTATCTCTGATTACTTAATCAGTAAAGGTAGATACAGAGACAACATGCTTTTTATATTGGGAATCAATTTTGGATTAAGAGTCAGTGACTTAAGGTTACTTACCTTTAATCACTTATTAGAGGTCAAGAACCAACAATTAGTGTTCAAAGAATACTTTCCTATCATCGAATTAAAAACAAAAAAAACAAGAAGAAAAAAAATCAATAGGGTAGTTACCATTAACTCAGCAGTAATGGATGCCGTAGAATTGTTCCTCAATCACAATTCCAAAACTCTGAATGACTACTTATTTACTGGTGACAACAGCAACCGTTCTAAGAACTTAGGTAAGCCTTTAACCAGAGAATATATATATAGTATTCTTAAAGGCTTAGAAACTGAATGTAACCTTACAGAAAAAGTAGGCACTCATACATTAAGAAAAACCTTTGGGTATCATCAAATGGCTATGAGTAACTTTAGTAACGATAAGCTTTTACTATTACAGGAAATGTTTGGACACAGTTCTCCTTCCATTACATTAAGATATATAGGCTTAACACAAGATATAATCTTAGCTTCCTGCAAGAAACTCAACCTTGGTACAGACTACAGTTATGTAGTTAATAGCAATTTAGAAGCTACTAATCTCTTCCAGTCACTTGCATAAAGGAGTAACTACTGTTTTAGTTTTTCTTTTCCCTTGTTGGGAAATGAATTTATTGAACATAGACACACTCTCTTGCAACTACTATCTACGGATTCTAAGGTAAAGTTTAGAGTAAAGGAGCTTAATGAACGATTGGCAATCTCAGAATAAGCTTGCTGTTCGAGAGAATTAAGCGACCAATACATTTGTCTGTAAAGGCTTAGTCTGCATAACTTTTGGGACAAATGTATTCTACCCTGTGGTATGGAGCTCTTTTTGGAATTACGAATAGTTAAAAACCAAAAGTGCTTTTTTAAAATAAAACATAGTGTTCATCGGCTTTTTCAAAGCCTCTCTCTTTAGAAAAAAGAATATATAGAAAGAGAATAGAGTAATTGTGAAAAGAGTGTAATTAATCCTTTTTGCCCAAAGTGGCGAAAACCCGCATTGGCATTGGGGTTTTGGGTTTTTTTGTGACAAAAATGAACACCATATTATAAGTCTTGAAAGGGGTGATTTTGATGTAGAGGCAATTCACACATCAACACAAACATTTACTTGTAAAGGAGAGATTCTATTACGAACAACAACCAACGCAATACACATCATATAAAGGAGGCTGCAAGTGGAACTGAATGTTGTAAACGCTTTAATGGGACAAGGTAAAACTTCCGCTGCAATTAACTACATCAATAACGCACCTGAAGATGAGCACTTCATTTTTTGTACTCCGTATTTGTCAGAAGTTGATAGGGTGATAACAGCCTGTACTGACAAAGAATTTATAGAGCCTCAAAAGAGTCCATCAAAAAGGCAACAATTCAAAGAGCTTATTACAAATAAAAAGAATGTAGCGACTACCCACTCACTTTTCTCAAATATAGACAGTGAAACACGCAAACTAATAAAAGACAACAATTATACACTGATACTCGATGAAACAATAGAAACGATATCTCAACTTGTTTTGTCATCAAGCGATCGAGAGTTTATTGCATCACTTTGTGAGTTTGATAATAAAGGGTGTGCCACTTGGAACTCGGTCAAAGGAACAGCTTATATGAAAAGTATAGAAACGATGTGTAATTGTCACAACTTGTACTGTGCAAACAATGACTTTGTTCAACTACTACCGATTGAAAACTTTAAAGCCTTTTCCAAAGTATTTATCCTTACTTATTTGTATGAGGCGTCTTTTACTGCTTACTACTTTCAGATGTTTGAGATTCAGCCCAAATATTGGTGGATACAGGGGGACAATTACGAAAACTTTACATTCGTAGATTACGAAGTCAAGCATGACATTTCGGATGTCACTAAACTTATACATATATGCGATAATGACAAGATGAATGAAATTGGTAAACCTCCAACAGCACTTAGCAAACACTGGTACCAAACACACGACAAAGAAATTCCTACACTTAAAAAAAATATATATAATTTTTTTAGAAACATACTGAATGCAAAATCTAATGAGTGTATGTGGACAACATTTAAAGAGTATAAATCTAAAGTGCAAGGCAAAGGGTACACAAAAGGATTTATAGCTTGTAACTTACGAGCGTCTAATAAGTTTAAAAGCAGGACAGCAATTGCCTATCCGGTCAATAGGTACATCTCCCCTGTTTTTATAAGATTTTTTGAGAACAATGGCGTTACGGTCGATGAAGACGGTTTTGCTCTCAGTGAGATGCTTCAGTTTATCTGGAGAAGCGCAATCAGAGATAACAAAGAAATTAACATCTATATCCCATCCTCAAGGATGAGAAATTTACTGGTCGGTTGGATAAATAATAATAAATAAAGGAGTCCAACCCATTGAACAAATATACATTTAACTACACAGAAACAGAGAATTTTACAGCAGAGGAGGTGAAGGATTGTTGTAAGTGCCTCTGGTTTGACCTGTGTGGCACGAACAGTTTGCCTTGTACAAATTACTCTGCCGAAGAAATAATCGCTCAGGAGGTCACAGAGGACATAAACGAGCGTGTTATGGCTTACGCAGAGGTTGTACACGAACTAAATGATGAAGACAACACATATTCGCTTATGTACGAGAGCGAGGTGAGTGTTGTTGAGTGATTATATACACGGAGTAAACATCCTCTCTTTGGATGCTAAAGATGTATTTATCGCAAACCATTATAATAAACCCGATAGTGTAGGCTATAACATCCGTTATCGCAACGGAGATATTAACTACCGAAAATTTATTAACACACTTCCTCATAGCAAAGAACTTCCGAAAATCATTGAGGTATATAAGAAGGTGTTCCGAAATAATCGCTTTTCCTGTACGGTCAACGGAAAAGAATACACTCAGAAAGTTATTAACATTACTTTCAATTACAGTAACAAAGAATACAATAGAATAACCGCTAACATTTATGTGAAATTCGGCTATCGTTTAGATGAATTAACCTTACAAGATTGTGTCTGCGTCAAGGACGGTGAACTGCTTGCTATTCAGACAGACACTCCTACAGAGTTTCCTATACATAAAGATGCACTTGGCAAATACTTTTATTACGATGATGGAATGTATAAGGCTAAGAACAACATAAAGGTGTTACACTCGGTTGGTGATTTACGAGCCGACTTGTACGCAAACGGTTTTGTTTGTGATGGAGTAAAATATGTAAGATATAAAAGAAGCAATGGTAGTTCCCGCTTAGGAAAATGCTTATTCATTGATGAGAATTTATATAGGGGAATTTTTAATTGGTCTAAGTGTGGTTTAACTATCAAACAGGGGCAAGAAATAGATTTGCCCGCATTTGAGTCCTATACAGCGTTACCTTTGAGTAGCACTATTGCAAGCCTGTATATTCAGCCCGAAAATATTTTACTTGTAGACGATTATGAAGATGTGTTTACAGATAGAGTAATGACTACCCGTATAGATGAAGGTGTATTAAAAACACAACCAGAAGAGGTGCAGATATGTAATAGCATTTGGGATGGACAGTCTCTTATGGATGTTAGTCTATTTGGAGAATATCAGCATAAAGGTTTTTTACTGTTGCGTAACAGATTTTTTAAGTCAGCTTGCTTTAATACCAACCTTCAACGATGGTTTGCCGACAACGGTATTACTGATGTGTCACAGCTTAATGGATATACACGAGCTAAATACATACAGGATGTAAAACTCGTAACTACTCCAAGCAGTATTAAATATTTGAAGTTTGGAACATTTGACGCATGGCTTGACAATCTCGACACAGAATTTGGTATAGTTAAGTACGAAAAGCCGACTCATATTATGGATGGTAAATTAGTTCAAACCCATTATCAGCTTTTAAATACATTACAGTTGTCACAAGAAGATATGGAAGAGTTTTTGAAACCCTCAAAAGACTATCTAAAAGCCCTCAAAACGGACGAAACTGTTTTGAGGTATCACATTAAGGCTCAGACAAATAACACACTCACAGGCGAAGCCATAGCCTCTAAAAACGATTTGGTGTACACTTTGCTTGGCATTAATGACAAGTTTTGTGATACTAAATTGTATTATGACACAGTAAGAGAGACTATTAGATCTTATAAGAACAATATGAAGAGAGGTCATATTTCCGTAGCTGGTAATTACTCAACACTTGTAGGAAATCCTTATGAGATGCTCCTACAATCAATTGGTAAATTTGACGGTACATCTCACTTGGGTATAGGTAATATACATTCAAAAAGATTTGCCTATAATCAAAAATTATTAGGTTCAAGAAGTCCTCATTGTTGTACAGGCAATGTATGGGTTGCTTATAACAAAGAATGTCCGGAAATAGACACATACTTCAACTTCACTAAAGAGATATTGTGTATTAATAGTATAGGAGAAAATGTTTTGCAACGGCTTAATGGTTGTGACTTTGACTCAGATAGTGTATTAATCACAGACAATCCCATTCTATTAAAGGCAGCAATTAAAAATTATGATAAATGGCTTGTTCCAACGAATATGGTAGAGGCTAAAAAAATCAAGAGGCATTACACCGTTAATGACTTAACAGACTTGGATATTAAAACAAGTGAAAATAAGATTGGAGAAATTATTAACCTTGCACAAGTGCTTACAAGTATTATGTGGGATAATATTAATAACGGTGCATCGTTTGAAAGTGTACAGCCTATATATACCGATATCTGTCAGTTGTCTGTAATGTCTAATATTGAAATAGATAAGGCAAAAAAAGAGTTTGATGTACAAATGACAAAAGAACTCGAACGACTAACCACAAAGTATCTCAAAGACGAAAACGGAAGCAAGTCACTGCCAGAATTCATGTTAGAGGTGAGCAAACAAAAAGCCAATCATAAAAGACATAAACATTGTACTTCTCAAAATAAGACTTACCGTTGTTATGATACCTCTATGGACTATCTTGAAAAATCAGTGCGTAAGCGTATAGTTGGTAATGATAAGCACCCTATGTTGCCTTTGACTTCTTTTATTGATTTCAAGCCTCACTCTTCACATATCAACAAAGAGCAAGCTGATGAGTTTATTTACACTGTAAGAAAGAAACAAAGTGAAATAAACGCTGTATGGCTAAAAGAAGAATCATCGAATATAGAAAAGCATGAGCAGGCAGAACAAATTTATCAAGACTTATTGACATATGTGTCTTATAAGAGAATTGGTTTAAGTACAATGAGTTATTTGCTACACGAAGCCGAGAAACCAACAAATAAAGACATATACCGCCTATTGATTAAAATATTATTCTATTCCCTACCTAAAGATTTCTTATATCTTCTGCGTAAAAGCAAAACCCCAGTACAAAAATTAAAAATGTGTGAACAAGGAGATATAGAATTTTTTGGGGTTAGATTTAAAAAAGCATAAAAATTTTGCCCCGATTATAGTCATAATCGGGGTGATTTTTTGCAATTTTGGGGTACTTCCCGCCCTTTTTTGATATTCGGACACCCAAAAACCTCGAATTTTATGCGGTTTTTTGTCTTGCGAGTTAGGCTGTATAGGGGGACTAAATACAATACCCCATAATATACTATCATTTCTTGCATTGCAAGTCAAGTGATAAATTGAATTTAAGGAGTTTTTACAATTATTACAATCACAAAAAAAGAGAGTCAGATTATACGCTCAGAGTTTCCTGATGTATGGATTCCCCAGACAGGACGAGGAAAGCCTGCAAAAAGACACAGAAGATATTTGCCAGAAGTGACCGAATATCTCCGTTTGATTGCAGACACAAATATTGAGGCAGCTAAAATACTTAAAGCAAAAAATCGTGCCTCTAAACAGAGACGAAAGGGTTGAGCGTCTTACTATGCAGAAAGCTAACACAAATAAATATATAGACAATTGGTGTTTACAGCGACCAGACGAAACCCACGAGGAATGGAAAATCAGGCTAATAGTAGCTAAAAAGAACGGAGAGCTAAATGGCACAAAATTTCCTTTGAAATGGTCTCAAATTGTAAACCTGCTTGGCGAGAGCGTATCATCTGACCACTTTAGAAAATATGCGTCAGGCGTGTATGACTATTATAATTATAAAAATCAAGATAATGTAAGCACGAGAGTTCTTTCAATATCGGATTTGCATTTTCCTTATTGTAAGCCTCTTAGCACATTTGAGAAATACATAGGTCGTGTAGATATATTGCAATTAAACGGAGACCTTGTAGACTGCGCCCAGTTATCAAAATTTACGAATAAGTCGAAATATGTAAGCATAACCAAAGAACTTATCAGAGCAAGACAATATTTAATTGACCTGATTCATTTGTTGAATCCAAAAAAGGTAATTGCAAACAACGGCAATCACGATTTGAGAATAGGTGATTATATTGCAAAAAAGACAAACAGTGAATTATGCGACATAATGCCGTCATCTGTACTTGATTATATCTTCACAGACGGATTTATTGATTATGACAACGAAATAGGAACGAAAACTGAGTATTCTCCCCTGACGCATGTGTTCAAAGATAGCAACATTGAAATTGAATTTACAGGTAAATGGTACTCTCAGTTTGGCGATACTGTATTCTGTCATCCACGAGCATACTCTTCGGTAATGCTTAAAACCGCAGAAAAAGCTTTGTATTATTTTCGCAACGAGGGGTTTGATTTTAAAAATATTGTTATGGCTCATACTCATCGTCAAGGGTATTATGTCATCGGAAATTCTGCAATCTATGAACAGGGAGCTTGTTGTGAAACAAGAAAAATGAAATATAGCGAAGGCAGATTGGTTAATTCTCAGAAAGAAGGATTTGTATATATGTGTTTCGATGAGCACGGTCACGCTATTCGTGAGAAAACCAAACTTATGTCTCTAAATTAAGGATGTGGTTATATGTTTAATAAAGAAAAAATGTGTGCATATAACCAAGAACTAATGGATAACTTTGAAACATATTTGAGTTATGAACCGTACTCTCCTGCCACTGTAAAGCACTATGTTGACGACACACGGATGTTTCTTAAGTGGCTATGGCATTTTAACAAAAATAAGTCTTTTACGAAGTGTACAAGTGAAGACATCAATAACTTTATTAAATATATGAGACACGAACGAGGAGTGTCTTATCAAAGACTTTCGGCAATGCGTAGATCCCTTCGTTTCTTTTGTCAATATGTTAAATACATAGAAGGAGACGAAGTGAATATTATTTTTGAGTAGGTGGTGAAATATGCCGAAGCGAAGTGAACGAATATGTATGTTGAATCAAGAGAAGCTAAAAAAAATCAACCCCGAAACACTCAAACTATATCATAAATATTTATTAGATATGAAAATCAGAGAACTTTCGGAAAAGACAATTTATAATTATTATAACGATTTAGCTAACTGGTGGATTTATATATACGATTATCAAGACAATAAATCAGTTAAAGAGATTGATGATTCGGATATCTCTGAGTTTATCGTTTATTGCAAAGATCAGGGCAATAATACAAATCGTATTAAGAGAAGAATGTCAAGTATATCGGCATTCTTTTTATTTTTAAAGAAAAAAAGATTGATTGACGAGAACCCAATGAGTTTTATAGATAGACCAAAAGAAGGTCAGGCGGTTGTTGCACAAACATTTCTTACTACACAGCAAATTCAGTTTATGAGAGAAAAGCTACAAGAGAATGTTGAAAAGGCTAAGGAACAAAGAAAAACTAAGCCCACACAGTATTACGAAGCACTTACAATGCAAGCATATGCTATCTTTTCACTGACCACAATGGCAAGAATAAATGCCATTGCAAACATAAGATGGGAACAACTTGATTTTGATAGTCGTGTGGCTAAAGATGTTCTTGAAAAAGAAGGATATCTTGTCGAATTATTCTTTAGCGAAGAAGCTAAAGAATATTTGCTAAATCTAAAACAATATAGAACAGAGAATAATATTGAAGATGGTGGATATGTTTTTGTATCAGCTCATAGAAAGAGTGGTTCTTGCACCCCTGCGACAGTATCAACACTAAGTGACTATTGTAAAAAGATTGGTCAAATGATTGGAGTTCCAACATTACATCCTCATGATTTTAGACATAGCGGAGCAACAGCATATAAAAATGCTGGTATGTCGCTTGAAGAGGTATCAGTGTTGCTTAATCACAAAAGCACGGATGTTACTCGTAGGTTTTATATCAAAGAAGACAAGAGTAAATTACAAGCAAATAAAGACAAGTGCAATATCTAAATTGCACACGGAAGAAACGGAGAAATAATGGCACAAACAACAGAACTAATTAGTATGTTAGCCGATAAAGGCTACACAAAAAAGGACGCAAAAGAAGTAATCAAAGATGTTTTTAATTGCGTTGCAGAAATGTTATGTACTGGTCAACCCGTACAGATACACAAATTTGGTACTTTTTATGTTAATGAAGGCAAGGCTCGAAGAGGAACAAATCCTATCACGCACGAAATTATCAACATCGAAGCATCGAGATGTGCAAAATTTACAGCGTCCTTGTCTTTAAACACACAATTAAATCACGATAAGGAGTGATTCTTTGCCTAAAGTTAGTAAAATCGCTCCACCAAAAAAAAGTATTGACTTTAAACCGGTATACCGCTGCAAGAAATGCAAAAAGGAATTTACAGAGTCTCAAAGAGCCAAAGCATTTTCAAGAGGTTCTTCTCCATTATGGCAAGGTGACGGAAAGTTTTTTCCGGTATGTAAAGATTGTGTAGATGAATTATATAATCACTATCGAGAAGTTTTTGGAAGCGAAGAGAAGGCTTTAAGGCGGGTGTGTTTACACTTTGATGTTTACTGGTCTCCTGAGATATACGCTCTGTTAGGAGACACAAGTTCATCTCGTCCAAGATTTAGAGCTTATATGGAGAAGGCAAACTTATTAAAATACTCAGGCAAAACTTTTGACGATACTCTGGACGAAGAAGAATTAAAATTCAAAAAGGTCAAAGAAGGAAACGCTACAGAGGACGATGTGATAGATTCTGTACCGTCAGGTGCTTTGAATTTTGGTGGTAGTGGCGAAAGCGAAGATGAGTTAAAGGTTAGATTAGGCATAACTCCCGCAGACGAAGCTTTTTGGGGGTATGGCTATCCAGCCTATAGTTATGCTAATCTTAAGTCACTATACAAAAAACTCACTAAAGACAATCACAATTTAACCGTTGAACAACAAGTGTTGTACAAACAATTATGTATTACAGATTTAAGAATCTCAGAGGCAAATCAACATAACGAAAAAATTGATTCGCTACAGACAAGCATGGGTAACATTATGACCAAGTTAGGAATATCGCCCAACCAGACAAAAGAAAGTGACTTAACTGAAACAAACACTTTTGGTGTATTAATAAAAAAATATGAAGAGCGCAAACCTATAGATGAGTGTAAAAACAAGAACCAGTTAGTTTGGTATATTACAACTTATTTTCTCGGACATTTGTGTAAAATGCTAAAAATACATAACAGATACGCTCATATGTACGAAGAAGAAATGAATAGGTATAGGGTTGAGCGTCCAGAATATGCTGGCGAAGATGATGAAGCTATTTTTGAGTCGGTATTTGCGGAAGCATTAAAGACCGCACCTTCTGACAAGGATGGCGGTGATGCTGATGATATCGACACAGACTGACAGTATTTATAGTACAAGTTCGGTTACAACCAAAGACCGAATAAAAGAACAACGGCAAGAAACAATGGACAAAGTAAACACGGTAACTGGATACTACAGAGAACACCCAGAACACTTTGTTGAAGATTATCTAAATATTATTCTAAAACCGTTTCAATCTATACTTATATGTTTTATGAATATATGCAACCAGTTTATGTTTTTAGCCTGTCGAGGCTTAGGTAAAACATTTTTGGTTGCTATTTTTTGCGTTGTTAGATGTATTTTATATCCGGGAACAACAATATGTATTGCATCTGGTAACAGAAAACAGGCTAATTTGGTTTTGGACAAGATTATAAATCTTATTATGCCCGGTGCCCCTAATTTGAGAGCTGAAATTGAATCTTGGAGTATTACAGGTGAAAAAGGCGAAATCAAATTTAGGAATACATCAAAAATATTGGTAGTAACTTCGAGAGACTCTGCCAGAGGTGCAAGAGCAAATATTCTTATTACCGATGAATTTAGAATGGTATCAAAGGATGTCATTCAAACTGTATTGAAAAAATTCTTATCGAATCCCAGACAGCCCGGATTTTTCAAACTGAAAAAATATCAATATCAAAGATCAGATGGTAGTTGGCATGTAAAACCAGAATACCAAGAGAGAAACAAGGAAATTTATATGTCTTCAGCGTGGTTTTGTTCTCATTGGTCTTATGCGAAAGCAAAGGGTTATGCGGCTACTATGTTAGACGATAGTAAAAAATGTTTTATATGTGGTTTTCCATATCAGCTTGCAATTAGAGAAGGTTTACTTATGAGAGAACAAGTTGAGGATGATATGGCTGAATCGGATTACAATGAAGTGTCATGGTCAATGGAAATGGATTGTTTGTTTTATGGTGATTTTGAAGGTAGTTTCTACGAATATCCTGTTATAAACCAAACACGAACAATCAAATATCCTTGGTTGCCACCCGATTATAGTAGGTTGGCAGGAGATAAAAAACTAATTATTCCGCCTAAGCAGCACGATGAAAAGCGTATTTTGTCAATTGATATTGCACTTATGGCAACGACAACAAAACACAAGAATGACGCTTCTGCTATTTTTATCAATAGCTGTGTACCTCAGAAGCAAAAAGGTGGTAGGTTTGTTCATAATATCATATACAGCGACACACTTGAGGGCGAACTGACAAGAGTACAAGCATTGATTGTGCGAAAATTATATGAACAATTTGATTGTGATTATATAGTCATTGATGCGAACGGTGTTGGCTCTGGTGTATACGATGCTCTGGTGGAAGAAATTAAAGACACTGAAACTGGTGTAGTTTATCCCCCATTATCTTGCTGTAACAACCCAGATATGGCAAGTCGTTGCAAAGATAAATCTGCTCCAAAAGTTATTTGGGCAATTAAAGCAGGTGCTAAATTTAACTCAGATTGTGCATTAGCCTTAAGAGAAGGGTTTAAGTCTGGTCGTATTAAATTACTTATAAATGAGTTTGATGCAGAAACCTGCCTTAATGATATTAAAGGATATAGTAATCTTAGTCCTATTGAGCGAACAAAAATCATTAAGCAGTATATAAATACCACGCTATTGGTTAATGAATTAGTAAAGCTCAACATTGAAGAAAACAATAAACTTATTAAAGTTAAAGAAATGTCTGGTATGCGAAAAGACCGTTTTTCAAGTTTGTCTTACAACTATTATGTAGCAAGACAGATTGAAGACAGTATACGACAAAAAGGCAACACGATCTATTCGGCAAAAGACTTTTTTGTGTTTAGAGCACCAGACATGTACAAGTACCGTTAAAAGAAAGGGTGTGAAAAATGAATAAGATTGATAGTGTAGAAATTCATACTGAGAAGCAACGAACAGAAGATAATAAAAAATATAAAGAGCAGATCAAAACGACTCAGCAAAAATTTGCTGCTTTAAATCAGCTTGTGCTTCGAGACCTAAACAATGACAGAAACACACCTTCCTTTTTTCTGTACACAAAAGACGAAATCAATACATATTTATCCAATCCATATAGATACCAAGCACAGTTGCGCAATGCGGTTATTTATATGTATTCGGCAAGTTCACACTTTCGTAGAATTATCCAGTATTTTGTCGGATTAACAGACTTGTCTTATATTGTGTCTCCATACAATGTAGATATATCAAGTATGTCAGACACAAAAAAGATTAAGAAAAATTACACAAAGATTTTGCATACATTAGATGGGTTTAACATTAAAAGCTCATTTGACACTATCTTAACCGTGTGCTTACGAGAAGATGTGTTTTATGGAACTATGAGGGTGACTAAAGATAACATCATGATTCAGCAGCTTCCCTCTGATTATTGTGACATAGCGTCCATTCAAGATGGTGTATTGGATGTTTCATTTAATTTTCAGTATTTTGATTCGAGGTCAGAATTACTGCCTCTATACCCTGTTGAATTTACAACTAAATATAATTTATATAAGCAAGATAGTACACAATATAAATGGCAGTTATTGGATGCTCCGACATCTTTTGCAATCAAATGCAATAAAGATATTTTAAGTTATCCGGTGCCTCCTTTTGTTGGACTTTTGCGTGAATTGTATGAAATTGAAGATTATAAGCAACTTAATTTGACACAAACCGAAATCGAGAATTATGCGTTACTGGTAATGAAACTGTTAATGAATGATGACGGCTCATTTCCTATGGATTATGAAATGGCTAAAGATATATGGAGAAACTTAGATTCCGTACTGCCCAATGAAGTAGGATCGGTTTTAACTCCAATGCCGGTTGAGAAGATTAGCTTTAATCATGCAAACACCTCTGATGTAGACAATGTAGCAGACGCAGAGAATCATCTTTTTACGGCAGCAGGTGTTTCGAGTCTTCTATTTAATAACGCAAAAGCATCGTCAAATGCTTTGCTTTTATCTATAAAAGCCGACCAAGCAATTACTTATGGAATTGTGTTAAGCATTGAAAAGATGCTTAATCGTTACATTCATACTCTCTCACATGGAAAAATGTTTAAGATATCATTTTTGGATGTAAGTCGTTTCAATCGCAAAGAAGCTGGCGACTCGTATCTAAAAGCCTGTCAATACGGATTGCCGATGGTTTCGTATTATTGTGCATCACAAGGACTTAACCAGTCAGATATTGACAGTATGCACTTTTTGGAAAACTCTATTATGGGCATTCCCGATAAGTTTGTTCCATTGAGCAGTTCAGCTACACAGAGTACAAAGGCAGCGGATAGCAATGGAGAAGCGGGAGCACCAACCAAAGATTTAGGAGAAATCAGTGACAACGGTGAAATTGCTCAGGAAAGAGACGAAGAGTAATGAAATTTATTTATGTGACAAATGAAAAAGACAAACAACTGTTAATCAATGCAGGGTATTCTCTTATTTCTGTTATTGACAATAAGAGAAAATGTTCTACAAGCCCAACACTATATGTATTTGGGAACAAATCATCACTCTCAAATAATAAAGCTTTATTTGAAAATGTGGCTTGTATTTATTCAGACAAGTTAATGTTTTAAGCCTCACTCATTATAGAGTGGGGCTTTTTACATATTTAAAATCATCTGGAAGGTGGTGAGTAAGAGTGAAGCAAGATAAAAAGCGTGTGACGATTCAATATAGTATCCCTAATCACATTATACAGTACGACAACGAAGAAAAAATCAATAGTTCTTTTGCAAAAGGTGTAATTAAAGTGGCTTATGCGGGACTTAATCGCAATAAGACATACATATCGAAAGAAACATTTGAAAGAGCTATTTGGTCAATTTTTAATTGTCCTGTTGTTACTCACTATCTACGAGAAGAAAAGGATTATGGTGGACACGATGTTGAGATAGTCACCACAGACACAGAAACAGAATTGGTTAATTTAACAGAACCTATCGGAGTAGTGCCTGAATCTGCAAAGTATTGGTGGGAATCCATTAAAGATAGCGGTGGTACTCATGAATATCTGTGTGTTGAAGCTTATTTATGGACAAGGCAAGAAGGTGTATATAAATTACTTTCCGAAAACAGTGCATCTGAGTCAATGGAGATTTCTATTATAGATGGCGAAATGGACGAGCATGGAGTATATCAGATTAACGATTTTGAATTTGAGGCTTTTTGTGTTTTAGGCGAAGATGTTGAGCCTTGTTTTGAAGGAGCATGTGTCGAAATGTATTCTCAAAGTGGCACTCATGACAAATATAGCGAGATGATGAAGGATTATAAAGCTATGCTCTCAGAAATAAGTAAGAGCACACAGAAGAAAGGAGGAGATATTATGGATAAGAAACAAGAACTGATTAAAAGCTATGCAGTAGATGTAAGTGATTTGGATATTGAAAATATTTCTATCGAGGATTTAACATCTGAGCTTGAAAGCAGAAAGTTTGCTTTGGAGTCTGATGTTTGTCAGAAATTAATCCATGCAATGGATGATAAGAAAACAAAGATTACTCTCGATGATGATTCATTCTATGAAGTGCGCAAGTATTGGTTTGTGGACTACGACAGTGAGTCTAAAGAGGTATATTACGCAGATTGCGAAAACAGGCAGCTCGTTGGCTTTAACTATGAACTTAAGGGTGACGATGTTGTGGTAGACGAATCTACAGCAAAGAGAAAAAAGTATGCTATTGTTGATTATGTAGAGGGCGACAAAGAGATTGAGTCTGCGGTGTTTAATATGGTAGACGAGGTAAAATCTCAGTTTTATTCGACACTCAAATCAAACAAAGAACAGTATGAAGCAAGTCTTGCAAGTATTACCGCAGAAAAGACTGAACTGGAAGAGTATAAGAAAGCAAAAGAAGCAGAAGAGCGTAAGGCACAGGAAGACGCTGTGTTTGCAAAGTTCAGTAATTTGGCAGGGGTTAATGAATACGAGACATTGAAAGCCGAGCATGAAGGTATGAACATTTCTGATATTGAAGAGAAATGTTATGCAATTATGGGCAAAAACGGCATGAGTTTTTCTAAGAAAACAGACAAGCCTCTGGCATTTGGTATTGATAAAAATGTAGGTGGCGTAGCGGATAAGAATAGTGTTATTGATGACACAAATGATTACGGTGGTCTTTTTGCCAAGTTTGGCATTAAACCCAAAGATTAAATAGAGGAGGCATTTATATGGCTGATGTAAAGCATGCTGTGTATAACAGCGATAATGTTAGTGCAACCACAGATGGTTCACTTATTGTTTCAATGAAATATATGGGTTCTGGTAGTGCAGCTACAGCAATTGATAACGGCAATATTGTACTTGTGGGTGAACTTATGGCAGGTGAAAAGCAGATTCATAAGGCAACAACTCCCGCAGCAAATTCCCCACGAGCTCAGCTTGCTATTGTTACAACTGTAGAGGAGGACAAGAAGGCTGTACTTAAATCAGACACAAACCTTGAAAAATACACAAACGAAGCCGGTAAAACTCTTAGAGGTTTCCGTTTCCATACAGGTGATACTTTTAGCGTTTCTGCGGAAGCTCTTGATGGTACACCGAAGAAGGGTGACGCAGTAGAAGTGCAGGCAGGAACAAAGATGAAGGTTGTTGAAACTGCAACAGCCGCATCAACACAGATTGGCAAAATTGTTGACGAAACAAAGTATAAGAGATACACGCTCTATACAATTGAAGTACAGTAAGGGAGGATTGTATTATGGCAGATAATAATAGCATTGTTCAGCTTGCTGTTGACGCATATCACGGTGAAGTTGGTAAGTATTCAAATAAGGACTCAATGGAAGTTCTTAGAAAGTCTCTTGTTGAAGCTAATGGTGGTTCAACCAAGCTTGACTACAAGAGAATTAGAGACGGTAAGTGCGGTCAGCTCTTCTCGATTGTAGAGGAAATTCTTTCTCGCACTGTAGTAGAAGGTCTTCAGAAGAGTGACTTCTTTAATAACTTTGTTGAGTTTAGAAATATTGCAGCCGGTGATGTAAACGCATTTGAAGTACAGGATTCTATTCTCTATCAGGTTGCTGAGGTTGCAGATGGCACACAGGGCGTTAGAAGACAGAGATTTGGCGGTTATAATACTGTAGCAATTGATACAACTCTCAAAATGGTAAAAATCTATGAGGAGCTTCAGAGAGTGCTTAATGGCACAGTGGATTTTAATACACTTATTGCAAGAGTAAGTGAATCCTTTAGTCAGAAGATTCTTGATGATATCTACAAGGTATGGGCATCTGCTACAGCAGACGATTTTGGCGGTGCAGCCTTCTTCCCTGTTGCGGGCACATATAGCGAAGATACTCTCCTTGACACAATTGCACATGTAGAGGCTGCTGCTGGTGGTAAGACAGCAACAATTTCAGGCACAAAGGCTGGTCTTCGTAGGATCGCTCCAAGCGTACAGGGCAGAGACTCACAGAGCGATATTTACAATAACGGTTATTACGGTAAGTATTATGGTTCTAATGTACTTGCAACTCCGCAGAGACATAAGATCGGCACTACTGACTTTGTATTTGACGATAAGACTCTCAATATCGTTGCAGGCGATGATAAGCCTATCAAGGTTGTATACGAAGGTGTATCAACAATTATTCTTGGCAACCCGACAGAAAATGCTGACCTTACATACGAGTACCTTTATGGTGAAAAGTATGGTATTGGCATTGTGCTTTCAGGTGGCGCAAACACTGGTATTGGTAGATATACTTTTACTAACTAATGATACTGATATTCGGGCGTAGTTTTAACTACGCCCGTTTCAATGAAGGAAAGGATGAATCAAATGGCAACAGCAGTTACAACAACACGCAGAACAACCAAGACAAAAACAAAAACATCTGCAAATACGGATGTTCTGGAAAATCAGCATATTAAATTAAGAAAAACACTTCCGCCTGAAGCTATTATTCCTGTAATTAACGGCTTTCAGGGCAAACTTATTGCACAGAACAGAAGAACTCACGAAGAATTTATATGGGAAGAGTTCGGTGATGTTCAGGATTTGACATTTGCAGATGTAAAGTCAATCTATTCCACAGATAAAGCCTTCTTTTCTAACAATTGGTTTTTATTTGAGGACACTTTAGTTCTTGAGGTACTTAATGCTGAAAAATATTACACCAATGCACTCACAGTTGAAGACTTTGATACATTGTTTGACAAAACTTCCGACGAGATTAAAGCAATTGTTTCAAAATTAAACCGCTCTCAGAGAATGTCAGTATGTTACAAAGCACGCAATGCAGTAGCGAATCACGAAATCGATTCACTTTCGGTTATTACGGCATTAGAAGAGAGTCTTGGTGTCAAATTAGTCGATAGATAAGGAGGTTTCCGATGATAGTCTCTTATGATGATTTTACCAGAGTTTTTCTGGATAAAGTAAAAGAGTGGAAGTTTTTAGATCCTCATCTTAGCGATAAAGAAAAAACAAGAGTATGTGATGGATATTTAAAACGAGCATGTGCTTCTTTCAATAGAAAGTGTGGTTATAATCTTTACAATAGAGATGACACAACAAGAACATTTTTAGAGAATTTTAGCGCTGAAGATGTAGATGAAATTGTAGACATTATTACCGAAGGTATGGTTGCACAGTGGTTTAAGCCATATGCAAATAACGCAGACAACTTAGAAAACACACTTAACACAACAGATTATAGTGGGTATTCGCCTGCGGAAATTTTAAACCGTGTAAGAACAGCATATAAAGAGGCTGAAACATGTTTCAAAAACAGAGGGAATAATTACTCTTTTGAACACGGAGACTTAACGGATTTACATATATGAACAAACAAATATATTTGCATTATCTATCGTGTTTAATTAATCAGATATTTAAAATTCTACCCTTAAAAGAGCAAAACTCTGAATTTATAGATACTCATATCTCAGATATTATTAAAGAGTTAAAAGGGTTTGATATGCTTATTAAAGACACAGGGTATGACGCTGTGATTATGCGTATTCTTGCTATATTAAGCTATTACGAACAAAATATTTATGTCAGTAGCGTTGAAGATGTGAGACGAAATATTTTCAAAATGATTACTCTATGCGAAAAGCTTAAATATAGAATTGAAGGTGATAACTGTGTCTTTATGGAATGAGTATATGAATGAGCATGCTTCGTTACCTCAAACTAAACGACAGCAAATGATAGAGCGTGTGCAGCAGCGACAAACTGAATTATTACGAAATAAGAACTTGTCTTATGTAACTGTAACAATAAACGGCGAAGAAAGAGAAGCTGTCATTACGAGGAGCGATAACGGAGATGATATTAAGAATTTACTCTCTCTCCCTAACGAAAAGTTTGAGAGAGGTTCTTTAGTAGAATGGCAAGATAATTATTGGTTGATTGTATCACATGATGTACAGGATGAGTTATACACAAGAGCGAAAATACAGCAATGTAACTACACACTCAAATGGATTAACAACAATGGTGACATAATCGAAAGACATTGTATTATTACCAATAATGACCGCAATTCGTCCGGTGAAAGAGAAACTAAAGAAATTACTGTTGGTGACAACCGTTTAAACCTTATTATAGCTAAAGATAGTGAAACTAAAGAGTTATACAGAGGACAAAGATTTTTGGTTGATGATGTTGATGCACAACAGAACATACTGGCATATCAGATCACAAAACCTGACCGACTGCCGGGGCTTTATAATGGTAAAGGTGTATATACTTTTGGTTTAAAAGAATGTAACAGATCTACCAATGATAATACTGAATTAATGGTTGCTGATTATTACACCTTGATTAATAGCTCAAACAAAGACGATACAGATGTTCCAACTTCTCAGCCATATGCTATTCGTATTGAGGGATGTAATGACGGAGTTTTGTATATAGACGAAGATTGTGAACTATCGTTTAGTATAGTTGATAAGCAAGGTGATGTTATTCAGAACTCAAATGGGTACGAATACTCTTTAGAGAATGGTGAAGATTATGTATCAATTAAGCCAAGTGCCGACAATCATACCTTAACGCTTTATGTTCCGCTTAAATATTCATTTATTGGAAAAAGAGTTACGCTAAGGGTTATGTCTTCATTATACAATTTATCAACAGAAAAAGAATTTATGATTAAGGGGTGGTCGTAATGCAAGATATTAAACATAATAGCTTTACAGGTATGACACTTCTTAAACAATTGATTAAAAAGCGTTGCTTAAACAATCAGAATATTGTGAATTTAATATGTATAGACACGGATAATGAAGATAGTTTCGTAGATGTAGTTAAAGGAAGTCAAAGCCCAGCCAAATCGTTTATCAAGCTGTTTCCTTATGTTCCTGAGACTATAGAGGAACAAAGTGTATTTGTGACAATGCAGTCAGGGGTAACACAAGTCAACTCGTCGGCTGTAAAAACGACATCTTTAATGATTTATATATTTGCACACGAGCAGTTAATGGATATGTTACAGGGCGTCCGTACTGATTTGCTTGCAGGATATATTGATGAAGAAATTAATGGTATGACAGATGTTGGTTTTGGGCGATTGGAACTCGTATCAGCTAACGAATTTAATCCCATACAGGATTATTACGGACAAGTGTTAGAATACACCTTGCAAGATCATAACCGCATAGGAAGCAAATTATGAGAAGTAAGGCAATTGATTTTTTAGATATAGACGAGATGACGCTATATCGAGGCAAACCTATTAAAATTTCTACTCATCTAACTCTAAAACAACCAACACTTGATGATATATGCGACATTGGTGAGAAACAATATTTTGCAGAAATAGGTAAAATTTGTGCAACACCTTCTGATTATAAATCAGAATTATATGATGGTTTTAATTTATGGTGGGATGAAGTAGACGATTTTGATTTTTTTACTTTAATTTATAAGTCCATAGATAGTGACATTTTGTCACTGCTTTTTGAAGAGGATATTAATTTACAAGGAATGGTACTGGTTAAAGATAATACTTCTCAAGATATTAAACTAATCGATACTAATACTCAATTAATTATTGATAGGTTTGTTTACGAAATTATAGTTAATTACATACGAAAAATTCACAGATTAAAAAAACACGAAGAGAAAGGTGGAAACACAACCACCAAAAGGTTCATGGTAGATGAAGATAGGGATAACAAAAAATACGCTCGGAAAGAGCACCAGAAAGCACAGTCAACCCTACTCCCTATTGTTTCTGCGTTGACTAATCACGCAAATTTTAAATATAGTTATTCAACGGTTTGGAGTTTGCCTATTTATGTTTTAATGGACGCCGCCGATCGTATTAACGCAATAAATGACTATGAAAACATTATGACTGGGTACTATAGTGGCTGTGTTGATTTAAAGAAAATAAGTAATAAAAGCATTCTTAATTGGATGCGTAATTTGTAGCACTCAACGGGAGTGCTTTTTATTTTATAAGGAGGATTTATTATGTATAACATTGACAATCTTGTACTTGACAGGGTTACTCGTCTTACAAAGCAGGACATTAGTTCAGGTGATATTGAGTGGACAGCTAATCAGATTAAAGATGGCACACTTGAGTGCGGTGGCGAAGCAGTAAATGCTACAGATAATGTCGGTGCAACAATTGGTTCATTTGACAGAACTAAGACTTCAAAATTTACAGCATCTAACTCTGTTATTAATCTTGGTGTGTTTGCCGACCAGTTAGGTACAAAGAAAGAAGTTGGTGCCGCTGATAAGAAGGTTGTAACTAAGAAGGTAGATGTTCTTGAGGCAAACCCTACTGCTAAAACAATTACACTCAACTGGACTCCTCTCACGACAAGTCCTGTAACAGCTATTTGGGCACTTACTACAGAGGGCGGTCTTGGTGAGAAATTTGCAGTCACAGCGAGTGACCTTGCAACAAATAAAACAAACTTCACTATTGCTGGTAAAACTATCACTCTTGGTGATGATATCCCTGTTAAGAGAGAAGACGGTTCTCCTATGACATTTATTGTTATCTACAAGTGTGAGATGGAGAATGCGGTTAAGATTACCAACTCAAGTGATAACTTTTCTAAGGCTGGTACTTTTGTTCTTGATAGCATTTGTCATGATGTTTGCGATCCATCAACAAAGATTTATACAATTATTGTATTTGAAAGAGCAAAACTTTCTAACAATTTTTCACTCGAAATTAAACCAGATGGCACACAGCCTATCGAATTTGAAGGTATGACTAACTATTGTTCTAAAGATAAAGAACAGTTCTATGTAGTTATTCCCGAAGACGAAGCTGAGGCATAATTATGGCTATCAGAAAGTGCCTCATTTGTGGTAAAGAATATGAAGCTTGTGTGAACTGTTCTAAATATGGTGGATGGAGGGCAGTTGCCGATACGCCAGAACACTATCAAATTTACTCGGTTATACAGGATATGCGTCTCGGTGCTTCTCCGAAAGAACTCAAAGAACAGTTTGCACGGATTAGTAAAGAGGCTACACAATCCATGATGCCAGAAATAAGGGATGTACTTATTAAGGGTAATGTTATTGGCAATGGAGTAGCAACCGCAAAGCGAGGAAAAACAGCAATCACAAAGAAAGCTGACGAAGATAATAGTAGTCAGAAATGATGTTCTTATAGGGAAGATGGGATTTTCTCCCTTATCTTCCCTATTCTTTTTGGGAGGTAAATAAAATGCGAATTTTAGCGGTTGATCAGGCTCGCAACGGTGGTTGGGCGATATATGACTACGAAAAACAAAAGCTTGTAGACTATGGCAGTTTTAGTTTTCCTAATGGTAAATACACATTTTCAGAGGCTGTTTGTGAGATTGAAAAGTATATTAGTCAACTTATTATAAAGAGAAAGATTTCAGTTGTATTTCTTGAAGATATTAATTTGAGAGCTAATGTATCAGTATTTAAAAATTTGGCACAGTTACAAGGCGTATTAATTAACCTCTGTGAAAAAAAGCATTATTTATACCAACTTATATCCCCCTCTGTGTGGCAAAATTATTGCAACGCAAGAGGCAGAACAAGTAAAGAAATTAAAGCAAAAATCACTGCAACTATTCCTAACGATAACAAAGCGAAAAAACAAAGTAAAATACTATCATTGCAGTATGTAAAGAACAAATATGACATTGATACCGATAACGATAACATTTCGGATGCTATCTGTATCGGAGATTACGCTGTACATAACATTAATATACAGCATAAGGAATGAAAGGATTTTATATATGAAAAAAAGCACAAATAAAAAAAAGGATTATAAAGAAATTCCAGTAATGACTTTTGGAAAAATTTATTACGCAGAAAAAAATGAGCCAAAGTTTTATGATTATGTATTTCATTCAGTAACAACAGATGATAACAAGCCTGAAGAAATAGAACACATCTCTTTAAGAATTAAACATAGTATCGGAGCAGTACGCCTTTCAAACATCTGTAGTACAGTAGCGGAAACTGTATTTGATATATCAGAAAATAGATACCTTCCCGAAATCACATCTACATTGATCGACATGCAGATTCTTAGAGAGTATGCAAATTTTGCAATTCCTACCGTTTTTGAAAAAATGTATTCTTTTGTAACAGAAACAGGTGTTGCAGAGTTTGTTAAAAGTAAAATCAATCAAAAAGAATTGGCGTTAATATATGAAGGTGTTCAGAAGAGAATTGAATACATGCAGAAAAAGGAAATCTCCGAAAAGACCTATGAAACTGCATTAATTATGAATCAGTTTAAAGCATTAACTGAAAACATATCGTCTATTGGCGATAAGGTAGACCTCGATAAGATGATGGATATGGTAAACCACATTATCAAAGAGGAAGAAGATAAGCCAAACAACAGTCCACTTCCCCTCTTCCCTTCTGCTAAATAAGGGGCTGGTGGTATCAAGACTTTCAATTCGTATGACACATTTGTCAAAGCAATTAACAAGGCGGCTTCTCAGGTTTTAAAAACCGATATTGCTCAAGATATTAAAGGCAAATTAAGGAAAAATATCAAAGCAGATATCTATGATACATATACTCCTACAACTTATGTAAGGCGTAGTGTGAATGGCTTAGGAAGCAGCTCCCAAATTCAAGATGTGTCCCAAGAGAGCAATAAGATTATCATAACTTCTGTAGCACCACCAAACCGCTCAGTTGTTACTCATCAAGTGCCAACCACTACATCGGACGCATTGATTCGTTGGATAGCAGGATATGGTCGGAATGGATATACCAGAAAGAGATATAGTTACACCTCTGACTTATGGAGAGCTATCGGATATGATGCCAAAAAATATGCTTTTATGGGGGTTCGTAATCCTATAGCGTCAACGAGAGCAGAACTAAACAATTCAGACTTCAAAAAAAGTATTACAACAAAAATTATAGCAAAGTTGAAATAAGGTGGTGGTATGTGTGGCAAATGAAAACGATATTTTTGGTATTTCCGTCCAAGTAATAGCTGGAACAAGAAACGAAGACAAGAAAATTTTCAAAAAGAGTGTTGGAGAATTAGCTAAAGCTATTGACGGTATTAAAATATATAATATAGAAGCCGATCAGAGCAAACAAGCCAAAGACCAATTAAAAAAGAGCGTTCAGACACTATTTGAAAAATCTCTTAAAAACCCTCCAAAAATTCCAGTAGTTACAATCAAAAAGTTTGACTGTAGTAACGCAATGAAGTCTTTGAAGAAGGACATTGAAAAAGCAATTGGTAGTATTTCAGTTGGTGTTACTGGAAATACAGTCAAAGCATCTCGTAGTCAATATAACAAGAATAACAATAGCAATCGGACGACAACCGGCGTGACAAGTTATCAACAAACCGCAAAAGAGCTATCTCAGATTCAGAGCAGAATCCAAAGCATTATTGGCGGTTTAAACCTTCAAAAACAAGGATATCAGTTTTTAAATACACAAGATATTGAGAAATTTCTTACGGTATCAAGAAGTTTGGCTTCTGAAGGAAGACAGTTAGAACAGTCATTATCTCAAGGGTTGGAAGTTCCTGTCGCTGATTTAGACAATTTGAGCCAAAAGGTTGTAAAATTATCGCAAGATGTAACTGCAATCAATACAGAAGGTAGACAGAGTGTTAATGAAATTAATAATATTATTCAAACTGCCCAGTCCTTATATGCCATCCTTGAGAGTCATAATTCAAATAGTGTAATTAGTGCTGAGTCTATAGACAAAACTAAAGCAGAATTACAGGAGCTTATTGATACAGGGAGTCGTGTAGTATCTCCTACTGGTCGCACAAATGAAATATCCGCTTCCGAGTTACAAAGTCAATTGGCTGTTATTACAGAAAGCACTGCTGCCTTAAAGGAGTTTCAAGACGCAGAAGCTCTTGTATCACAAACGACTAATCAATTAACACAAGAGCAAAGCAAAAACTTGCTAACTGTGTCTGAATATCGTACTGCGTGGTCTCAACTTACAACCCTCATATCTAAAAAAGATATTATTGGTGATATGTGGAATAATGGAGAAGATGTACCAAAAGAACTTCTTTCGTCTTTTGCGACAGAGGCACAAGCGTTATCAACCTCTATCTCTAATACTGTAAACAACAACCGTTCTGAAATAGAAAAGATTCGTAGTGATATTGATACAGTATATGATGACATTCAAAACCGCAGTAAAAATGTAGCGTTTATTCCCGAAGGACAATTACAAGAAGCAAAAGCAGACTTAGAAAACATACGCCAAGAATGTGAAAAACTACTTGAAAATGGTGTATGGAATGGCGCAGATGATTCTTTTATAGACAAGTTTCAAAGTAGGATTAACAATATTAAAGAGAAGCTCAATACTGCCAACGCAACTGGCAAAGCGCAAGGATATCACTATGATATTTTAAATAACTCAGGCGAGGTTGTTAATAATAGTCAGTTGGATAAATATTTGGCTAATATGCGAGCTTTGCATCAGCAAACAACATCTTTACTTAACGGACACAATATTCCTGACAATCTAAAAAACGAACTTAGTGACTACATCCAAAAATTTCAATTACTTAACGAAGAAATAACCGCTACAAATCAAGTAACCGGTAAGCTTGGAAATAATGCTGCTTTACATAAATTTGAAACCAAATGGAGTCAGAGTTTAGAAACCGCAAATAAAAGCACAATCGCAAGTAGCAAAGCAGTAGCAACACTGCGTTTGCAGGTTATGAAATTTGCGAGTAGCAATCCTAAAGCTGCTCAAGAATATGCTGGACAAATTGAAACCATTTTAAATCAAACATCAGATGCTGCAAAAGTCAGTAGCCAACAGCTTAAATCTTTCCAGTCACAGTTTGCAAATATTAAGACTTCTGCCGAGTCTGCTGGATTGATGGGTGCAACCGCTCTACGCACACTTGCAAAGAACTATCTTAAATATGGTTCGTGGAATTTTATCACTTCGTCTATGAATAAAGCTATTGCTACTGTTCAAGACATGATACACATTGTGACCGAGTTAGACACTGCTATGGTGGAGCTTAAGAAAGTTACAGACAGCACCGACTCGACATATGACAAATATTTAACTACGGCAACTGGCAAAGCAAAAGAGCTGGGTACTACTATTAGTGACTTTGTTACAAGTACCGCTGATTTCGCTCGTATGGGTTATGATATACCTGACTCAACGCAATTGGCAGAGGTAGCAACCATATATGCTAATGTCGGTGACGATTTGGATGGTGTTGGTGAAGCAAGTAGTGACATTATTTCCGTATTAAAAGCTTTTAATATGGAAGCTTCATCGGCACAAAGCATTGTCGATAAACTTAATGAGGTGAGTAAAAATATATTGCTCAAAGGTATAGAAATATATCTAAAGGAAAATAGCTATATCGGTTAAAAGCCAGTGATGGTTAAGACCGAGGAAAGACTTTATAGGATAGATAAAAATACATCGGAGGTTTATGAAAAAAGAACTTTTTAATACAAGTGATATAACAACTTATCCATATTTCATTCATACAGATATGAATTATTAACCAAAAACACATTAAAATCTATCCAGTTATAAAGAATCCGTAGAGACTGTAATACCTACACTGGTGACATTGTAGGTTGAGCTAAATCCTAAACCTGTGTTTGCAGGCATGGAGAAGATCCAGTCCGAACTCGCACTATAATCTAACAATGAAATGCGAGAACTAAGAGGAAACTACTTAGTCGCCACTATTTATAGTGGTCAAATCTACTTAATTTGTAGATAGTAACAGAATGAATAATTACGCTGTCTCGTCAGGTGATTTAGGTGAAGGCTTGAAGAACTCAGCCGCATCTATGGCTGTTGCTGGTAATAGCCTTGATGAAACCATTGCGTTGCTGACCGCAATGACCGAAGTTACACAGAGTGCAGATGAATCAGGCAATGCACTTAAAGTGCTTGCTATGAGATTAAGAGGTATGTCGGTAGAGCTTGAAAAGGCTGGAGAAGACACGGAAGGAATGTGCACAACAACTTCTGAGCTTCAAGACAAAATCAAAGCTTTAACAAAAACTTCTTCATCTTCAGGCGTGGATATTATGGACAATGGTGCATTCCGTAGCACCTATGATATTCTTAAAGATATCGCTCTCGTATGGGATGACTTGGCTGATACAAATAAAGCATCATTACTTGAGCTTATCGCCGGTAAGAATAGGTCTAACTACGCTTCTGCTGTAATTCAAAACATTGGTACAGCAATCAATTCATTGGATACTTCTGAGAACTCAGATGGTTCTGCATTAAAGGAACACGAAAAGTACATAGATAGTATCGAAGGTAAAGTAAAACAATTTCAGGCACAGTGGCAGGAATTATCAACAACAACAGTATCAAGTGATATTGTTAAAGGTGTAGTTGATACTGGCTCTGGATTGTTAGGATTTTTAACACAAGCTAATGAATTGCTCTCTCATCTTGGAGCAAACATTGGTACTCTTTCCATATCTGGCGTTTTGTCTGGATTAATGGGAAGCGACAAGGGTAAACCCAAATTGACGGGTTTTAGGAGTATGCCTATCTATTTCGAGAAAGTAGCGTAATCGTGCTATAATCAAGAAATGGTGATGTATGTCGTTAAATGAGAGGTTAAACTGCAAACGGAATGATAGCCGTTCTGGGAAATGGTGATGAACAATATGCCATATGGAGACGAAAGTCAGAAACAAGTTATTGTTCGGCGTATGTCAAAAGCTAACCGCCGTAATAAGCCATAATCAGCATCCAGCCGCATAAGCGGAGGTTCAGAGACTATAAGCCTCTTGAGGTAGTTTCAACGATATGAAATAACCTTAAATTGTATAGTCCAAATCAACACTGAGACAACAGTGACTATCATATAAAAGAAAAGTTTTATAAACAAACAAAAAAAGAGCAGTATTATAAAACACTGCTCAAATTATTAATTAGAAGGTGGCTTTGCAATCATTACATTGATAGTTCTTGCCTATCTTGTTGCTTGCTAAGCCGAGTGTGAGAGATGAAGCTACTCTGCTACTTGTTGAAATTTTAGTAGTACGCAGAGAACCGCAGTATGGACATTTAACAGTTGGTCGGGATTGTAACGATGCGACTCGTTTCTCTACTACTGAATCCCAGCGTCTGTTATTATTTAGGTGTTTTTCATATAAATTATTATCATATTCAGGGCAATCTTTAAATAGAGCATTATACCAATAAACATATCTATACTCTTGGAGACCGCATTTAGTTGTTCGTTTTCGTTCACTTTCGTATAATTGCGTCAGTTGTTGGTCTGAAATTGTAAAAAACAACTTGCGAGGTCTTTTCAAAAAACCTATCCAGCAACAGTCACATTTAGTAGAGAAAGCAGGACATTCAATTGTTCCACATTGTGGGCAAACAGATAATTGTGTTGTATGTTCCATATATATACCTTCTTATTGATAATCATAGTCTAAGGTTAAGATACTCCAAACTTATTTAGACAAAGACGGAAACAAAAAAATCCATTTTGCGAGTAAAGCAAAAAAAGCAAGAGTTGACGCTGCGGCGACCACAGCAGAAAAAAATCTTGGAGCTTATGAAGATTTTGTCAATACTATTAACGCTGATGATAAACTTGGTGACACCGAAAAAGTCATCCAAAAACAAGCAGCTTTTGCTAATGCAACAGCAGACTTAAATCAGGAGCTTATTGCTGGCGTTACATATGAGACCAAGTACGCAGAAGCTCAAAAACAGATTAGTGCAAATGCAACTAAAATGAAGCAAAGTTTCTCAGGTATCAAAGGCAAGTTATCTTCATTAGGCTCTTCGTTAAAGAATCTTGCTGTAGGCATTGGTAATATGCTTATTATACAAGGTGTAATGACTGCAATTTCTTTTGGTTTTGAGGCACTGGATAATTATACCAACAGAGCTAAAAATAATTTATCTGACATTGAAGAAATTACAACCCAAATCAACGACAAAAAAGACACCTATACATCTCATTCAACATCTGTAAACAAAATCAAAAATGAATATTACGAATTAGCTGATGGTATTAATTCTTATGGAGAAAATATCTCTTTAACCTCTACTCAGTATGAGAGATATATTGAACTTTCTAATGAGATTGCACAGATGTATCCAGACTTGGTGGAAAGTTATGATGCTCAGGGTAATGCTATTTTAAAATGCAAGGATAATGTTGAAGCTCTTAATAAGGCAATGACTGATGAAAAGAATGCTTATTACGAAACTATTGTGTCTAAAGAGCAGGATACTTTCGGCAAAGCGTTAGAGAATATTGCCACGAATCAGGGAAGATTTGGTGGGGATGATAAAACCTATCTCACCCAACTCAAAAATATTGACGAAATTGTAAAAAAAGTACAATCTAAAGAAGATATCTCTCTGATGTGGGCAGATATGCACAATTTGGACACTATTATTAAGGGTGCTGGTATTGAAGATATTCTCCGTTACGATAAAAGCACCGGAGAGTCAGTTTATAAAATCGAAGATAAAGACATATCAACTGTCATCTCGTCAATTCAAAACTACAAGGCAGCTTTAAATCGTCAAATTAACGATTTGGTAAACAACAGCTTTAAGCCTGTACTTGATGCATATATTCACTATACTGATGAACAGTTTAGCACATTAGACAGTAAAAGTCAAGCTCTTATTGAACAATATATAAATAGTGCCACATGGGATAACTTCTACAGTAAGATTATTGATCCTGAAGCGAGCACAGCAGACAATTTAGAATCAGTTAAGCAAACTGTATCAAGTATTGTTAAAGCATTTAAGAATCCAGAATTAACCAATACGCTGGACGAGGTACAAGCTCAAATAGATGATATTAAAAGTGGAAAAATAGATGTCTCAGGTTTTAAAGATCTTAATAATAAAGTTATCAATGCTTTGTCGGGCATTGATGGAATGAACGCCAGTACAAGAGAACTTTTTGTAAAAATGTTGTTTTCTGATGTAGAAATTGCTGACGATGTGGATATTAATAAAGCAATTGCGAATATTACAAAGCGTGTAGCTGGCAGTCTACAAGGTGGGTTTATTCCGGGTACAAATATTAGAAAAGACTCTAAAGAGAAAATTCAGTTAAGTGAAGATGTTAATAAATATTTATCTACGCTTGATTTTAGTACCATTAAACAGATATACAACAGCGATGCTGCGTTAAACAGTTTAAAAGATGTTCAAAAATTAGTAGAGAAAATCAAAGCAGAAGCATCGAATGGGTTCTCGTTCAAGATCTCAACCGAAGATGCTAATAAATCCTTAGAGTCAACTTTTTCAGCTTTCAATACCGTTAAGTCGGCTATTTCTGAGTATAGCGAAAACGGAACACTCTCCTTTTCTACACTTCAATCTTTATTGTCATTAGATAGTTCGTACATTGATATGCTTATCAATGAGCAAGGCGAATTAGATTTAACTTCTAATAAGTTCAGAGAATTGGCAAAGGCTCAGTTGGAAAAGCTTAAGGTTTCTTATTTGCAAGCATCTTTGGACGAAGTAAACCAGTTAGAAAACGAAACTCAAGTGCTTGAGTATTTAAAGAAAAATCAACAGGGTGCAACTGAGTCGGCATTAAATTTAGCAGATGCTAAGTGGCAAGAAGCTTACGCAACAGCGGCGGCAAAAGATGCAGAGCAAGGCACAGGAGACCTATATCAACAAGCTGTAATTACAGCAGAAAGTGCTTGGCGTAAAAAGGCGGCTTTAATAGACTACTATGAGTCTTCACTAAGCGATTTATCAACTACTACTAATGAAGTAACATCCGCTACAGAAAAACATAAAGAGGCACTTGAAAACGAGGAAAAGGCTTTAGAAAAAACTAAAGAGGCTTTAGAAAACAAAAAGCAGGCATTAGAAGATAGTAAGGATGGTTATGAAGACGCTTTATCTGCAATTGAAGATTTAGTCGATTGGACAGAAAAATACATTAAGCAAACTAAGCAGAACGAAATAGATGCGTTACAAGAACGCAAAGATAAAATTGATGAGCTTATTGAAAAGAAACAGGAACTTCTTGACAAAGAAAAAGAAGAAGCTGATTTCAACAAACAGCTCAAAGAGAAAGAAAACGCTGTTGCTTCAAACGCATTGTCTGCTGCTATTACTGGACTGGACGATAGTTCCGCAGGTAAAAAAGCTCACAAAGAAAATGTTGATGATTTAGTTGAGTCCAGAGAAGACTTATATGATTATCTATCAGACTATCAGTACGATACTCGCAAAGAAGCTTTGGATAAACTGAAAGAAGAGACAGATAAGCATTATGATGATGAAATCCAAACTATTCAAGATTTCTTAAACAACGAGGTGTCTTTGCACAGAGCTGCATGTAATATGATTGACAATGACAATGGCACATTGTATAACAACCTGTTGTGGTATTGTCAAAATTACACTACAACCACAGAGGCTGAGTTTAACCATATGTGGCAGTCGGCTCAAAGTGCTCTTTCTGAATATGGTACTGCACAACTCAATGTTATGGATTTAATGAATACGCTACAATCTCGCATCTACGATGTAGACTCTGCTATTGATAATGTGACAGGAAGGATTGACAACTACACTTCTCGAATTGATAGTTTGAAGCAAAAAATTGACGAGTTGGGTAATTCTGCACAGACCACTAAAGCAAAGATTGATTCAGTTAAAATACAACCATCGAGTATAACAGGTCATGGGTATAAAATTACATATAACGGCAAAGTGTATAAAACCAACCTAACGAACAAAGAGGATGCTGAAACATATTTCATAAGTCGGATCAGTAAAGATTGGTATGGCGGAAGAGCGCTACCGGCAGGTTCTTTATGGTCTAAAATGAAAGCGTATGCTTCTGGTACAAAATCAGCCAAAGGTGGTTTGTCTATTGTTGACGAAGAGGGTATCGGTTCAGAACTTATCCCCACATCTCTTGGTAATGGCAGATATACAATCTTACCACAAGGCAACCCTGTATTTAGCAAAGCGATGACAAATGAATTGTTTGAATTTGCATCAGCTCCAACTGATTATTTTGTACAAAAGTTTGGCTCTGAAATAACACCGAATGTCGTGAACAATAAATCAACTGTTGTTTCCCCTGCTATCAACATTAATGTGCAAGGTGATGCTACTCAGGCTACTGTTAATGCACTGCATAAAGAATCTGAGAGGATTATGGACAACACAATTAAAAAACTTATGTCTTATACGGTGAATAATAGATATTTGTAATTATGCATTATAAACAATTTTTGTTAACCTTCGTGTTGTGAAATATATATATCTTTCTTTGCTTTTTCAAGAAAGTCTTGACTTTGTATAAAAGCAAGGTATATAATAATACTGTAGCAAATGTTGCTGTAGTATAACACACGAGGGTTAACATATATTGGTAACATAGCTATAGTTATAAGAGGCATACTAACGATAGGAGGTTCGAGAAGTATGAACAAAACTATTACGCCAAATGCCATAAAAATTGAAGTCAACCAAGAATCGTTTAAAATATCATTTGCCGTAACTGGGAATAGTGACAGCATTACTGATGAAGTAGATGTGATGATAGATCCAAGAAATATGCTTTCTGTTATCACACCTATGGTTAGTGCTGTAGTAGACTATCAAAAGCAATTCGGTGTTGATCTTGGAATAAAAACGCCAGATAGTAACCAAACGGAGGTGTGATTATGTTTAATTTAGTTAGCACCGACACAAGCAAAGTTGATAGATATAAGATATTAAAGCCTTACTCAACGACACAAGAGACTGATAATCTTATAATTAATATTTTGACCATAAATCAAGAACAAGGTCAAAATAACCAAATAGACACAGCGTTTAGAAATTGGGAAACCCTACAACATCGTAAGGTTTGTAATCAAATTATTATTTCTTGGTCAAGTAAAAATTGGGCAAAACTATTTGCAAAATCGATTAAAGATATAGACTCATCAAATCTAACTGTAGGGTACAGATGGCTACATCAAACTAATGAAGTTGAGTATTGGGTAATATGTAAAGAAAAAGATTATGAAATATTAAATCGTATATCAGAATTGCAAATAGATTATGAAACAATCTTACCATTTACAGTAGATATTGTTTTTATTGGTGAAAAGCAATTTATCGGCAAAGATATGATAACATTTGAAGAAGTGATATAAGAATGAGCAACTCTACAAAAACATATGACATTCATTACAATCAATATTTGCATAACAAGCGGTTTATCAGTTATGGTATGAACAATAATCATGAGAAGTTTTATGACTGGGAAATTACTGTCACTTTTTATGCAATGATACATCTTGTAGAGGCGGTTTTGTACTCACAATGTGGTGTTTGCGAGATACATAATCATGAAGATAGAAGTAATTCTATTAAAGATAACCCTAAAATATTTTCTAAACGCTTTAGATTGTTATACGAATCTTTGCAATCTATGGCTCGAACTGCTCGATATCAAGGTATAACAGAAGTTGAGGAGTCGGACAGTAAGAATGCTCAAAGATGTTTAGAAGATATTGAATTGGAATTAGGCTCATATCTTAATATTTCTTAAAAACAGAATAAAAACATGTAAGAGAAGATGAAATTCATCTTCTCTTTTTTATTATCCAAAGGAGGTGCTGTTATTTGTTTAGAGATTGTTATTTTACTTATAATGGTATTTACTCAGGTGACTACAATCTAATTTTAGCATTTATTACTGATGATAATTTTGAGTTTAAGAGCGGAAGTGAGTACGAACCTACAACTGCTACTCTCCACCATAATGCTCAACAGTTGTTATACAATCTTAATTACTCCGACAGTCCGCTTGAGTTTACGATTGAAATTATTAGTCCTGAAGATAATATACCATTGGAAACAATGATAGAGATTAAGAATTGGCTCTTTGGACAGGACGGATGGAAAAGATTAACACTGCATAACGAAACATCCGACTATTACCTCAACGCATTATTTATTCCTGACAGTGATATTACCGATGCACGAGGCTATAGAGGTTTGCGTTGTAAGGTACAAAATGATAGTGGATTTTGGTATCAGGACAATGAAATTGAGTTTAAAGGGGTTGCAACTAAACCGTCAAATACAGGACAAACATTATCTTTTGAAACTACAATTGATATTGAAGGACAACCTATCAATAACAAAATTTGTCCTATTATTGATTTAAAGATCGGGCACAACTGGACAGAACATCAAATAGATTACACATTATCGAATTATAGAGTGTATGTTGGAAATAAACTTAATAAGTCTATGTTCGTTTTCGATGCGAATGTGAATTATCATACAGATAAAGATGCCGTATACGAACTGGATACTAAATATGGAATGGTAACAATGAAAGAACCTAATGAAAGAACTTTTCATTCACTCACTCCCCCATTCATTCAATACAACGGAGTTATTAAAGATAATCTCGATTATGTATCTTTATTTTGGCTTGGCAATGGTCAAAATCAGATTTATCTATACATTAAATCCGCAGATAAAACTGACGCTAAACATAACTATGCTTACGATGTTTTCGATCCCGATAAAAGCTTAGTTTTAAAGTATACTACAATGCATAGGTTGGGTGGTATTTGATGCAAACACGAAATTACGCACAAGAGACTCCCGACATGGTGTTGTATAGACAGAATAAAAAGACCTCACTTGGCTATGTCAAAAATATACACAATTGGACTGCTGATTATAATTTTGGGACAGCTTCGGAAATGAGTTTTGAAGTACCCAAAAAAGTTTATGACACTCGTACCAATAGTTGGATGGATAATCCTAATTATGATAATCTCAAACCCGATATGCTTTTGTACCTCAACGATTCAACTGAGTATTTTAAATTTACAGGAGAAAGTTATTATGCAGATTATCTGTATAATTTAAAAGGTGGAGGTACACGAAAAGATTATGAGTTGTCGTTTGATGTTAATACAGCAATCAACAATTTCAATATTAAAAACGAAACTATGCTTTTTGATATCGGTACTACATACGGTTACGAGTGGGTGTGGGGCGGCGCTATTAATGATGGGGTGTTTGAAGATTATTCAGAAAGTTTAAACTTGTACAAGCAAAATTGGTATGCCTACCAGTATTTAGCCTGTAAAAGTTTTATACCTGTGCATAAAGGCGATGTCATTTCAACAAAATGTTTTAATGGTGACACTTTACGATATTCATTCAAGATTCATTACTATAAGGAAGCTAACGCAGATAGTTGGCTTAAATCTGATGATGATTATTATTATGAAACATCAAAAAAACCATTCCGAAGATGTGTAGATTTTACAGTAAGGGATAGCGATGGCAACATTGAAAACAATACTGATACTATTGACGAAGGGTATATCCGAATAAGTCTTGTATGCAGTCAAGCAACATATAGCGACAATACTTATCGTACATATATTCCCAATGCTTCTTGGGTGCAAATTTTTTCAAGGGAAAGATTATGTACACACTTTGAAACAAATAAAAATAAAAACTATGGCATACGAAATGTATGGTGGGTTATTACTAACACGGAAGAAATAAATGATAACGGAAGTAATGTTGTGCTAAAAGTAACAGCCCAGTCTTATGAAATGACTTTATCAAAAAGGGCGTTTTCTTTATCAAACAGTACATTACCACTATTTGTGCCTGATCATATTAACGACCTTGTTACCAGTGATAATTGGTATTATGATTGTTATGGTAACACAAGACATAAACAAAAGTTTGTCCGAGGATTGCTGAATCAAATACTTGACTATCTTCCACAATGGAAAATAGGATACATTTCTCAAGCAGTGTGTGTTAGGTATAGAACGCTTGATGATGTTGATAATGCAAATGTTTATACTTTGTTAAATAATGATATCGCTTCGTCATACCAATGCTATTTCATTTTTGATTCAGAAAATATGACAATTAATATAATAGATGGAAACATAGAGACAGAAGAGCGGCGGTATTATGATACTGATAACAAATATCTGGGGACTCATTCTAAGACGATATTAACATGGCAAAATGCAATCAAAAATACGAATATTCACACAACTGATGATAGGTGCATTAGTGCATTAAGAGTGCATACATCTAACGATCAATACGGATTAGGGTTAATCAACCCTACGGGAAATAATATATTGTACAATTTTAGTAATATTGAAAATCAATTAGATTATGTGGCTGATGACACTAAAAATAGAACCTTAAAAGAAGCTCTTACGGTGTGGCAAACAAACATTGAAAAACAGTCTGTAAAATATGCTAATAACGGGGCATTATTGATTGAGTACAATAAGAAGAAAATAGAGCAAGTTTCTAAAGTGTCAAAAGCTTTAACAACATACTTAACAGTCGCAGATACAATTAATACACATCTAATAGACAAATATGGGTTTAGTGACAAACCGCTCCCTAACTCTTCAAGTGGAGAGTTGCGTTATGCTTATCAAGTTCTTGTAGATGACCATGTGCGTATTCCGAGTGGAATGAGAAACCCACCATACGATTACATCAATTACGATTGCTATTACTCCAAATCTTTATATACAAAATTGTATTCGGCAGCAGAGACATATTGGAATACAAAAAATGATTATGATAACGCAGTAACCAAATATAACACATGTTATAACAAGATGCAAACAGTAGCTAAAAAGTTTACACTGAATTACAAGACGGCATTGCAAGCAAACAAAGACGGTATTGCAACAATCCTCTCCCCTGCTGAAATTTTGGAACTCCAAAATTACATTACTGAAGGAGATTGGACAAATGACAATATTGTATTTAGTGATACCTATTCCGCTAATGATATTATAACAATATTACAAGAAGCAATGGTTCAAGCTAAATCTGACCACGACAATTATCTCAGTAAGCAGTGTTATGAATTTGAGATTGAATCAGCGAACATATTAGCGATTCCCGAAATGAAGGATAACATTGCAGATTTAACACTTGGAACAGCACTATCTCTTGAAGTAAAAGACGGTGATTGGCAGTATCCTATTTTGCTTTCAATTCATATAAATTATGATGATGTATCAGATTTCAGTTTGACATTTAACACAAACTATTCTGCCAAGCCTCTCAAGAAGAGATTTATTGATTGTTTCAATACGATTTCACAAACAAGTGTTAGAAATACAGCATTTAATTTTACAGAATAATAGGTGGTGATTATATGATCATTAGACATTTAAGCATTGACTGTGCTTAAATTAATAAGGTTCTTGAACCAATCACGCAAAGAGAACACGGTGTGATTGAGTTTGAGATTGAGGCTAAAAATCACGGTGCTGATATCGACCTTTCAGGATGTACGCTTGCTACCTATTATGGCTTAAAGCCAGACGAACACAAGGTAGGTGTTGAGTGCAGAGTAGATAAAGATAAAGGTTTGATTTATTTGCCTTTGTATTTACAGATGACAACGGCATTTATAGAGACATGACTGCCGAAGAAATCAAAGAAATCACATCAATAGCGGAATCTAATAACGAGCCTGCCGATTTCGATAGACTCGAGGCGCAGGTTACATATACAGCTATGATGACCGACACTTTATTACCTGAGGAGGCTTAAAAATGTACGAAAAAAATTAAAGGGTGGTACACGCAAAGGCTTTGGACTACTGATATGGTACAAAAAGCCATTGATAAAGGCGTCATAACTATTGAGCAGTTAAGACTGTTGCTCAGACAGCAACAGGATGGAATGACAGCGAATTTGAAGAGTTTTAAAAGGAGGGTTTTAAAGCCAAATTATTCGTTATAGTGTACAAGCAATATTTCTATTTATGAAAATACAATGTATATATTAACGAAGTGATAAGGAGGAAAATAATGAAAACCTACAATAAAATATATACAGTACATGCTTGGAAAGACAACAACAAGTTTTTTACTGTGACACAGGGCGAGGGCGGTATCAAATACCCTCGCCTTATGGTCGTGGATGATAAGGGAGCAATCGACTTAACTGGTTCGGCAGTTACATACACAATAACTCTCCCTCGTGGTTCTGAAGAAATTGTTGACGCAACAATTATAGATGCTAAACGAGGCATTGTTGAATTTGAGATCAAGTCATCTATGACTGCTTATGCAGGTATGGGTGAAGGTGAACTTAATATCACCATTGATAACAAGGTTTTGAAAATTAGCGGTATTAATCTCACTATTAGCAAGTCAACCAGTGGTCGTGTCATTGAAGCAAGTGAACAGTTTAGTGCGTTAATGAGTTTATTTGCTAAAATGTCAACATTGTTTCAGGGAGACACATTATTAATAAATGGAAATAGCATTACACAATCAACAATCACTAATGATAAATTGGCAGACTTAACAGTGGCAAGTAACAAGCTTGCCGATAATTGTGTGACAACCAATAAGATAGCACCGCAGTGTATAATACCTGAAAAGATAGACTCAATGTTATTAAATAAGATTTATAATAATTATGTTACACCTGAAATGTTTGGTGCTAAAGGGGATGGAGTAACAGACGATACGATCGCATTGCAACAAATGTTTACCCAAGCTGGAACAAACCACCATGCAATTAAACTTGGCAATGGAAAAACATATTTAATTAGTAACACGCTTAGATATGATGTTGATAGAGCAAATTTTGATGGTAATTTTGCAACAATTAAAGTATCTAATAATTGTAAAAAACAAAATGAAACATATTACGGTTCTGAGCCGAAAGTGGTAGGATCGTGGAGTTTAAATTCGGCTATTACGGTTAATGTAAAATCAGGTAATGATGCAAAATATAACATTGGCTCATTTGGTAATATTATAATTGATTGTAGTAACGGAAAAGCTAAACATGCACTCAAAATTGAGAATGAAGGCAAAACGAATTATTCTCATATCATGTTAAAGAATCCTGCAATGTACGGTATAAGATGTTATGGTGGTAACGAGGCAACCTACAGTTATATTAGTGGTTCTCGTAGTGATGTTCAATTGTCAACACAAGAAATGATTACAAGTGGATACTCGAATATTGATGCAAGAATGATGTCAACTATGTTATTTCTCGGTTGTTCTGACACCTATGTAACAGATTCTATTTCGGTAGACTTTGAATGCGGCTTTCTTACTGGAGGAGCAGATAATCATTTTAACAAATGTCATGCATGGTGTGCATACAATACAAATGTTATGAGTCATTCTACTTCTTTCACGGTTTGGGGTGGTGTTGCCACTTTTAGCCAATGCATGATAGACTCAACCAAATATGGATTCAAATTTTTTAATGCTGGCAGAGCGTTAATTAATAACTGTCTTAACGGATATAATCAAGTTTATAAAGATAATTTAGACACTTTTGGTACTCCATATGTTACATACTTTGCAACTGCTACAGATACACCAAACTATAAATCGACAAATAGAGGAACAGGAACTACGATGACTAATAACGAGTTTAAAGTAGTGGCTGGTATAGGTTGTGCTTGGGATAATCTTGGACGAACAGGTGATGGATTAATAAATATTGATTATAAGCCTTTGTCAGATTTTACTAACATACATGTTAAGGCGTTAGATTGTATTTCAAATGATGATATAAAGGATTTGACTATTAAAGAGAATGAATTGATTAGTTCTGCGGTTTGTTCTTATCTTTGTGTAAATGATACTTATTCACTCCATATTGTATTAAAACTTAAAAATTGTACAATCTCTAATACCAGTAATATGCACATCACTGGATTACCTGTTAAACCTACGGAAAATATTATAACTCTTGGTGTCGCCAGTGATGGTAATGTGTTTAAAGGTGTAATTGATAGTTCTGGCAGGTTGACAGTAACCTGTTTGTTAGCACAGACATCTTACAATGATAGTGACAGTATACATTTTGATGTCTTAGTAAGAAATAAGTAAGGAGTAATAACCAATGTGGTGATTAAATGAGTAATGAAATAATTGAAATTATTAAAACTATTAGTGTATGCTTTGGCTGTGCTACTGCTATACTGACAGTGTTGACTGCTATAGTCACACCTCTACGCCGTAAAATAATCGGTTGGGTGCGAAATACAAACAACACTAACGACACAATAGAGAAGCTCAACAAAATTGAAGGAATGTTAGAATCTCATATTGCTCTTGATACAGAGAAGTGGGATATGTCGGTCAAGTTAGCTGAAGCAGTGAAGGCAGGCTTGAGAAATAGTATTTTAGAGTTGTGTGATAAGTGTCTTGCAAAGGGTAGTATCACCTCGATACAAAAACTCAATTTGATTGACCTGTATAAAGAGTATCACAATCTCGGAGGAGACACATATTGCACTGATAGATATGAACTGGCATTACATTTGCCAGAAAAGAATATTTAAAGGAGTTGGTTATATGATTAACTGGACAGTGAGATTTAAAAATAAAACATTTTGGCTTGCACTTATTCCTGCGGCACTTCTGTTTATTCAAGCAGTAGCAAAGGTATTTGGTTTCGAGCTTGATTTTGGAGAACTTGGTAATAACCTTACGGCAGTAGTGCATACCGTATTTGCTTTACTTGCGGTGCTTGGTGTTGTAGTCGATCCTACAACTAAGGGTACATCAGATAGTGAACAGGCTATGACTTATGGTGAGCCTAAATAATTAAATACAATACATAAAATTAGCACTCATCTCTTAATTGAGGTGGGTGCTTTGTAGTTTAAGGAGGTATCGTTATGGCAAAAACAACGGTAGATAAAATTCTTAAAATTGCCCGTGCCGAAGTTGGCACAAAGGCAACAAATGTAAAACGATGTAAATATAACACAGCATTTTATGGGGCGGAAGTATCTGGCGATTGCTACGACTGGTGTGCTGCATTTGTTTGGTGGGTGTTCAGACAGGCAGGTGCAGACGATATGCTGTTTTGTAAAACTGCTGGCTGTGGTGTTCTTGCTCAGACTTTCTATAATAAGGGTAAAATTGTTCGTAGTGGTTATAAAGCTGGTGATGTTGTGCTGTTTCACTGGAGTAATGAGGCAAGTACAATTGTTCCGGGTGCTTATGCTGTTGACCATGTAGGTATTATTGAGAGAGTTAATTCGGATGGCTCTTATACTACGATTGAAGGTAACACTGGCGGTGGCAATGGTTCTGTGCTTAGACAGAAGAGATGGGCAAACTGCATCAGCTATGCGTGTAGACCTGATTATGTTTCATCAGGTTCAAGTACGACAAATAAGGAGGAAGAAGAAATGATTAAATACGGTTTACATAACACAGCTATCCTTGCGTTTAAGAAAGAGCTAATTACGCTCTATAATATGGGTATTATTAAGACAAAGGTTGACAACTCCGACGGTTTCGGAGATGGCACTTTAAAGGCAGTCAAAGAGGCGCAGAGAGCAGGCAAGGTTACAGTTGATGGTATTGTTAAAGAAAAGACAATCAATGCTATTTATCATCTTATCAATGACGGTATCAGGGCTAAGGATAAGAAAATTGCCAATGCTAAAAAGGCACTTGGATGACATGCCAAAAGGTAACACATAAGTTCGTACTGTGATACTTTAGGGTGCACGGTCTTGGTATTCTGCAATGTCTTTCGAGCTTGTGGGGTATAATATATTAGTGATCGCCCTGTGATAATCTGAGGACTCACAGGCAATTATGACATTTAGTGTCAGCCCACTTGGGCAGATTTGTATAGTGGTAACATCTACCTTTAGATGTCAGGAATGCGAACGCAACTGCCTTTCTGTAGAACACAGGTAAAATGGCTTAGATTCTTGGTCGTAGCACGATGTCAGCGACTCAAAATAATTGGACAGCGAGTGAAGATAAGACTATGGTTGACCAACATAGAGGAAGATGAAGAGGTGGGTTGGTTTATGGCGTACCAATGGTTGTAAACGCCAATTTTGTTTTTTAGAAAGGATGTTAAAAATGTCAGTGCTTGCAGTACCGATAAATCAGCCTTTTGAGGTAGATAAAAATAAGGTTAAGGATTTTAACAATCAGTCTCACAATAAAAAACAATGGATATTAGATAGATTGTCTAAGTATAATAAAAACGAAATCACATGGGATTAAAATAATCCTTTTAAATATATTTGACATAAAATAAAATATTTCTTGAAATAAATGTGTTATGATACATTTATGTAATAAAACCCATTGACATATATTGTAAAAAATTGTAAAATGAGAGGTGTCAGGATTGGTTTTTTGGAGGATAATTATGGGTGTTAAAGATATGGTTGCAAAACCAAATAGGACAATGTATCAATATGCGATAAGTGAAAAACTTAATGTTAAGCGAAACATTAAGGTAAGAGAATATTCCATTTTGATGACGATTAGTCCTCGTAAGGGAGAAAACAAGAGGAATGGAAAATAATAAATTAGGTACTGTAATATTAAAGGTTCATCAAACAGTTGAAGATAATTGGATAGTGTCTTTGTTTTTGGTTAAACTATCAGGTGTATGGTTTTCTTTGGTCTTAGCTTTCTTTGGAAACGGATGGTTGACAGAGAATAGCGACAAAGGACGGTATCTTACAGCTTTGGGGTGGATATTAACTGTAGTTGTATTACTACTTAACTTAGGAATGTCTATGGTAGATCGCTATTGTGAAATACACACCAAAGATAAAGAAGAGTTGGATAAGATTACAGCAGAGCGGGATTTACTTCTTGAAGTGAATTCCAGTGTAGACACGATATGTAAACACAAGTTACATACACAGCTTCATGAAATAGAAAATGTGGTAAGAGGTAGGCAAACCGCTCCGTTGATTTACACTAACCCTTGTCGTCAAATCCAAAATATATTAGATGAGTTGTCACGCAGTGTTAGTGTTTTGCTAAAGGACAAAACTCATAGTTTCGCTAAATCAGAAATACACACGAATTTAATCTGTAATTTCCCATTTACCGATAAAGATACTTGGTACAACATTGACGAATATTCGGCTTCGATTTCACACATTATTTCTAATAAACAATCTACTTTTGCTCATTTATTAGATATAGGGCGTCCTTATGTATTCTTTAATGACAAGCAAAAAGCACTTAACGATAGGCATTATTATATTACTAATTTAGACCAAGTTGACGGAAACGGAAATCTTAAAGGTTCAATAGGGTGTTTCTTGCTAACACTTCGTAATTCAAGTGGAGAATATATTAAGGCGATAATTACAATAGCAACCTATAAAAAACATATTGTAGATGAAGATGAATTATTAAAAACACTTGGTAAGAAAGTTGATGCACAAAAGGTAATCCAAGACGCCTGTAATACTCTGGCTTATAATATCAATAACAGTCTTGTTGATAATTACAGAAATCGTATTGGTATCGAATTATGTAACTATTATATGCAACGGCTAAGCACCAATGGTGATGCTGTTAATACAAAATGATTTACAAGAGGTTATTGTTATGATTTTTGACAACAAGCCACCATTTATTATTGCTAAGGATAAAGCAGAAGAATTTCTGAATATTAAGTCCTCAACAGAACATAACGAGATTATTGAGAAACGATCAGACGCTCTGCGTAAAATTCTCAAAGATGAAACAAAATAAGGTATCAAAAACCATTAGGTTTTGTATTGAGAGGGTTAATGACTTTCCCATAGTTTTTAAATTTTTAGGGGTAACTCAAATCGAGTTACCCTTATTTTTTTGTATTTTATTTCACAAAATCCAACGAACCAACTGCTTCAATTTTTTCTGCCTGAATAATATGAATGTAGGTGTTGTAGGTTATCGTAGTGTCTGCGTGTCCTAATAATTGACTAATTATTTCTATGTCCACATGATTACGAAATAACTGTGTGGCAAAGGTGTGACGCAACGAATGAACACTGTACGAGGTGCTTATACCTGCTTGCTTGAGCATATATTTTAAACTTCTATTCAAGTTGGATGAAACATTAGGTTTGCCGTTCTCATTAGCACATACCAATTCGTATTTTTTGTTACAATCCCACAATCCTTTTAAAGCTCTCTGAGCTTCTTTGTTTAGTGGTATAACTCTTGTGCTGCGTGTTGTCTTTGGAGACTTTTGTAATATCATCGTATAGGCATAAGGTTTTTGTGTTTGCGGATTGATATTATTTTTGTCTCGATTTAACGCTTGAACATAACTTTTATTTACAGTAATTGTGTGGTTGTCAAAATCAACATCATCCCATGTTAAAGCGGCTGCTTCCCCAAGTCTTAATCCGGTATTTAGTAAGAAAACAATAAATTCTCCTCTTGAGTATACTTTTGTTCCATTAGGATATGTTTTATACGCCTGTTCGGTTAATTTTTTTACTTCTTCTTCGCTTAATGCTAACACTTGTTTGGCTTCTACCTCGGCTTTTAATGATGCTGGCAATTTCGCATTTAGTGCTGGGTTTATTGTTACTTCATTATTTTGCATACCTAAGCGATATTTTTGTGCTATTGTTGATCTTACTTTATCTATTTGGGATAAAGAATACCCCTGTTTTACCATTTTGTTTATAAGGGCTTGAACATCTTTAGATGTCAACTGGTTAATTTGTATATAGCCAAAATTTGGAATAATAAATTTATTGATCGTTCTTTCTTTTGCATCAAAACTTTTCGGTTTTAAGGTGTATTTTAATTCCTTATACAACCATTCTGAAAACCAATCCTTAATTGATTTAGCTAATATGATATTGCCATCGTTTTTAACATACTCTTCACTTTTCTCTCTTAGTTTTCTCTTTACTTCTTGCTGTGTTTTTCCGTAGACGGTAATGCGTTTTGGTTTACCGTCAGCTTTATATCCGTACTGAATTGAGCCCATCCATCTTCCGTCTTTTCGTAGGGTAATTGAACCTGCTCCGTTGTCTCTTCTGGTACGAACTGGTTGATTTGCGTTTTTGTCATTTTTTGTGTTTTTCATAAATTGACCTCCGATTTTGTGTTTTGAAAACTGTTGTCAGAGAATTTTGAAATTTTGACAACAGTTTTGACAACAGTTTATTTGGTATTACTTGGTACTACTTGGTAAAACAAGTAGGTTTTGCCACGCTTTGAACGAGGCTATGTATAATGACAAAAACAAGAAAACCCTCAAAAAGCCACTATTTAAGCCACTTTTCAAGGGTTTCCTAATTTGTTAGGTTGGCGCGCCAAAAGGGACTCGAACCCCTGACCTACTGCTTAGAAGGCAGTTGCTCTATCCAGCTGAGCTATTGGCGCATCAGTTGCTGACCTCATCAGTCAGCCTTTATATTATACCCATATTACGCTAATTTGTCAACACTTTTTTCAAAATTTTTCAAATTTATTTCACAAACTTATATGCCGAAAAAATTAAGGCTTTCCGTATTTCTGAGCAAGCGCAAGATTCCTGTAATTCGGCTCTGAGGTAACTTCTCTGACAAGCTTAACAAATGAAGGAAGCTGATACGGCTGATTTTCGCTAAGTAATTCAATTTCAATTGTAGCCCTGTCACTCCAGAACGGATAAACATCAAGTTCGTAGTATGTGTTGTTATCGACAATGCAATATCTGTCTTTACTGATGATGCCCGTAACATACTGCCTTTGAGCAAGGTATGAGTCGTATTGTTCTTTTGAAATATAATTTTCAATTTCAATCCGCTTAATATCCGATATCTTGATTTTTACGGTTTTGATATATACAGCCTTGTCACCATCTCCCCTTTTGCGGATTCTGAAATATCCTTCCTCGGGAGTAGTGAGGTATGCCTGTGTAATAGGAATTCTGCGACAGGTTTTTATGCTGTTCAAAAATTCAATATCAGGATATTCAATCAAAAATTTTCTTTCAATTTCAAGTGGTTTCGGAATTCCGAGAAATGCGACAACCTCCTTGAGAAGTCTTTTCAGCTTAGTATCAAAGTCGGTCGAATTATCAATAATTCTCAGATGCGGTGTGCCTGTCCACACAGCCATAACATCTGTGTCAACTTCTCTTGCTTTTTCAAGACTTTCTTCTCTGCGAAAAATATTGGTTTCTTTTCCGTAATACTCTTCTGCACCGTCTGCGGAAGTCACAAGATGAAATACTGCGTCATAAGAATTTCGTATTACATCTTCATTCAAATTGTGGATACCTGCATACTTTGCAAACTCATCTTCCGTAACATATGCTCTGCTGTCAAGCAATCCTCTGTCAAAAAGCAAAACTGCCTTTTCACAATCCATATTTTTGGCAATTTGCGTTTTTTCATTCTCCTCAGCAAGCTGAATTTCAAACAGTTCTCTGTGAAATTCATAAGAGCCTACATTTTCGGGGGTTTTGCCCTCACTAAACAATCTGCTTGCAACCTCACCGATTGTAATTGTAGGAATATTAAGCTTTTTAAGCTCTTCGCTGATATATTTTAATGCGGAAGTCTTGCCACCGCAAGGTCCTCCCGTCAATACTATTTTTACAACTTCAGCCATAAAATCACCCATGTAACTTATTAAATTAAGTATATATCCCAACAGCAGTTTTTTTATTCTGTAGAAGAACATTGTTGTTTGTTTTTGCCCTTTAAAAGATAATATCGGCAAAATGAAAGTTTCTTATGCAGTAAAATTCATATTATACATTAAAAAGCGTATAAATTATCATAAAAACGGTGAAATATGCTGTTATAACATTGACAAGTTGCGTGTTAAAGTGCTAAAATATGTGTATAACCAATGAGGTTTTTTCTTATATTGAAAGGAAGTATTTATG